TTCATGTTGACCAACAGCTGGTCACCGTCAGGTTTGACCGTCAACTGTGATTCCGAACCCGTGTCGTCAGCGGTTTCCTCGACCGTGGTGCCGGTCAGAATTGACTGGGTATAACGCTGATGTGAGTAACCACCAATGGCATTCGCTATGCCTGACTTGATTTCGGGTGCGAAGTCGGAAATGAGCATGAAGTTGTCGCCAGTCTTCAAGAACCCTACCGTTATCTTTGGGTCAGGCAAAGCCGAGATATTGACGTACCGAAGGAAGCCTGAGCTATCAACAGCCAATGCCATGTGAGAGGTGTCTGACACATAGCCGTGACGGGCAATGTCTTGAGCGAAATCTCCGTAGAACCGGTTCTTCGGCATCCACGTCATGACATCTGAGGTCTTCACGTTGTTTGGCCACACGTTTAGGCCACACGTCTGTGCAATCTGTGCCAGTACATCAGCACTCGACCCCTTTAGCCCTGCGTTGGAGGTACCTGCCCAAAACTTGGGGGCATCCCAGTAGCCCTCGATATCATAGATATAGCCGTTACCAATCGGTTTCCTGGACCACGAATGGACCCTAAACAAGCGGGTGACGGACAAGGTACCGTTAAGGACGACTGTTATTTGCGACCCGTCATGAAGCCCATAGTTCTTCATCAAATCCAAGGCATCCAAAAGGGACAGCTTAAGGACAGGCAGGTTACCGATGGCAGAGACTCTAATGTGCAGGGACCTAAGGCTATTGCCTGCGTCCAACAAAAACTCCTGGCCGTCAATGTAGATGCCGGCCGTGACCGAGTCGTTAATGCGGAAGGTCATAGAGTAACCGTTACCACGTTTTGCTTGGAAGCCATGAAGGCATCTATTGAGGTCTTGCTAGGCATGGACAACGTAGCACCAATGGCTACGTCATTGATCGGGTCGGCAAGACCGTTGAAGGCCAAGATTGCCCTCCAATAAGACTGATCGCCATAATAGTCATAGGCTAGTCCCGGAAGGTTGGCCTCATACTTGGCATCGATGGTTATCACCTGATCCACAGCAACCGCGTACCTGATATTTGCGTACTTGCTATTCCAAATGTCGAGGTCGAAGTTGCCGTTCATCAACTGCACTATGGGGGTAGCTTGACTGTATTCCAGCATAATGCGACCTATTCAGTTATCGTAACCTGCACCTGACGACCTCCAAGCAAGGTCGGGATGTCATCAACAGTAAGGGCAAACATGGGGACGAATGACACGGTTGCCGTGGCGGACATAGGCTGACGCTTAGCCTGCCCGATTCGTTGACCGTCAATGGAGTACTGGACGTCGGTGATCACGATGTTGTCCAAATGGAACCACTCGCCAATGGTAATCGAGCACTTGTTTGTCGTGCCCTTGTCCACTGCGTCTTTCATCTGCTTGGCGGTATTACCTACATCGGTTGCTACGTTTGCGGCTGCTTTCGTAGCCGTGGCAACAAAGTTGGAAGCTCCATTAGTGGTCGAACTTGAAGAGCTATAGGACGAGCCAGTCAGGGAGCCAAAGGCGCCACCTATGCCTCCGACAACATCCTTGGTAACGGCCACAAAGCCTTTGGCTGCAGTGGCACCTACTGCAGTAAGGGCCTCCTGGGTAATGATCGGCCCAGGTGCTTGAAGGAAGCCATCAGCCGCCACAGACGGCATAGTCAGGCCTAGAAGGTTACGCAGGGGTTGCATAACGTCCGCATCCGAATCCGACCATGTTCGGAATTCCATGGTAACCGTAAACTGGATATCGTTGGTAGAACCTTGCCAAACCTTCAAGGTAAAGACCTGAGCTAAGAGGCGCTGACCTGTAGCAACGGCTACCATGTCCGCGATGGTACCCGTTCCGAGAAGACCGGCACCAAATGGAGCCTTCCAGTCTGCTTGTTGCTGGACTTGGAAATCCTTAGGTGCCGCCCCAATGATAAACACGTCCTGGCCTTTAGTGCCAATGGTTGCCGTATCCTGCGCCTGCTTAATCATGACAATGTAGTCCGGATTATTCTGGAACGCAGGATCCGTGGACTGCTTCTGACCCGTTGAGGCCTTAGGGGGCTTCCACGCAGCCTTCAACAGGTTGCCTACACTGGTCGCACTTGCGGATACGCGATCCTGAACACCTGAAAGCGCGTCAATTAAACTCATAGTCAGTCTCTCAGTAGAATTAGACGGCCGTCACGATAGACGTAGTCCTTGGGCTTGTCCATGTTGGCTACGATTGGTTCCCCGACCAGAACTGCCCCCTCCTTCTGAGTCGGAAAATTTGGTAGGTAGTGCGCAGGATCAACGCGGGCATCTTGCCCGGCGGCCGCTTGAGCGGTAATGACTTCAAAGTGGAGGTGAGGACCTGTAGCGTGACCTGTCTGCCCCATCTCACCGATCTTCTGACCCCGTTTCACATGCTGGCCGTTCTTCACCTGCAGGACATTCATATGCCCGTAGCGAGTGAAGCCGAAGTCGTGCTTTATATCTACACGGTTACCGTAGTCAGCAGTCTTGGCTGCGAAGGTAACTGTGCCTTCTTCGGCAGCGAAAATTGGGGTGCCCACTCCGTTGGCGATGTCTATGCCCTTGTGGTCCGTAGACCCTAGCCCATCAGTAGATGCCTGAGAGCGGGGACCGAAGGGGGACACGAAGCGTCCGGATGTGGGAGTGAAAAGTGCCACAAAGCCCTGAGCGTGGTCACGGTAGCCTTGACGTGCAAAGTCGATGGCTTTCTCGGCCGCCTCTATGAACTGATCGTCAGAATACGGATTGCTTCCGTTCTCATGCGTGACGATTGCCTTCATTAGTTTTACCAGAGTTCCTACGTTCAGGAAATCCAGCGAATCAGAAGCCTTAACACCCATAGCTGAGGCCACGGCTTTAATGTAGTCGTCAGTACGGTTCTCGCTGGGAGGCGCGTAGACCTTGATTAGTTTCTCAACAGTGGTCCAGCCACGATGACCATGGAACTCTAATTGACGACCTAGGTTGTATAGACCTAGAGCCTGGGTAGGGAAGACCGCGAAGCCTTTGTTCTGACCTGTTGCGCCTGGTTGCTCTGCGTAACGAAGGTTACCTGGGTTGTTGTTCTTGATGCCCAGAGCCTTCTCTCTACGAGTATCCGATTCTTTGACTTTCGATACCGTGTAGGCGTTGTAGAAGATTTCGGGCCGGGCCCCTGCAACTGTAGGCATGCCCGGTATAGCTACAGGTCTTGGGGCTACAGGTGAGGGAGCTGGAACAGGCGCAGCTTTTGTGGGCACCGGAGCTTGGGCTGGCTTAACCGGTGCGGGTGCAGGCACAGGAGCAGCAGGGGCCTCAGGCGTTACCGGGGCTGCTGGGGCAGGCGCAATGCGCGCACCAATTGCAGGTTCAGGTGAGGGAACCTCCCGCTTGGCATTCTTGTCTTGCCAAGTCTTGTACAGGTAGTAACCCCCAATCGCAGCAGCGGTTGCGCCCAGGGCTATCCATCCAGCAGGTGTAGTGAGTGCGGCTTCGAGGATATCGACAACCGCTGTAGCAAAGACTCGAAACACCGGGACCACAACGTTCTCGACCAGAAACATGACACCGCGAAACACAAAGCGGCAGAAGGTCTTGATTGCCCTCCATGCTCCATCCTTCAGGACATCGGCAATGGAGCCCAGGAGGTTGTCCTTAGCTTCCTCCGCAACGGGATCCTGACGAGTTAGAGTCTGCATGGCCAACGTCCTGACCTTATCAGCCTGGGCGCGTAGCAGCTTCTGGTTCTTGTAGTCGTCTTTGTGGGCGAGGATGTTGCCAATAGACGTAACGATGGACGCCGCAACATTGGGAACGAAAGCTTGGGCGACCCGAGTCAACCCCTCTACCTTATCCCTTCTCCTCGTCATCTCGATGGCTGCGATGGCGTCCATGCTACTGCGCTCCGTGCATCATTCCCAAGTTATGAACGTTTAGACCGTCACCTGTCATGGTCGTTGGAATTTGACCTACGGCTAGACCTGGAGCAATACCTCGACCTGCAGGTGCATTCGTGGCCGTAGTGTCTTGTTTAGTGACCGCCGCAGGTGCCTGAGCTGTTACCGGCGCAGCACTTTCCATAGGAGGCTGAGCAGGAGCAGCGGTGACACTAGGTGTGGTTGCCGTAGGCCTTGATGCGGTAGAGACTCCCGCTGCTGTAGCCGAGGGTGAAGCAGTTGTGGCACCGGGTGTTTGCAAGCTAGAGACGTTGAAGCCTGCGGCCTTCAGCCGGGCATATAGAGGCGCGTTGATTGTCAACCCAGGGTTTGAGGCAATCAACTTTGTGATCGTATCCTTCTGAATGTTCTTGGTAAACCCGAACCACGAGTGGTCGTAGGCATCCAAATGGGTTGCGATCTCCTGCTCAGGGCTTTGCGGTTTAGCTGCACCGCCTGCCTTAATAGGAATGATGGGTTCTGTCCCCTTCTGAGCCTTGTAGAGCAACCGGGTCTCTACGTTTGCCTGTCTAGACATCGTGGCAGCCGGAGGGGCCTCTGCCATATTAGGTCCAGGCTTACCAATACCTAATAGACCTTTGACGGCGTCCAGCAGGTAGCTCTTGGTCTTGTCCCAAAGCTTGTTGGCAATACCCTTAAACCAATCATCACCAAACTCCTTGTTGAGTTCGGAAACGATGCCTTCCAAGATTGGGGCCAGGAGAGTTGGGCCAAGAATGGCGAGACCCAGAAGCTTCTGGAACATATCTTCACCACCCAGTGGTCTCTTTAGGAAACGCCACATGGAGGAGAACATGCTACCGAACTTGCTGGTCACCCAAGCTAAGGTATTCTTACCTACAGCAGCCACCGCGGAGCCAGTAGCACGCAGTGTTTTGTCGACCTTGCGAATAGCGGCCACAACCTTGACGTTACCTGCTGCTTGACGCTCCATGAACTTGAAGGCTGCGTCGTAACCACGCCCTGCTGCACCAACTGTCTTGTCTTTCAGGAATTCCTTAGCCTTACCACCTCCAGCGGCAAGCTTGTGACCTACCATTGAGGCCGCCAAACCAAAGCTCTTGCGAAGCTGAATGACTCCCTTTTCGTCCCTTGAAATGAGCTTGTCGCCCACAAAGTCAAAGGCCTTGGAGAGTGTAGTCTGCCGTTGGGAAACACGAGAAAAGGCCTTAATGGCCTGACCAGTTCTAGTCAGCTCCTCATCGAGGTCTCGGGAATGGAAATCGTGCTCAACCTTAAGGTACTTAGCCTTCGCATCTTCCCACAGGTCATTCAGCTCTTTGATGCGATTTTTAGGTAGCGTACCAAAGGCAACCCTGGCCATCCGCATCTCAGCCCGCAGCTTTTGGATTGCGATACCGAATGCCTGGTAAGCCTCAGTCTCCTTAATGGGAGTCTGAACTTGGAGCTTGTGGACTTCGTCGAGAGCCTTCTTATGGTCAGCCTCGTACTTGTCGGCCAGCTCCAGACCCTTCTGAGTCAGCTCGTACTCTTTGTCCTCGTTCTGCTTTCGCTTCTTGGCTACCTTGGCGGCCTTAACCTTGGTCTTCTTAGTCTTCTCGGTCTTAGCTTTAGAGGCAGCCTTAACTGACGCAATGAGCTCCTTCAGGTCTACAGTTGCGGTCTCCGTGACCTCTTCGTACTCGGCAAAGGCCGTAGCCAAGTTCTTTTTGTCGTCCTTGCCTGACTTGCTAACCATCTCAACCTCCGCCGATGTAAATCTCGCCCTTCTCGATAGCCTTCTTCTTGGCGTCCCAAATAGCGGTCACCGATTCAGACAGGAAGAACAGCCGGGAAGCTAGCATGTTCTCATCGAAGATATGAAACTCTTGGGCAATAAGTCGAGTTCTGGTCAGGAGTTCCTGCTCAGAAACTCGGGGAAAGAAACGATTGCGCATCGAGATGCAGTCGAACTGCTCCCGATGCGCCACATTCCTTGCATTTGGTACCAACCGTTTGAACCAGGCCGTAGCTTTCGCTGATCAGATCCGCAAACTCTAGAGCACGAAGGGAATCCTCAGCACTAAGTTCGGCTGCGAAAGCAACTCGGGACTCCAAATCCCATACCTTATCAGGATAGGCAAGTTCCAAGGCCAGGACTGTACCTACACGAACCAGGTACTGGAACTCTTCGTCATCCCACTTCGGGTGGTCAAGGAACTGAATCGAGTCCCGAACCCGCTCAGGGCGCATACTGATACGAACCCCATCGACCACGATGTGGTAGTGCTCAGGGTCCGGCACAGCGTCCAGGTAGTTGACTTCAATTGCCGTTTCAGTAAACGTGGTATCGATCTTCAACGTTTCGGGGGCCAGTTCCTTGGCGTCCACTTTAGCATGGTGCTCCGGATTCGCGCATTCGCTGGTCAACCTCATCGACTGCTTGGCGTAACTGTTCATACGGAGCCAGAACAGAACCGCATAAAAGTCGTTCATGGTCAGATCGAAGACCACGTCCGGGCCGTGTTCGTGGGTGGCCAACACCGATCCCACAACCTCGGCCATGAGTTGGAAGGATGCCGTTGCATCAACCTTGGCCATCTTGGCCAAATGCGGGGCACGGAAGGGCTTAATGTACAGGTCTTTGAACGGGTAGTAGTGGAAGCGCGAAGGCAGATCCAATGAGACGTAGTCAGCAGTCACCATTGGTGTAGCCGGCACTGAAGCCACAGGGGTCATCGGTTTCTGAACCACTTCGGAGGGTCGAACTACAGGCTGCATAACGGCTTCCCGTGCTGCTTGTCGTTCCGGTCGAACGGACTTGAGCGGTGCCTGACCTTGCGATGAGTTAGCAATTGCCTTCAGTGAGGCGTCTACTGCGTCTCCTACTTCTTGTGGGAAACTGAAACCTGGCGTTGGGTTATTCATTTAGCCTCCGGAGGCAAATTTATTTAGTTGACCTTGAACGGCGCCCGTAAGAGCTGTGGTTGCAAAGCCGCTTGCAGTGGAAAGTAGGTTAGCTACCAGCCCCTTATCATTATTTACAGTCACTTTCACGTCTTCCACGGCAAAAGAGACCGGCTGACTAAGGCCGGTACTACTGTCGGAGGTCAACTCCAAGGCGTCTAGGTTTTTGGGCCAGCAGTTGATGTACTTCAACTGCAGGAGTTGCTTCTTCGTCACCGACAAGATGAAGAGCGTGATGTTCTTCTTGTACTGAGAAGGGAGGCCAAAAAGGCCTTGATTGGAAAACGCGGTAGGATCTGAGTCTGACATCACCAGTGCCTGCCAAGCCTTCAGGTACATATGAGCCTTACTCGAACTGTCCATAAAGAAGGAGAGGTTCAAGTCTGATACCGAGTAGGAACCAGGGAAGTAGGTCGGGTGGGCATTGCGTTGTACGCTGTCAGCTTCAAAGGACCTGAAAGGGGCGTTAGCAATCGGAATGTAGTACCAAGGGAGGCTAATAGTTCTACTAAGGGACCCAGAAGAGCCTAGATTAGCTGGAGTGACATAGGCAGCCAACTGACCTAGCGTAGCTCCTGGTGAAACCAGGTCCGGCATCATGCAGTACCAACACCAGTTCTGAACCGCGTCCTCTCGGGCGTTTAGACCACGAAGGGCATCGCCAGGATTGACACCACCAGAAGCGCCGTAGGAGCTGAGGATAGACTGCGGAGCCTGAGCCAGTGTCTGAATGGCGCCCGTTATGTCGCCTTGACTTAACTGACCTAGCGCAGATTGTGCTTGACCTTTGGCACCAATGGTGACCGCCGACTTGGCGTTGCCAATGATATCCGTAATAGCAGACATGGGAGAGTGCCTTGAGAAGGCGAAGAATGGCTGAGCTTGAACCTTGGTCGACCAGCCAGTTCGCCAGGATTGAGGATCGGGCAGCCTACCTAGGAAAGGTTCAGCTTAATTGCCCCAGAGGTAAACAATCATCGCGTCAGACAGTCCCTTACCACGAGGGTACTGTCGATTGAGATAGAGATCCGTTAGGTCCGCACCGTCACGCCCCTGCTCTTTCAAGTAGTGGCCGCTGCGTGGCGTACCGTCGATGCGAGGTTCACTGATCTTGACTTCAAGGTCACGGTAAACCACAGGTGTTTGTGCCTCACCGAGTTCAAATTCCACAGGCACCGGAGGGTACGAAGCTCCCGTCTTGTATACCAACCACATGGTCGGCATATCATCGGAGGCTTCCAACCCAGCTTGAGCCATTAAAGAGGGGTCTAGCTTCTGACCCTCATCCACATACTTGATGTCCCATTGCCGAGACAGCAGCATCAAGTCCTTGAGGATCTGAATCTCTACCTGACTGCTCATCTTGTCGTAGACGATTCCGATTGGATGACTCATTTGGCCCCCTTGGCCAATTTCTCGGCCACCGCCCTATCAATGGTCATCACACGGTTTGGGTCGGACGGAAAGATAAGGCGGATATGCTTACCGTTCGATGAAGGCCGAACGCCGAACCTCGTGCCCTTCGCAATCTGAATCGGCTTGCCTCGAAACTCAACGGTCACCGGCTCCTTACCCTTATAGGTAAAAAAATCGTATGCTTCCTCGGGCTTGATTCGCGCAATCAGAAAAGAGTACATGGTTTACTTGCCTTGTTTCTGCAATTCCAGGTCAGCGATTCGACCCTTCTCGTCTGCAATTCGCTTCTGAGTAGTCCACTTCTGATGAGGTGACTGAGCGGTTCGATTTTGACGGGACGGCATGCTCTTCTTCAACTGCTTGACCTGTTCCCGCTTTTCTTCAATCTTCTTGTTGAGCTGTTCCTTGGCTTGATCCTCAGCCTTGGGGGCTTCGGTCGAACCTTCGGTTGCCATGAGTCTGAATGCGGCTAGGATTTTCATGCCCTGTCCTCGCTGTTTTCCTTTACGTGCATAAAATTAGGGCACAAGATCCTTTAAGGTCGTGCGCCCTAGGCGTTCCTGATTGCGCTTGGCCAATTCAGCCCTGTAGTGCGGATCCTTAGCGGCACGGGCAGCAATGTGTGCAATCTGCGCATGCACCGCTTTCATTTTTGTGTGCTGGTTCAGGACATGCTTCTTCTTGCCCGTTACCGTAGTGGCGTACATGTCCTGGGCCTCGAAATTCCGATTCAGGAAGGCCATGCGATTTGCTCTTGCAAGGCCAGCATTAACGCTAGCCGAGGTCAGTGTCTGCGATTCTGGTGGACCTTGAGGCGCTTCACCACCTTCACCAGATTCAAACTCGTCATCTCCTCCTTGCGGCTGAGGTGGCGGCCCCATGTACTTGGCAATCGCCTCCTTGATTTCCTTGTCTTCCTTGGCATCACGGATCAGCTCGTCCTTGCTAACGCCTGCAGCCGCAAGCCACATTTTGGACGGAATGCTAACACCGTGGGTCTCCAGCTTCTCCAGCATGTCCATCGTGTTATCTTCAGCCTTGGCGGTCAGGTCCTTGTGCCAGTGTAGGGTCGGAAGGCGAAGGTTAGCCTTGTTGGCGGAGTTCATGAGGTAGGCCACAATAGACTCACCAGCCCTAACCTTCTTCGGGTCCTTAAACATCTTATTCGCAACCGCGACCAGAGGGAAAATCTTCTTGTAGAAGATGGCATTCGTCAGGTGGGTTCGGTGACCGTTTACGGTTTCGAGGAATGAGGAGTAAGCAGACTCAGCGGCAGCATAGGAAGCATCACCAGACAGGAAGGCTTCCGAGATACCCAGGGCACGTAGCTTGTACTGAGTCAGGACATCCGACATATCCGTCCACTTCCAGAAGTCGCCACCAGGGCGAAGATCCTGAACCTGAACAGCGTTGCGTGTTGTGATCCATCCGCCCAAGGGATCCATCTCAGCGGTTTGGAACTGGGCAACCAACTGACCGAGTTCTGCACTAGTAGGCGTCCAAATGTCGTCACCGGCCGTAATGTGGGACATTGCACGTTGACGCCTGTTGGCTTCAATCAATGTACCTCTATACATGGTCTTCTCGATCAGATACATAGGAAGTATCCGATGGAGGTAGGACATATATGCTCGGTCTGTGAGACCTCTACGCGGGATGAACAGCGTAGTCACCGGATCTAGGATAAACGAACCTTCTTTGAGACGGTCCAACAAGCCGGCGGGCATCTGACGCAAGTAACGTTGCGCAAATTCAGAAGTCGAATCCAGAAACCTTCGCATTGGTCCCGACACCGAGACTCGAACCGTGGCGTCTACGTTGTTTAGCGGTGAGGGTGTGATACCGCATTGAAGGGCATCATGCGTTATGATGTCCATGAAGTTCTTGGCCAACTTGTCAAAGACAAGGGAACCAGCATAGAAGCCGTCAGTCATATACGCCACCGACGCCTGCGGGAGGAGTTCCCGCAGATTAAGGCGCTCTAGGGCGTCATTGTAGATCACCAGATCCTTTTCGTCCACACCACGAAGTTCCCAATCCGAGAAAGGGAAGAAGGACTGGATATCCACACAAGAGCCAGCTACGTTATCGTGCATGTAGATATCACGATAGAAGTAGGCTAAGGTTGTAGAGTCCGGAAGGTCAGGCGTTGCCGGCAGCAGACCTGAAAAAAAGTAGTTGTATTGTGAGTTAAAGAAGGTGTTTCCGCTTACAGGCGTCAGCGACCCGACGGCATTCTGCGCAACAGAAGAAGCCTCAACACGGGTAGCAGAACCGATGCTACCATTCTTGGTGACGGCTAGAACTTGATTGGTGAACATGGTCAATAAGTGTTCCGTGGCGGATCAGGAAGCCTGTACTCCACAGGTTCCTCAGACAATTGGGCCATTTGCTCTCTAACCCTGTGATCAAAGAGCTTTTGGGAGCGCAGGTGGCGTGCATGACGCAACCAGACCTGCAGATGGGAGGGTTTCTTATGTCGCACGATATCCCCCATAAACGTGCCAAGCCGGTTAAGCTCTCTTATTTTTCCGGTCAGTACGATCCTGGTTTCGGAATGCACACCGTATAGCTAGACTAGTGCTAACCGAGGTATCCAACTCTCTACGCTTGGCCTTCATGACCTTTCGGATCTTCGTCAAGTCATTGGTGATGATGAAGACACCGAAGGAAGGATCAATTTCCGTGGAGACCTTTTCGTACACAGCCGACGTTAAGGCTATGTAGCCCTGGTTGCAGTAGCTTAGATACTGACTAGCTTTCCGGTCTGACCGAAAATCTGCAACGGAGGACTTCACCTCAACAATGACCACGTAGCCGTTCATAGCCAATGCAAGTACGTCGGCACGAAGGCGTCCACCTTTGACGAGGCCCATCTCAGTGTAGACCGCTCGCATCTTCTTCTTGTAGTAGGCAGCTACTAGCTTCTTTATCGCATCGGCGGTCTCAGTGCTTGGAGCCTTACGCTCCTTAACAGGGGCAGTCCAGCTCTCTGGAGGGTACGGTTTGAAAGTCTTTGTTTTACGCCGCATGGTTAACCCTGCATAAACGAAACCGCACCTTGCTTGGCTTGCTCATAAGCCTTGTTGATGCCTTGGGCAACTCGCACAGTAGACGCCCGCTGTTCAGCCCGAACCTGCTTGAACACCTCAGGAGGTACATGGTCTTTGATAGCCGAAGCCAACGCCTGCTCCTCCTGGACAATCATCATGCCCAGGTCCAGGAACAGAGGTCGGATGACCTTCTCAACCATCGCGTCACCAAGAGCCCCCTTGTCCTTCGTGGACTGGAGGTCAATCATCAGCTCCCGAACACTCGTGATCAGGCTGTTCAACTGATACACGCCGCGGGTACCCTTGGTCTTACGAATAGCGTGCTCTGCATAAGGCAACACGTCGACCAGTGACTGAAGAAGCCGCTTCTGCATCAGCGATACAGCAGACTCATTCTGGTTTTGCTCCAGAAGTTGTTGGATCTGTTCCGCTGAGTCGCCAACAATGGACCTCATGCCCTTGGTATTGAGCTTTGAGATCCTCGTTTTAGGCTTCTCTTCCATGACCGCAAGAGCCGTGGACTTTTTCTTAACCACAGGCACTTCGTCATCAACTACGCGCCTCTTCTTTGTCTTAGTGCCAGATATATCCAACACCTTTGCTTTAGACTTGATCACCATGAGGTTCATCCGGGATAGGGAAGCTAATGCGATGCTCTGGGCACGACCACATCTTCGTCTTACCGAACATTGCGGTAATCATAGGCTTCTTGCACTCAGGACAAAGCCCGCTGCCTGCAACCTCGGCACTCATGTCAATGCGAGCCGTGACCGCAGCCTTAGTAGGCTGAGCCTTTTCGATCAATCCCAGTTCCTTACGAGCTTCAGGAGTAAGCAGGTGCGCGTTCTCCTTCATGTACTCTTCAAGGTTGCCATTCTCGATGAACTTAATCAGCTCCTCAAGCGCCGTCTTGGTCATGGTCTCTGTGATATCCTCACCGCCGATAACGAGAACCGACGCGTGTTGGGGTGTACCTGCGGCATGACCCTCGTGACCCTCATGCTTATGAATCGCACCCTTGACTGCCGATTTGATCATGATGTCCTGCAGGAAGTGAGCACCGAAGTGATGAAGGAAAGCAACGGCACCGTGAGCGAGCCCTCCACCAGAAGCAACCGAGGCGGCGATGATTGCCACGTCAGCAGCAACCGACGCGATGGCCTTCTTACCATGGGCGTCAATGCCTTTGCCTGTTGCCAGGCCCTTCAGAGCCTTACCAGCCGAGTGCCATTCCTTGGCCTCACCTTTGACGTGAGACAGGATGGAACCAGCCTTGGACTTCAGTGCAAGCGCAACCTTCTTGCGCTCAGGTGATCCCGGAGCCTCGTGAGGGTGCGGAGGGGAAGGCTTGTGGGCTTCGTGCTGAGATTCGTTCTCATGGCTACGATGCGGAACCTTGTGCTCACCTTCCGGCTTGGGTACCGCGTGCTTAACCGGTGCGGGCTTCGTTGGTGCCTGGGGAGTTGTCTTGGTCTTCTGCTGACGATGGACATCAGCATACTTGGAGTTCGGATGCTCTTGAACGTACTCTTCCTTCTGCTCGTCGGAGAGGGCCGTCCACCAACCAGGGAGCGAACCTGTGGGCTCTTCTTTGGCGATGAGTGGTGTCTTGGCCTGCACCCAAGCCTTGGGCATTGTCGTCATGTTCATTTCCTCTTCAGTGTTCCTTTAGGAACCTTACGGGCCTTGAGATCCAGAAGCGAGGTCTTCTCGACCTGGCGAATTATGTCTTTGGGCGTATACTTGAGATCCCTACCCAACCCCTTCTCCAAACCGTAGATGCCAATGAGTGCCGCATCGAACTGGTGAGCCTCGACCTTAAGCTCAGGGTAAATACGCTTGAGCAGTGCTACCTCATGACCATCGGCGAACCGGCGGTTGAACTTATTCTTCCATTCTGAGGCAACCACAAGCTTAATCGGCTTGGGGATAATCTCGCCTGTGATGGCCAGCATCATGGAGACCGACTCGATTGTGGGACCTCCATTACCTCGGGTTTGGAAGCGCTCGCCCACCAAACCTGTAGGATTCAGCTTGGCCCATTCCATGATTTCGCGCTTGAATTTTGCTCGCTGGGGTCCGTACTTAGTCAAGTCATGGATGGGATTCGTCATCACCGAGTTGGCGTAGACTTTGACCTTACCTTTTTCTAGACCGACAAGGGCAATACCGAAATTACGGGTGCCAGGATCTAGGCCCAACACCAGAACCTCAGGTGAGGCTACGAATGGTGGCAGCTCGTATGGGCGGTTAGGCTTTCGGATCTTCTTTTTCATTTTTCTACCTCTCGCCCATAAAATTGAATCACCTTACGCCCAACCCCGTTTTGCGAACACTGGGGCGGGCATTGCCCTCACCTCTTTGGCTGCCAAGACATCAAACTTCTTTAGTCGGTCGAGAACCTTTTCCTCGTGCATTTTGGTAATCAGAACCAAGGCACGGAAGATATCGTCCGTAAAGCCTGCGCCCTTGATTGGGCACTTGTTAGGACCATCGTCAGCTACTGTCAGTATCTGCAGGAAGAGGTGCTTCATAGGCTGCCCATTAAGCGTGCGGTACTCGATGGCCGAGGATAGGACGTCATCATAGTCCTGTCGAGAAAGGAACGGGAGTTCTAAAGACTCATTCTCCATCATCGAGACCAAGGTATCAAAGTCCTTACGGCGCGATGAGTATTGCTTGGCCAAGCAACGCGGCTCTTCCTTACCGTTGATCATCGCCGTACCAAGGTCAGCGCGAGCACGAGACAGAAGGTCCAGGGACTGCCATTGATCGGCTAGCAGAGCTACGGCGTTGATCTGCTTGCACACCGGGAGGATGACATTCAGGTAAACAGAGTTGAAATCAATTCGTCGGCCGTCGTGGGTCATGATCTCCAAGACGGTAGAGACCACTGTCTTCTGCCTCTGGAAGTCGAAATGACCACCTACCAAGGTGAAGCTATTGTTCGCATGCCCAGCATCCAGACAGACAATGGAAGGGTACTTGGGTGTATAGTGCTGGATCACCTTCGCGTACAATAGGCCAGGCTTGTCATACTGGTACTGAATCTCGTGACTATTCTTGGTCTTGAAGATCGCGAACGGCACTTGGCCTGGTTTGATGAACGTCTGGTGAACGCGGGGAGGATTGGCCCCGTAATCTCGATCCGCCTTTTCGTAGTTCTGCTCGTAGGCCAGGGCAATGGTCGGTGTGTCACGACCAAGATTGGGATTGACTTTCCAGGTCGGCAGTTGAATCCCAAGAATATACTTCTTGCCTGCCCCAACCCTGGAGTCCTCAAGAAGGCGCATAACCTTATCCTTGATAGAGTAAGGTGACGACACGCCAAGCATCAGAGCCGGAGGGCAATTGATACCCTTCTTGAGTAAGGACAGTTGAACGCCTTGAACCGTGGTTAGGCTACGGGTCAGCGACTTGTGAGCCTCGTCCGCATTTGCGCGCTCGCTCTGCTCATCTTCCTCAGCATCACCCTTGGGCAATGGGAACAGACCCAACTCGTCGATTGCTGCCAGCACACGGGTATCTCCCCGCAGCGTAGAACTTTTGGGCCCGGATGGGTAGAACTTTATGCCCTTGTGATACCACTTGATAAACTCATCCTTCTTGCGATATAGTTCCATGCCGTACTTCTCGCTATGGAAGTCCAACATGCGGTGATACTCATTCCACCATGTACTTTCATTGATGCCGTTTATGTACGGAGTCCAAAGAAGGGAGGCCGCCTTATTGTAGGTCAAGGACACGAACGTGCCAGTAAGTTCAGTGGACTTCTGCATCGCCGAGGTAAGGTCCGCCAGCCGCGGGAATTTCATCAGACAGTGGGAGGCGTAACCTGCGTATGAGGCAGCCGTTGACGACTTACCCGAACGCTGACCCAGAACGTTGACCAACTCAATGAAGTTATTCAGACCGTGATTCTGAATCAGGTCCCACTTGGCGCGCTTGCACTTCGGACACACACCGTGCCTAAGGATCTTCAGACCCTCTTTGATTTCCCGAGAGGGCTTGTCTACAGGGACGTTGTCCACAACCCATTCCAGGGATAGCCACTTTTTGTTCGAGCAGCAGGGGCACACCTCTCCAAAAAGCATAAGCCCGATCCACATCTGGATAAACCAGGGCGGATGGGCGTCCTTGCCTATGATGTTGAAGGCGTAGTCGTAGTAGGAACTGGCACGGGGAAGATCCCGGTCGTCAATCTTCAGGTCACGGATGAGGCCCGTATCAGGGTCTTCCGACTCCTTCATCAAGGCCACGATGTCAAAGTCATCCGGGCGATCAGGTAAGGTAAGGGAAGGCCCTTCTTGGGGCTGGATGTGCGGAACTTGCAATGCTCCGAACAGGTCGGAGAGGCGCTTATCAAAGCCTTCTCGTTTCGTCATTCTTCACCTTCTTCAATACCTTGAGACTCGACCTCTCTGCTACCTTCTCCATGTCCTGGAGCTTTGGCAGGGTGGCCAGCATGTCCATGATCTTCCTCATCTCCGAGTCCTCAGGCTGCTTTTGACTGAAGAGCAGGGGGAAGAATTCAGGGGGAAGATCAAAATAGGAAAGGACGAACAGGGCCATCTTTACGGTGGCAGCTCTGTTCGCCATGTTCTCAAATTTGCTGAGAAGCGCGGTATCGACATCGGCCTTGATAAGGCGCTTGATGACCTTGTGTGCCTGGTCGGTGCCTCCCGTGGTGGCTAAGGTAAGGGGAGCGACATTCGAGAGAAAGAACTCTCGAACCGTTGCCATGTTGGCTTTCAGCTCCTTTGGAATCTCCTTGTTGTAGGTCTTAAAGCGGTTCTCAACCTCATGGTCTGCGTGCTCCAACACCTTCTTGGCGAACGCGACCTTACGTTTTTCCGTCGTAGCCTTTAGAGATTCAAGCTTGAACCAGAACCTGGACTTGCGAGTACCAAACCTGGCCTTGGAAACATCAACCTCAATATCAGGAATAGCGAAGCTAGACAACTCGCTTTCAAACAAGTTGTCGGACGCTTCCGTAGCCAGATCGGTATTCACTCGTCATCTCCTTCGTCAGTCTTACCTGCGTTCTTGGTGTCGACAAACAATTGTTCGCCTCGACCTTTTGCCATCTGAGCGAAACAAAACTTTCTGATACACATTGGCTTATAGCCCAGCTGCTTGGAAATCTCGGTCTTCTCTTCCTTCGTACCCAGGACCCAGGTCTTAAGGGTATACCAGTCGATAGGCTTCTTTGCCTCACCGAACTCATCGAGAACCAGAACCATCTTCTGCCGATTCTTAGCCCGAAGCTGTCCAGTTTCCTTTAGGTACTGAGCAACGTCGAAGAAGGGATCGAAACCACGGCCCTTGCCCTCAGCGTCAGATACCCAGATACGAACCCACTGCTTGCGATTCGGCTGTGCTAGCTTGTTCTTCTTGTTTACCACCTGCACGTAGCGGTAACGATCCTTACCACCAATGGTGACCGAGCGCTCAATCTCGACCCGCTCTTCGGTGTCAAATTTGGCATTGAAGGGCATACCAGATGAGCGGCTGTTCCACCAATTCCGCACGTCCGAATTGAAACGGAGTGCCTGACCGCACGCTTCCTTCTCCTTAGGACCGTACATGGCCATCGGAACTTCGCGCAACTGATTGACGCCCACGATTGCCACCATCTTCTGAGCTAGGCGGCCCTTCACCCGAGGCAGATGCTTGGCAAAGAATCGGGCATGCAGGCCCAGGCTGTTATTGGCTTCCTCATCATCGTTGGCTTCAGGGTTCATTGCCGGATAGGAATCAACCAAAACCAGGCCTTCTAGGCCACCGTTCTTAGCCCTAATCCAAAGCCCCTTGCCGTACTTGCGAGCCATTTCCCGATCAGCGAACTCGCCGACCGCAGCCTTATGGCGCTTGTTGCCCTCGTCGTAGACCAGCCACCAGTTGCCGGCCACGTACTTCTTGTCCGGCATGTCTCGCAGAACTGCTGACAACCAGTCGTAGAACTTCTCACCACGAGTTTCAGGCACATATCGAACGCGAGGCTTGACAATCCACTTACCCGTGGAGGGATCTTTACGACCAAACAAATCCTTGGGAGGGATCTTGACACCGAAGGTTCGCAAGACATTGGCCACATATCCAAGGGAGTTGGCCGTACTGCCTTCATAGTCGAAAAAGGCAATCATGGGCACATCCTGCACCACTGCGGCGGCCATAAGGGCAAGGGCACCAGTGGTCTTACCACCTTGTTCGAAGCCTGCTGAGGTGTACATTGCAGGCTTGATGCCACCGGTTAGGATATCAAGCGCAAGCAACCCGGTGCTCAGTGCCTTGAATACGTCCATGACGTCGGTATCAACGCCCTGACGCCGAGAGATTTCGTCCAGCGAGTCATCCAAAAGGCTTTGATGGTCGAAAATTTCGACAGCACCATCACGGGATTTAGCTCTCCGGGTAGACACAGCCTTCGGAGCTGGAGCCTTCTTTGTTGCTTTGGTTACCATTGTTTAATTCCTGGTCGAAAACGAAAAGGGGCCAGAGGGCGCGAACCCATCTGGCCCCTGTTAAGGCACGACTAGCGGTCAGTCGTCTTCATCATCGAAGTCGTCCTCGTCGTCCTCGTCCTTAGAGCGCTTGCTACTCTTCTTGGCCGGGGCCTTCTTGACAGGCTTCTTGGTCGACTTCTTCGGAGGCTCATCGTCCTCTTCGTCTTCCTCTTCGTCCTCGTCGTCGAAGTCATCTTCATCGTCGTCATCCGACTTGGACTTCTTCGCCGGCGCCTTCTTGGATTTAGAGGCCGACTTCTTACGGGGAGCCTCGTCCTCGTCTTCTTCATCCTCATCGTCGAAGTCGTCTTCCTCATCTTCGTCATCGGACTTCGACTTGGAGGTAACCTTCTTCACCGGCGTCTTCTTGGACTTCTTCGGAGGCTCATCGTCCTCTTCTTCGTCCTCGTCGTCTTCCTCTTCATCATCGGACGGACGACGCTTCTTGGCCGGAGCCTTCTTTACAGGCTTCTTGGACTTCTTACGGGGAGCCTTATCCTCGTCTTCTTCATCCTCGTCATCGAAATCCTCATCCTCGTCTTCTTCATCCTCCTCGTCCTCATCACGCGACTTCTTGGACTTGGGGGCGGCCTTCTTAGGCGCAGGCTTCTTGGACTTCTTAGGAGCTTCCTCTTCGTCCTCTTCGTCCTCGTCATCGAAATTTTCGTCGTCCTCGTCCTCATCCTTGAACTTCTTCGACTTCACTGCCGTCTTCTTGGCCGGTGCCTTTTTCTTCTTGGGAGCCTCGTCTTCGTCTTCGTCGTCGAAGTCCTCGTCCTCGTCCTCTTCGGTACGACCCTTGCCCTTCTTGTTCATAGCCACCTTCACGTTGTTGCGGGTTGCCCAGCTGGTAAAGTCGGCACGAACCTCGTCCTCCGACATTTCCTTTTGGGTGTTTGCGGTCTCGATATCCCACTTGAGATATTCGAGTTCCTCTTCAGTCAGCGGGGAGCGCTTGTCTCCCAGCTGCACCTGATACTGCTCTGCCGGAGCCTTCGAGCTGTCAAACATGACTCGAATGTCTCGGCCATACTTTGCGTCCGTCACCGGGAAGGCTTTGGCACCCTTGGAACCCTCAACGATGTTGAGGCCCTTCAAGTCCTTGATCTTGTTGACCAGGCTTCGGCCAAGGCGAACGACCTTGATTGGCGTCCAGCTGTCGCTGTCCTTTTCCTTGAAACCGGCCTTACGCTCATTGGCCGTGTGCTTGGGTTTGCGCGCCGGCTCGTCCTTGACCAAAGCCCGGATGATGGCGTTCATGAAATACTTCTGCTCATACTGAACATGAGTCGCCTTCACATCCAAGTCCCCGTCCTTGACGGCTTGGGATTCCTTGGCCTGAAGGTCTCGCCACGGGTCGTACTTGGTACTGTCACGTTCCTGAGTGGCAGGATCGTAGGAAGGGCAGTTCGTCCTGAACTTGGTTTTACCGCCGTCCTTCTTCTTGGTCGAGACCCAATAGCCGGCGTTGGAGACCACGCCAGGGAGAAGTCGGAGAGTTACCCACTTACCTTCAGGGAACTTGTATACGTCGGTGAGGGACCCGATGTCCGGCTCCCGTTCTTTGCGTCCGCCTGCACGCACGCTATCCAAATCATCCATCTTATTTCTCCGGGGTTATGAACATTGCGATCTTTCTAAGATCGGAGGACGAGAAGTGCTCAGGGATGCCGAGACCGAACCGAAGGGTACCTTCGGGGTCCAAACGCTTTGCAGTAGCGCACAGATACTGCACGGCCTCATACTCAGTTGAGGGTCCGATAGCGTGCTCAACGGTCTCTAGCAGTTCGTCTCCTCCATTTACAGTTCTTTCCTCCACGGCAGCTTTCATAACAGCCGCCTTAGCAGAATAGAACCAGTTCTGGACGAAGGTGGTGAGCACTCCCTTCTGTGAGTGACACCTGTCAATCGCCTTGACCAGAAAGGTCAAGTAGATTTGGATCACATCGTTCAGGGGTACCGCGTAACCAACTTCTTCATAGGCCGACTTGGCATTCATGAGAGTAGTCCGCGTGTACTTCTGGATGATAAGTTCCTTGAAGCGGTAGGCTTTGGATGCCCAGTATTCGCTCTCCGATATCGCAGCGTATAGGTAGGCCGAACCTGTGCGAAGTTCTGCCTTGCGGAGGAGAAGACGGCGCCTGCGGTTCTTGATCTTCAGCAAAGGGTCATGAAGTTTCTTGTACTCAGCGACCTGCCGTTGAAAAACAGATAGGAGCCCAAACAGGATGCCGCGATTAAACATCATGACTCGGAAGTGCTCGCGCTTCACCTTACCTGACGTGGTCAAGGCGTTGAATAGGTGAACTGATAAATGAGCCTTGTCCTCACGCGAGAACTTGACTTGTGGTCGATGCGACTGCCAAGCCACAATCTTTGCCATGTAGTTGTCGACCAGACCAGGATAAGCCGTCAAGATTGGCGCGACCGCGTTGTCCAGGAAGTAATCCAAGGTTGCAAGGTACTGGTGAGTTGTGAGGTTACCTTGAATGACTTCCTTGACATTCTTCAGTTGGGCGAAAACCTCTGAATGCTGGTAGGCTGAAGCACTCATGCCGCCCATCCATACCAGAAGGCTTTGGCGAATCGGAACGGCCAGGTCTTACGGAGCCAGACCCAGATCAGGAACGGAAGATCAAAGGTCTCAATCTCCCCATTTGCGTTTAGGGTGAGGACAGCCTTGGATCCGATATTGAACTGGGACCAAGTAATTCGATTATCAGCCGCCCAAATACCGCCTGAGCCAAGGCGCACATATTCATACGCCTTGAAAGGTTGTAGCCCCGCCTCGTACTTCTTCCGCAAGGCATCGAAAGCCTTGGAGATAACCTGCTGGTGATGGGCGGCACAGTGCTCCAGAGGTTCTTTAAGTTGCCCTAGGCTCTGGGTAGCCAGTTGTTCGGTGGTGAGTTCCATGTCAGGTCCTTTATACGTTGTACTTATCTTTGACGATCTTGCGGAGAGCAATAAGATGCTTGCAGAGGCCGGGCTGCATATCCGCGTTGGTCGTGGTTGGCATCTCTCCGTTGCTGTATTTGATGTCTGACGCACCGGCTTCGTGATTCGCGACCTCAAAACGGAAACAGTAATCTGGGCACGAACAAGAGACCTTGACGTTTAGAGCACGGTCTAGGAACTTTATGGACGACACGTAGCGGTTCTGGTCACGGGCAGGCTGCAGCCTTCGGGTCACTGTGTACTCGATTGGTGTGTAGGTCTTGGCAACGGCAGTAGGTAAGCCATAGCGGTCCTTACCGATCTTGAACTGCACAACCTTGACAAAACGGGAGTTGATCTTCCTCATCTTGTCCGAGGAGTTCATCAGCTTGGCGAGTTTCATAGCGCGTCCTCATAGATCCAAAGTGGATTGTCGTCGATCCAGATATTAGGCATTTGCAGCCCACCGCGATTGTCGATCAGAAATTGGCGCTTGGCCTTACGTGAGGTTGGAATGACTTCCACACCCAAGTCTAAGAGATTGGGATCTATATCAGCCAACTCTTCTGGAAAACGCATGGTCACTATCAGAACCTCATGACCTCGATTGATCGCCTTGGTCACGAAGCTCAACCACAGGTCTGGATCAGCAGTGTAGGTTCCATCGTAGTCCAAGGCGATCCTAATGGCATTCATGATCAGTATCCGGTCGCGGTTTGGTACGCCACGATACCAAATTTGCGATAAGCCTCACAGATGACTTGGCGGTCATCGAAAGCAATGAAAATGTTTTCGGGGGTAAGGTTTCTGGACTCCAGATGCCAAATCTTCAGGTCGTAGTCGTGGCGCTTATCTCCCACTGGGCGCATCCACAGCTCGAAGTCCTTGCCGTCCACCAGATGCGGGAAGACAAACTTCTGAATCTGACTGACCGTCATCTCCCTTTGGTCTTCGCCTCTGGCGGTAATAAACACGGGGAGGACATTCGGGTCCTCGAAGAGAAGGCGATAGAAGTAGACACCCTGGGGAATAGGCGTATCCAGATGGCTTAGGCTGAGGTACTTTTCGTAGTCACCGTCCTTAAGGAGGTGATCGATTCGATGATCGCAGCTACTTAGGCAACCATCGATGTCCATGAGTGCGAGTTTCATTTATCACCTGTGATGAGGAATAGGAGGACGATTGTGGTCGACAGCAGGTAGACTGCATTGGTGTAGGCCGCCATAAGCCCATCAGGTAGAGGCAAGAATACACTGATGCCTCCCAGGAGAGGGCCAACACACATAAAGGCCATGACGGTAAAGAAACCACGGTCGTTGCGACTCGCATTGACGTAGTCCTTGAAACGGGACCGTAGGGAGGGACGACCAATAATGTTCACCAGCTCGAAACTTTCCCCGTCTGGTGTGCGCTTGTAGATCCGAAGCACGCCTAGAGATTTACGACCGTGGCGTAGTTGCTCCAGAGCCTGATAAGGTCGTGGACCAGGCTTGGCGCAATACAGCAGTCCAACGAGGGCCACAACGAACATGGCGAGGGCGATGAGGAAGATCACAATGTCCATGAGCGTGTCTCGTAGGCGCGAAGCCGCAGGAGAATGGCCTTCATGGCACCTTTCTCAGGCTCCATATTCGCAATCTGTTGATCAGCGTCAGGTGCCCACTCGAAAACGCCATCGACCGTAACGTTGAGAATCGGCTGAGGCACGGTCTCAGAGACCTTGAATTCGAGTTCCGGATCCTGAGTCTTGAGTGTTGGGAAGGTAAGGATTTCCGCAGTCATTCTGTCCTCGTTACGTTGATCATGGGGCGCTCAATGCCCTTTAGGTAGGCGAACATGGATCCCCATCCGGCATCGAAGCCCAGATTATGGACATCACACGAATCGTAATCCTTAGGCTTAACGATGGTCTCCCGCCACTGCCACATGCCATGAGGATCGTCATCACCGCCACGATGGTCAAAGGCAATCAAGGCTTCCACGCCCATAAAATTCGTCGGGCAGGTGTGCTGGTTGTAGAAGTAGCTCTGGTCCCTGATCTCCAACTTCTCGCCTTCCTTATGGAAAAGCATGCCCTCGACAACAAGGAAGACTCGCTCACCGCCCTCAAGTGTCTTGTAGAGTTCTAACAAAACCAAGGTCTTGACCAGTCGGTCAGTGTGGCGGCGCAGCATTACCCGACCTTGGTAAGCGAACACGCCCATGAAACCCTGACCACAGCCATCACAATACCATGGTCCAAAGGCAGATCCGTCTTTTAGATCACCAACGGTCTTTAGGTGCCCGCAGTCAGGGCAAGCGTATTGAGTCTCGTACCTAATCTGAGGTTCGATGACGTGGTCCTTGATACTTGAGGTCACGACTTCTCCTGTTGGCTCTTCGCCATCTGGATACTCTTCTCCAGCAACTTCACGATGTTGGTCGGAAGTTTGATGCCCGTCAGATGGAAGGCAAAGCTCTCAGCTAGAAGCTCCTTGAACGACTTCGTAGCGTATTCGGAGACGATGGGCTTCAAGTCCTTCTTGTGAATTGTTCTCGCCGGCCATAGGGAGCGAATCTCATCCACGTCTCCGGCCTCGAATAGGATGTCCAGCTCCTTGACCGAAATTGCGTGCTGATCCTTGATGTCTTTCAACACCCAGTTGTAGGACAAACGATTCTCTTCCCCAAGTTCAGACTTGAAAGCCGATGGAGGCGTTTGGCCTTCCAGCAAAAGGTCTAGGAGCTGAAGCGATTCTTCCTTCCTAACGGTCTTAGGCTTGATGGACGTGTTGAAGGCCTTGATCCAGGCCGCATTCACACGAGGCTGGGTCAGGAAATTGGCATGCATGTAGTGCGCAAACTCATGCAGCACCAAGTAGGTGTACTGATCGTCAGTTCCATGGGCTGGCTTGAAAGCGAAGCGATGGGGCATCTTATCGGGGTTACGTGAGTGCTGGTAGTAGCCAGCCCACTTACCGCCTGCTTCCTTGGGTTGTATTTCCCAGATGCCATTCTCCACAGATTGAAGACCCCACTTGGTCAGGATCTTGGCGGCCCTGTCGAAGGCCGTCATAACGCGCTGACGAGTCTCCTTGTCAATGGCGTAGAAGAGGTAGATGGTACCGAAGAAATCGTGCTCGGTTTTGCGACCTTGGTACAGGAGAGCCACATTCTGACCATGCACTTTGCCAGGATGAGGAGAAGGTCCAAGATCGCACACCACATCCTTCTTAGGAATTTCAAACAGCTTTCGTGCGGTCTTGATGTGGCAGTCCTTCTCGTAGTAGCCCTCAAGAATGTTACCGCTCTGACCCTGCACTTTGCCTAGGAAGAGTCGGAAGCCGTCTTCCCCCGTGCGCTGCTTGGCGATGATATACGAACCCTTATTCATTTCCTACCTTCCGATTCGTTTGATCCAATGGAGATCTGGCCGTCGTCATGAACTTGAATTCGACTCCTATCGAGCGCTAGTCTCAGGGCCTCAACCTTAGGCGACGGTCCGAAGGCTTCATAGGCAGCTAGTCTTAATTTGGTAACCAGTTCCTCAACCTCATCATGAGATTCGAATTCCTGTGTGTAGTGTTGGTCATCGTTGTTGGCCATACAAACCTTACGACCTTCTTCGACCCACACCTCGTGTTGTATTGAGCTAGGCATGGTCAGAACCTCCGACCGTAGCCGTTGTTCAGGCGGTTGCTTACGTCCATGACGGCCTCGGCAACTCCTGGCATGTCATTGGCATTCAGATTGTTAGCAATGGAACGTTTAGTTTCCCTAATCGCTCCTTCAATCATGTCCCTGAATAGGGTCCTAGTCATTTGTTGAAGAATGGAGTCCAACTTTGCGTGGTGAACCTTTCCCAGCTCAGGGTCGCCGTCAAGGGGAGCGATGAGTTCCGTTAGTAGCTCATCCAGGTGCTTGGCATTGGCGGTGAAGTAGGTGCGGAGACGTTGTTGAACCATTGGTACCAAAGTCGTCCACACCAATTGCTTGAATGGCGTGGAGGGAAGTTCGAGACTGACTTCTTGACGGTTATAGCCTAAATTGGAAACCTGAAACTTTATCTGAGTAGGAGTGTTGAAGAAGTCCATCATCTCGGCGTCGATCATCTTCACCATCTGATCTTCAGGAATGAGAGAGCCGAAGGTGTTGATCACATGGTCCTTTACGCGCTGCTTGAAGTCTGTGGTATTGATTGTAATCTCGTTAGACATTTAGGTCTCCGATGAAATAGAAAAGGGCTGCCCCAGCGAAGGAGCAGCCCTTGTTGGGTTGGTCTCGAAGTTGTGTTGAGGCTTAGCCGACCATGATCTGGATGTCACCAGACTGCGGCTGAACTTCAGGTGCTGCGCTGGTCACCGATTCCGTACCAGCCGATTGCGCACCCTCGTTGGGTTCCTTGACCACGATTGCATCCTCGACTTGTTGATCCGAGGGGGTGGCCGAAGATTCGCGGATATCACCCAGGCTGGTAACGTGGACCAGACCGACGTCGCCTTGCGGGCCAGATTCGAGGAAGACTTCCAGGAAACCATCCACGTCAATCGTGGTCGTCAGGTTGCCTGAGCACGAAGTGACAGACAACTTCTGCACCGAGTTCGGCTTCGAGACGTTGAAAGCCTCGCGCAGGATATCCAGCGTGACTGCGTCCGAGAGAGTGAACTTAAGGATATGCAGCGTATCGCCATTGAACATGGCTTCACTGTACCCAGTGAACGCCTTGACCAGACCAACATGCTGTTCAGGCAGATCAATGCTCGGGCCTTGGAAATGCTTGCGAGCCGTAACCGCAGCAATCGGTGAAGCTTCTTCAGGCAGGTCCAGCCCAGGCTCTTGGCCGAGTTGGGCCTCTTCCCCGTCTTCTTCAATCTCCAGGTCGTCAAGGTCGATTTCTTCTTCCTCGTCAGCCGGAGCCATCAAGGCGTTCAGCATTGCTTCCGCACCTTCGTCCACATCGTGGAACGTACGGTTCTTCAGGAAGGACTCGATGCCCATGCTGAGGACTTCAGGAGCCTTATCAGAGTCTGGGCTCGGGTGGGTTCGGAACACCACCTGGGGAGGATTGGCAGTCCGAGCCTTCTCGGTCTTCAGTGTCTGATTGGTGATGAAGAGAACCGTGGTGAAGGTTTCCACGACTTCGCCGTTGACTTCGCGCTCGCGCTTCCAGATCGTACCGGGTTGCAGATTGGTGAGTGTTGCGGTATCCATAGGACCTCGTTGGGTGTTATTCGGAAAAGACTAAACGTTTAGTGAGGCTTCCCTCATCCATTGTTTACAGTTTCTGTTTTAGGGCGCGTAGATGCCTAGTGGCTAAAGTTGGAGGACAAAAGGAAAAGGCCGACCGCGTTAGCGATCAGCCTTGTGTTTGGTCTTCGCGTTCTGACACCAGAGCTTCAAGATCAGCAATGCGCCGATCCCGGGTCTCAAGTGAGACCTTAAGCTCCCTTATCTGGGCGTCAAGCTCGGCGATTAGAGACTGTGCCCCACGATGGATCTCCAAGCTGGGACTGCAGGAGATGAGAGCTTCCCGTATCGTCAGTCCTGACATAGATGGGCTCGCTTAAAGTAGTGCAGGTCATGCAGCACCTTTAGGTGCTCATCTCCATAGCGGGAAGGTTCAAGGTTGAGGAGAGGCTGCACGATGCTCTTGATTGCCACAGCCCACGACTTCTGGGTCTTGAAGTCGTTGGCCATGTGAACCCAGAAGCCTACGGTGAAGACCGCCATAGCGTAGGCTACATGAGCCATATCAACGTAGTACGCGCCCACGATTGATGCCACAAGAATCATGAAGGTTATCAACGTCGCCGTCTGTGGTACCTCGTTCTCTGTCACCCAATCCAACACCTCGCTACCGTCCTCAAGAAGGGTGCGGAGGTCAACGTCAGGGGCAGGCCTAGGCAGCGTTAACACCCTTAGGCAGTGTGTCTCGTCTTTGTTCATACCTCACCTGTAAGTCCTTCTCTGTTGTTTTCTCCAAAGCGACTGTGGCCAGCAGAAGGGCATTGAGAAGTCGCTTGGCGGTCTGCGACAGCCATAAGTTTTGTCTGGTAAGGACGTACACCTGATAGGCTGCAGGCACTGGCTTGTCCCAGTCCTTGATCTTGCATTTCGTTGCGTACGGTACGTGAGTCTGTGGTGCGTCCAATAGATATTGAACTTGCTTAGCCACCTCTGCGTGATCCGCTTCTTCCTTGTAGGGTATCATTACCGACCTCGTTGACTACCCCATGAAATTAAGCTGGTACGACCGACGGGAATCGAACCCATATCTGAACCTTAGGAGGGTTCCGTTCTATCCATTGAACTACGGTCGCGTTGTCTTACCCTTCGCCTGAACCTACTAACCAGTCACCGTATTCAGGCACTTCTTTTGTTCGGTCCACGCAGTCTATACTTACGATGCGGTAGTTGACGACCGTACCATCAGGCAGGACGTCTCCGTAGCCGCTGGCTCCAAAGGTCACGGACCCAATTCGATCCGACTCTAGCAGATGACGAAGAGCCTTGCTCTTTTCGGACTCATGAATCTTTAGCGTGCCGACCAGGTTATCGCCCTCGAGGTGCAGGTTGTGAACCTCGTAGGAAGACTTCTCCGAGAGGTTATTAAGGGAAAAGTTGTAATTGCCTTGGACTGGTGTGTCCCCAAGAAGATCGATGGCTTTCTGCACGTCCTCTTTCGGATAAACGTGGCCATTGGAGGTCTTGATGTCGCACTTGAGGATATGGATGTCCATGGCAGGTCCTTGAAATAGAGATGGCGGCCTCCGTGTACAGCCGCCACGCCCTCACGCGCCCTTATCCGTGGCTAAACACAGTGGGCTGAGGGTATTACTCGATCAACCGATCACAGACGCATCAAGGTTGTGAGCCCTAACGCGCCCCACAGTTGCAAGGTTCACAGTTCGATACCCCTTGTGCTGGAAATCGTATACCGTCAGGTACGGACGATCCGTGGCCTCGACCTTGTTCGGGCCGCCCTTGGAGTGCTTGCCCACTCCCAGACGACCAGTCATAGTACGAGGCGAACCATCAGCCTTGATAAAGTCAAGACTGAAGACCTTACCGCCCAGGGAGGCCAGCAGGCCACGCAGGTTGGTACGATGCACAGGCTTCTGAACGTTTTCCATGAGTCAACTCCTTCGTTTATGGTAGAGAGATCGGGATTGGGTACCCGATGACCGACCTACAAGCTCGCTTTCGCGGTCACAGTCCGGTAGACGGTCATGCCGGTCTTTCTACATCAACGCCTCTTGTTGACATTCGAGTTTTATTGTTTACAGTTTCGGATGGGCGACCTCAGCCCGCCCCTGGTGCTTGGGACCAAAGTGTTCGGGGGCGCAATACTCACACAGCGTGGCCTTGCAGTCGAAGCACCTGTAGGTCTGGTACCTGAGGTACGACTTCTGGCAGTGAACGCAGGTTTCTTTCGCGTTCTTTTCCTCCACAGCTTTGTAGATTAGAACTGCCAGATTCCAATCCGCAGTCGAGCAACCTCCGCCCTTCGTGAACTTGCGACCCAGCTTCTCATAGGCTGCATCCAGCGCGGCCCTGATTGGTCGCCAGTCATCGTAGAAGTGGATAGGCTTCTCTTCCTCAGGTTTGGGTGCGGCTTTAAGAGCTGCAGCCCAAAGCTCTTCAAAGCCATGCCAGCCATCGGTCGGGCAGCCTGCCTCTTCATAAGCAGCTTGACCCATCTCGTCAGTGCATCGAACGGGAACAAGCTGCCAACCGGAAGGTACTATGGGCGAATTCTCTGAAGGCTTCAGAGCCCATAGACGACGCTCAATGATGCTGGCCATGGCCTTGATGCGCTGGTCATCAGTGCCCATTCTCAGGTAGGTGGCAATCATGCCCGCAACGTAGCCGCACCAAGTGCCTTGGTTCTCGATCTCCCTGGCCACGACCAAGGTGTTCAAGAGGTCCAGAGCCTCATCAGCGTCACCACGGTAATCCAGACTGCTGTTATGGGAGATAGGCTTCAAGACCTCTATGACGGCCTCGATTCCTGCGGATACCAGTGCCTGTGTCTCGATGGACCCGAACTTGATACCTGCGTAGAAGGCATTCAGGACTGCGGACTTAATGCCGGGACTAGGGTCCTCATCGTAGTCCTCAGCGTACTTCTCTGCCGCATCAATCTGAGCCTCAACTGGGATCAACTGCGGTGTACCCATAGTCCCACTCCTCTACCAGATAGTTGATAGCCGCCTGCTCCTCAGCAGTAGGCTGATACCCAACAACCTTCGGATAGTACCAGCCGCCCTTCTCTCCGAAATTCTCTTCGAGGAGCGTGTAGGCTTTTCGGTCGTCGTGAGGCCAAGCCTTCAGGGTCTCTGCACTAGCTTGCGGCATCTTGCTCTCCTTTTCTTAGGATGTCATACAGGGGGCGAACTTCCCACGCTATTGTAGCCGGAATGCGAAATGCGCTAGCAAACGCCTCCTCTTTGGAAGAGTAAGGACTACCGTAGGGTGTAAGCGCCGGTGTGGCTGTGTAGAGTACCCAAGCCAGCGGGGGTCCGTACATGGCTTCACCGTCTAAACAGCGCGCTTGCACATCACGAATGGCGTCCTCAAAATTATAGGCACTTGACCACTCTGGTCGATCTTTCCCGAGGACGAGATCCAGAATCTGGTTGATGACCTCTTCACGACGGTCTCGTTCGGTGATCACTTCGCACATCTCCATCTCATGCCGCTTATCAGGAGGCGAGAGAGCCCAGTTCTTTGGCTTTGCTAGAGTGGCAGCAATTTCTTTAGCAGAGGGACCTGAGTCAGCGACATTAAAGTCGGCAACGAAATCCGCAAGCACAGCAGACGCATTTTGCTGACTTAGCACCGCTCCTAGATCGTGTGGAGAGTCTTCACGTTCCTTTCTAGCCTTGCGGAAGCGCGCACTTAGCCACGATAGAATGTGGAGCTTATCGACTTTGGTACTCATGTTAAAAGCCTTTGTCTAGAAGTTCATTGCAGCCATTGACAGGGCATTTCTCAGGTCGCATTGGGAATGAAGTAGAGCACGAAGCACAAATCCACGGCCCGATGTTATGACCAAGTCGTTCCAAAGCTTCGTGCTTGCCGCCAACTGTTGAGGCCTCAAGACCTTGTCCAATAAGTAGATGAACCCGAGCCAACCGACTTCTAGGGATATCTACCTTGCCTGAGTTTTCCAAGAGATCGATCCAGGCCGTAAGCTGTTCAATGTGGGCCACAATCTCTGATGCACGACTAGCGATACCATCCTTGTAGTAGGTCCTAACGTGCTTTAGATAGGCCACAAGATCAACAATGTCATGACCTGTGGGAACTGAAGTTTTGGTGCTAAGAAGTTTTGAATGCATAGACACGGCTTTAAATTTGGAGCGGGTGAAGGGGATCGAGCCCTCGTCTTATGCTTGGAAGGCATTTGCTCTACCATTGAGCTACACCCGCTTAATAGGTGGTGCGCGGGACAGGACTCGAACCTGCACGTCAAAGACGCTTGGACCTAAACCAAGTGCGTCTACCAATTTCGCCACCCGCGCTATTTGGTCGAAGAGAGGGGATTCAAACCCCTGACCTGCGGTTTAGAAGACCGCTGCTCTATTCAACTGAGCTACTCTCCGACATTATTCACTTTACTTCAAAGCCCTGCCACGGATCTCACCCTGACGATGGGCCTCCTTCATGAGACGAGCCAAGGTCAGGCAGGTCATGAGGTCCGGATCACGACCGTTGTAGGTCTTGATCTCGGTCCTGATCAACTTCGCCAACGAGATGGCACTGATGTTCAAGAAATTGATGCGTTCGGGAATCAACGTGTTGGCCATTTGGCCCTCCAGGAAGCTAGGCGATGTTGCCTATACTCTGGAACTGGTTGTCATTCATACTCAATCCTTAGTGAATCTTTCCCAAGCCTTGGAAACAAAAGAGTCCACGACATCATCAGTCAACTTTTCGGAAACCTTGGCCTTGATAAGGTCTTTAAACTTATCCACTTCCTGAACCGCAATACTTCGGATGCAGTCGTATAAAGCCTGTTGAATTGCGGTCTCAACAAAAGAAGAACGACTAAAACCTGGGGCTTCAAAGGCCTTCTTAACCGCCTTATCAACATGCTCACCAAGTGCAGAGGCCATGACGGCCTGAACGATTTGGGCCTCTACAGCCTTCTTGTCGATTTGAACTTGAATGTCCATGATGGTCTCTACAGTGGATGTTGATGAAGATTGATATAGCCAATGCGCGTGGCCTGAAACCACTCTGGGCTTTGAAACTGAACTGTTAGGGCACCGTGGGTGTCATTCATCATCTCCAGAAGGTTAGGAGAACTGCATTCGGCAGTATGCGCAGTGGTACAGCGGCCTACACCCAGGACTGGAGACTCGATAGCCTTCACGGCTGCATTTTGGGCACTCGCACGCCTTCTTAGGCGGAGGGAGCTTGGTCATCGTCTTGGTTGGGGCTGCTGTTGTCATGGTCAGACCTCAATGCTGCTGATGGCGACGTTGGGTGTAGTGACCGCGGTGCTGACGCGGTTCGTCACGCTCCATACGCTCAAGAATCGCGTCATGCTCATTAGCCTTGCCAACGATTGGGTTCAGGCAACGAAAGGCTAGGTTCTTCTTCGCCTTCTCCAACGCCTTCTCAACGTTCGGGGCCTCGATGGTGTCGAGGATCTTCATGTCCTGATTGAAAACGTAGTAGCGTTCCATGATCGGTACCTTAGGTTTGGGTTAGAGGTCTACGTGACCTGTGCCAGAGTGTTTACAGTTCTAAGGAGACAAGGAAAAAGGCGTAGACAAAGCATCCACGCCTTCCTCAGTTGCATTGGTCGAAACCATGAGACCTTATCGGCTACCTTTTGGGCGGGTTACCGATGCGCACGTTCCCTTCGAGCGCGGCCCCTAGCCCGATGGTCACAATCGCCATCGCTCTTCGGGCCTCTGGGGCCCAAGTTGGTCAGTGCCGTGGTTGGTCGACGGTCTGAGAGGCCCCAATTGAAACGTCAGGAATAGACCAACCAACAGGCACATTAGGAGGGCCATAATGGGATACCTTCCACTAAAAACCGTAAGCTTGACGCCGCTGGCGTTGCTTTAGCGCCAACGCGTCCCACTCATTGATTATTGCCCCTTTGAAGACCTTTCCAAACTCAGGATTCAAACAATCCTGGTAAAGCTCTCGGTGCTCTTTTATCCTCTGATAATGCGCTCGCAGCGAAGTTTCAGACAGGGAATTCATTTCCGACAAAGATGGCGAGTACAGGAAATCTTTACTAATACCTAGGGCGTTGAGCTTGTCCGCGAGCGTGAGGTCTAGCTCGCCTTCGAATACCCAAAAGCTTTTGGGCTTAACTACCCGCAAAGGCATGAGACTTTTGGCGCTCACGATTGCCGGAGCCGCGGAGGCTGCGAGAATGGCAGCCAAGAAGGAACGTCTTTGCATAGCCTACTCCTGTTCCAGTTTGTCGCCCAGCTCGTCAATCTCTTCGTCAGTGAGATAATGCTCGGCCACGGCACAGAAACGCTCCCAGTGTTCGTCTAGGAAGGCCTCTATTGCCCTACGTTCCTGATCGGTTAGTGTCACTAGATTGATGACCTTGTATTGAGGATCAGTCATGTTCATCTCCAGGAAATAAAGAGATTGTGAAACCCACTCATGCTTTCCTAAGACAGGTAGTGGCTGTCCTAGCAAAACATCAGGACGAGAATGTGGCGTATAACCGACACTCAAGAATCGAGCTACCCAGATGGCCATCTGGTCGGAATGGGCTTCACAATCGCCTTGCAAAGAGAAAGGTGGCCCGGGTTCATTGAGCTTGCGCTCTGTCAAAGACACCGTCATTATCAGGTGCCCGGGCCCTCCGCCGTACACACCTAACCTAAGCTAGGTAGAACCCGGCAGAGCTTTGTCGATCAGGCCGCGAGGCGCTGATCGAAGCTGCTGTCATTGGCTGCAGTTACTTTTGTTGCATAGGCTTTTAACGAGGATCCATACTACCTCGGCATGTAGCTTCAGTCTCAGCAACGCAATCGAAACCAGTTCAGCCCCATCACTAGGGCCCTACTCTGAACTCATCGAGCAATGTTCAGAACGCACTACTAGGCCCTTGTAAGAACCTAGTGGTGGAGCTGCCGGGAATCGAACCCGGGTCTTGCACCCATCAACGTCTGCTTTCCGTGGTCCTAGTTTTCACCGACCACTCACATGCTTTATTCTGTGTATCTCACGGACTACAAATGGTGAGGTCTTGAATCAGGCTTTCGTAAAACGACTTATCGATACGATCTTGCGCTGTTGGGTTGCCCTGCCGTTCAGGACCTCATTGATTGCCTTCCAGCACCGCTGGTCGCCCCGGGTCGCAACTGCGTGTGGACTCTACTTCACACTCGCCGCGTGTTTGGTTAGGAGTATAGGTCCCCAGTATGGACTTTAGTCGTTGACTTGAGGCAGTTCGATGCCAATCAAAGCCGATTGGGGAACAATCAGGTGCTGAACCTTTTGGTGCTCGAAAGTCTCGTACTCACCTTGTTTCAGAAACACCACATCCCCGGACTTGAGGGGCACACCATCGGAAACCTCAATGGGCATACGGCGGCCATCGACAGTCAATCCGCCTTGGCCAACGGAGACCACGGTGAGGAGATTGCGTTCCGTCTCTTGACCCGGGACAATAATGCCACCGTGCTTCTTAGCTTCAATGACCTTGAGGACCACGTATTCGTTGCGGGGTTGGATTCGCATTTTCTTTTCCTTTGCCTACGAGTTAAATTGATTTGCCGCCAGTGACCCAGGGTACGAGGTCCAGAGCCCAGATGGTTGGTGGAACCTTGCCCTTGAGCAGGAGCCTGTGATTCATTTCCGAAACGGCCTTGATACGAGCTTCCTCAAGAGATGTGGCATATACAGTGACCGTCTGATTAGCCTTGTCGCCATACTGGAATCTGTACCTTGTGGCTTTCGAGGCCTTTGCTTCAGACCCGTTTCCAAAGAGTCGCATCTTCTCCCGAAGGAAGTTGGCGACCTGACCTGCAGCCGCAGCAGCGTGAATTCGAGCCAATTCTATTGTGGGAATCTTCTTGTCTTCCTCTGTCACTGCCCCAATTGGGTCGTGATTGACCTTCAGCATGTCCCATCTGGCCTTCACCGCGTAGGACACGACTTCCTTGGGCTCATCGTCTTCCTCTACCTCATCGCCCCACTCATCCATAACCGGAACTTGGACATCAAGATCCTGGTACTTATTTATTGTCAGACACCAATCGCCGTTCAGAAGAACCTTGGTATGGTTGTAACACTTAAGTCCTGCGAATTCGAATTCCAAGACAGGTTCAGGAAAGGGCTCAAACGTAATGTTTAGATCCAAGTTCATGACCTTCTCCTACGCATCTTCGGTAATTTATCTTTCCCGCCCTCACAAGGAAGCGTTGAGGCCCTAAGACGACTTAGCTTGTTCTCTATGTCGGTCTTAAGATCATCTAGATCTTTCTGCTCCTCAGAGTCTCCTGGCATGGTTGGATCTTCTTGTCCGAAGCTCCAACCATGCCTGAACGCCGTGTCCTCAAGAGCATGAACAAGATCCATGATCTCTGTGTACGACTCCTCAAGAAGCTGGGATTTGTCTACGGTGGCAGTCTGGGGCTCAAAACCTAGCGCATCGTATTCTGCTGAGGTGTTGGGATCGAAATGAGCAGCAACCTCGATGGCAGCAATCGCGTTCTTTCCAAGGTGCATGGCAGCCAGGGCGTAGTGGCTACCGGAGCCGATAGCGTACTGCTGATCCTCGATCAGAATTGGGTACGGACTGCCATCGTAGAGCTTGACGACCTTTGCCTCGGACACGACGATCAACATGGCGCACTTTTCGAGGTCACGTTGATGAGTTGGGAATTTGGAAGGGTCTGCACCGTCAGAGAACCAGGCAATCATTTCCTCGACGTAGGGCCCGCTACCAGTTCCAGCCACAAGAAAACCAGATGCGAGCTTTCGCGCCTTACAGGTCAGAGCACGATGCCCGCTCATGACCACAGCCTTGTCGGCTACAAGTTGTTCGCCATCCCATGCAATGGTAGTCATTGGCCTACCTCACAAGGCAAAGCCGAAATGAATGACTTCCTGAACGCGAACTTCCATGACCTTCTTGTTGTCCAGACGAGCAGCCTTGCCTTCCGTGGAAACCATCCATTCGGATACCGCGGTGGGGGCCTTCTCTTCCTTCTTTGTCAACTCGTCACTGTTCATGTACTTGCCGGCCACTAGACGAGCCTGCTGCGCAATAGGGCTTGCCGAGTCGATAACGAAGAAGCTAATCTTCTCCGGATTCTCGTCAAAGACCAACAAGGTCTTGGCTCCAATTTTCACGTCACTCATTTTTTTTCTCCCCTTCCTTTTCTTCCTTTTCTTCCTTTACCTCATCGAAGGCATGCAAATGATCTAGGACCACAGAGTAGCGGGACTCAATGTAGGCGTGATCGATCAGCAATTGCGATTTAGGCATGGAAGTCCTCAGGCATAGCCTTTGGTCATCAAACGCATAGACAAGACTCTTACGGGTATCGAACTTGACGCCCGTAACATTTGGGTACTGGGTAGCAAACTGGGTCTCCAAGAACTTCTTGCTCTTGTTTAGGCACAGCACGTAGATGGCATAACCTTGCTGAGCCTTCTCAGCCGCCAAGGCTAGCATTCGTGTAGTCCTCCCAGTTCGACGCATTCCCAAATTCTCATATCGGGCAGGCACGATGGGAGGGAACTTTGCCTTCAGGGCCTCGAACTCCTGCTGCTTGCGCATAGGCTCTTCAAGGTCGTTGTAGGACTTGTCCTTAGGAACCTGCTGAACCAGATCAGGCTGAAGAACATTAGGATGCTCCTTACGAAGCTCGCGCATTCGCCGGCATCCATTGACCATGCAGTCTGGGTTAGAGCAGGAGCAAACAATTCCGGTCATGATGAATCCTTACCTATGTTACGCCCGAAGGACGGGGAGGGACTTTGGGAGGCCATAACCCATCCCTCGGGTTTCGCATCCTGTTGCCAAGCAGGCTTTTCTAAGGTCTCGATCAACGTCTGGCACACGTAGACCAAAGCCTGTTGGTAGGCATACCCGTGGACACGCACGTTCTAAAATCCGGTCTCGAATGAGATTCATGCCCATCCCATCGTCTAGATGCTTCAGAGCCCTAGGTCTCCCTATGGTCTCCGATCGGCTCTTCTGGTCCTGACTGTCCTGTGTCAGAGTTTGTCGACCGCTCCAGGCCTTGGTGCTTACGCGTCGCGGCCCTTCTATGCGATCCTCTTCCTCAGGTCCTCAGGCACCAGTTATTCAGCGGAGGGTCTAGCATCAACCTACCCGCCTAGCTGGTGACGACCTTAGTTGCAGACCCATGGCTAGGATAGGTCCAGAGCAGAGGTCCAAGGGAAGTCGTCACCAGTCTTCTTGTTTACAGTTTCTCAATTAGGGAGAAAGAAGCCGTCTAGGGATGCCATTTCCGCTGCCTTAAGGCCTCTTGCTTTTCCTCAAGATGGGACTTCATAGTCTGAGGTGCGTCATCGAACTGCACGTAGTTGATCTCCACAGGTTCGGCAGTTGTCGGTCTGGAGATGCGGTTCTTGACCTGATCTGGGGTTACAAACCCTGCTGGAATGTCTTCCAATGCGCGAAATTCAAAGCCATCTACAAATGGTAGACTGCTCATTCGCGTCCCTGGAAGGAGGGATGCAACACCTATTCCACAACACGGCATGACGTGATATACACCCTCAATTCGGTGACAATCACAAGTGCAAGATCCGTACGCCATGGGAAGAATAACACCCTTTGGATTACAGATCGGATTTGAGTAAGGCTGATCTTCGTAAGGCTTTGGTGGTAAGGTCATGATCAGGCCTTCACATCAGGTGATTGTTTTCTAAAGCTCCACTTGTCGAAGCCATGCTGAGCGATTCGATCCTTATCGGCGATTTTGATCGGCGTGTCATCTGGAGACGCAATGTTTCCAAAGAACATCATCAGCTCCTGACCGATCTGGGAAGGAGCCATCAGGGTATCGAAGCCCAGATTCCTAAGGGAGGGATTGAAAAATATCTGATAGCGGGTGACGAACATTGCAGGCACTCGTGAGGCAATCATCATCTCCTTAAGAGACTCTGATATAGGTAGGGGCTCGAGGCTCTTCCTACACATGCGAGGTATGTCGTCAAACTTTAGGCCCGAAACCTTTTGGAGCTGGGGCATGCTAAGGATGGAGGGTTTGAAGTCCATCGTGTTAGGAGATGGTGTGTATAGGATCGGATACTTATGCCCACAAAAGAAAAGGGTCCCACTAGACCAATTTGAATAAAGCTGGCCTACCGAGTCCCTGTCTTTTGGAAGAAGCTCTTTTAGTTCCGATTCCTGCAACAGTTCCCCACAAGCATGATCATGAAGATAGGCCGCAAGGTTAGGATAGGGACTCTCATCCTTTGGATTAGATCGAGACCAGACCTGCGTCTTCCTGATGTATAGGAGACCGTCGTCGTGACCCTGGGCCTGAATGAAGTCGTAGCAGTCTTTGAATGTGGAGATGATCTTCATGATCTTTCCTAGGAAAGGGAAGAAATTACAGGCCAAGAATTTGGAGGAAAAGAGCCTACGCCGGTTACGGGAACAAGCGCTTTGGTGTCAAATGCTTGAACCACTAGGCCGCAAGCTAGTGCATGAACGACCGCATTCATCCACATATGCTGTCGGTCATCTTCGACAATCAGACTCTTGTACTCTGGAAGGATGTGACTGAACAGTACGGTCTGTACAAAGCTACTTGTTCGGTCAACAATTTTCCAAGTCTTGACAGGGTAGGCCCTAAGACCGTTGGGTAACAATCTCTGATCGCTGCCTACCCGAACAATGTAGGCCGGATCCGATTCTTGACCAACTAGCACCCAATAGGACGCCACGGCGCTATGATATCTTCGTATCTCGCGGTCATCGTGCTTGCCAAGCACTACGTAGTTTTGATCCAACATCTGGTACGCTTGGTCAAGACTTATTTGTGGTAGGCCGGGCGGGATTCCAACCCGCGATCAACGCTTTATGAGAACGTCGCTTTGGAGCGCTAAGCTACCGGCCCTTGAACTCTCAGTCAGGCCCTTTCTTCTAGGGCTTGGTCAGAATTCGAGTCCTTAGTCAGACTTGAAAGTCGATAGATAGGCCTCAACCCTATTGACATATGCGTTGATGGTCTGCGGAGGCGGGCGCCACACATTGTCTGGAATCTGAATTTCGAATTCCTCTTCCAGTTCGAGCATGATCTCCGCGTTGTCTAGGGAGTCGATTTCCAACTCCTCCAAGGTCATGTCCAAATTCATCTCCTTGAGGTCCCTACCAATGGTGTTGGCCACAACATATAACACCCTACGCTCCATATTGTTCATCAAGTCTCCTAGCATCGTTCTTTCAAAAAGGCATTGAATGCCTCTACCTTTTCATGCGGTACGTCCCATTCGGGTATAGAGAACTCCTTGCCGCGCTGTTCAAGAACCCTAAGCAGGTTGTCGATATCCGCCTTGTCTTGAAAACTCAATCGACAAGTCTTTAGAGCTATAAGCCCAGCGATGGACGGCAACGATAAGTGCTCAGCTACTCGTACAGCCGAGGTCTCCACCTGAGCGTATAAGGTTTCACTTATGCCCAAGAAGTCAGGGTCTAGGATTTCCAGTTCAACATGCGTTTCAAGGTGAAGAAAGGCATGAGCACGAATTCGCTTGAAGCCTTCAACTCGATCTGGAGCCGCTTCTGACGACGAGAACAGAAAATCTGCGTCAGTGGTAGCCCTTGGTCTGGTGTAGTAAGAGACCGCAATGCCACCTATGAGGAGCAACGACTTCCCATATGACTTGACAAAGTCCTTGACCGCCTTGGCAACCTCAGGTACCAGAATAGCTTGCTCGATAGTGCGGTGGGCACCCAGCACTAAGGAGTCGGTCAATCGCATTTTAGCTTGGATCTTCATGCACTATTCCATGTATGGCGGAACCGGTGGGATTCAAACCCACGGATAGGCTTCCCCATCGGCGGCTTTCAAGGCCGCTGCAATAAATCGCTCTGCCACGGTTCCGTATTACTATTTACAGTCTAGGTTTGCTGTCCTGGACTGGAGGCAACGGGTACCAACCCTGCCATTGGTTATCAACCCCATCCCACTTTCCTTGGGTCCACACGCCTCCAGGGTTCAACAACTGCACTGCCTTGCCACGTGGGCAGGATGCCATCGGAAACGCAATAGGTTTCGATGCCTCAGGTTCCCCTTCGTTGCGCGTGTCCCTGGAGAGAAAGTGGTTAACAACGTAAGCGAACAGGAGACCTAAAGCAAAGCCAATGGTTAGGGCCAGCATGAAGGTCAGAGAGGGCGTGGACGGCGTGTTCATTGCCTAGCCTCATAGGCAAGTTCACAAGCGAACTGCCCAGGAACTGCCCCATAGTCAGGAACAGGTCCAAAGTGCCCTGGAATGGGAGCCAGCTTGGAGTCCATGAGCTTGACCCAAACCCCGTTGATCATCCTGTAGTAGCCATCGTCCCCAGCGGGCAGGGTGGAGCAGTCGTACATGAAGGGACCGGCAATGACTTTCGAGGTCTTGACCGATGCCAAATAGAATCGTACCCACTGTCGACCATCCTTTCGAGCCAAGGGCGCAATCTCACCAATCGCGGTCTCAGCCAGAGGATCGCGACCTTGCGCGTAGACTTGAAATCCGTGGCTTACTCCCGAATCTGAGTCCAGAGCCTGATCTTGAGGACGAATTTGGACCACATCACCTACGGAGTGGAACTCCGCAGGATGGATGACGGTCATGATTCCCGCTGATGGTTGAATTCTCAAGGAGTAAGGCTTTAGGAAGCCAAAGAGACCAGCACCAAGGGTGCCAACCAACATGATTTGCCAAAGTTTCATAGCCTTCCTTTCTGGGAGTCCTCAAATTCAGCGAAAGTGGACTCAGACGTTTCGGGCAGACCCAGACGGTGACGCTCAAGGACGTCCTCCAAAGCTTGGGCCTGTTTAAGGTAAGACAACGAGAGCCGGCTATTGTAGTCAGACGCCCCTGGGGCGATCAGCTTCTTAGCCAGTGCCTCGCGTGCATGAATCCAAGCCTCGACCTTCAAGGCCTTGATCCGTCTACGGATTCGGAATCTCTCAAGCCAGTTCATACACCCTCTCCCTGTTTTGATTAAGCGTCGGCTAGCACAGGGCCCTCGTAAGAGGACACGGCGTTGATGACCGCGGCCTTAAAGTTCAGGATCTCATTCATTGCCTTGGTGTCCAAAGCATTGGGCCCCCTCCAGGCCAAGTAGACAACACTCTGCGAGCGGTTCGGGAACTCCAGTGGAAGGAGGCACAGACTGCGCATGTAAGACGGAAATAGATCCAGACGTGCGGATGCCACATTCGATCCCGCCTTGAGAGCCTGAACGTCTCGCACGTTGACGTCCATTTGCTTGGCCAGGCAGATGGAGATCATGGGCACCTCCTCCAAGAGGAAGCCGCGACGGTCCTCTGGAAGAACGGACTCCATGCCCGAGTCTTTATCGTAAAAGTACAGGATGCGGAACTTATCAGGCCCAAGGATGTTTCGGGAGGCCACAACTACCCGATCTGGTCCAAAAGTCAAGAGGCACTTCATGAGCTTTGGCAGAGAAGTGGCCAGGCTTTCCCTAGAGCCGTCGATGCCTTCCAACGCAGAGGCGACGCTGAACTTCTTTCGACGGTTATCAAAGATGGCCCTCAACGTGTCCTCACCCATGAACTTTTGCTGTTCCACGGCCAAGGAGTCCAGCACCTGACGCCGAATGGTAGGCGTTACCAAGGCCGGGAACCGATCGATCAGAGCCTCCATGTTCGGGACCTCCTGAGTTAGTTCCTCAGAGGCGGCGTTGAAGAAGTCCACGTAAGGTCGTTGATCTTCCCCGGTGGCGACAGAGATAAGGGACTCCGGAAACCGCCATGAGGAGAGAATGTCCCTAGCTACGTCACCCAACGGGCAGCCAAGCACCCCAAGACAGGCAAGGTCTTGATCTTGCCCTTTGGCCATCTCCTCCTCTACCTTAGCCCAACGCTCAGGCAGAAAGAAAGCCACAGAGAGGCGAGCGAAGTTGGCAATCGTGACGTTCAGGGGTCTGATGCTCGGAGGATCGTCACCGACATCAATGTCGTGCGCCATATTGGCGGCCATAATGGAGAGCGAGAGCTTGGCGTTCGAATCCTCAGCTTCTTTATCGTCCGTGAAGGAGTTCAAAACCGATACGTTGAGAGCCAAGTAGTTGATGGCTTGCGTGCCTAGAATGCGCACTGCCTCCTCAACGCTAGCCACCTGCCCACCGAATTGTGCGTACATGGGCGAGTTGCAAAGACGAAGCACCTTCTTTGTCAACGCAGGGTCTGTGGAGATCAAGCGATTCAGTTCCGCAGATGAGGTGCTAGAGTTCACCTTCCGAAGCTCGTCCAGCAGCAGGGAGATTGTGGACGCAAGGGACGGGAAGTCCGTACGCCCCTTCATCTTTTCCAAGATGTCTTTTGAAATCGGGTTCATGCCACAGCCTTCTGGAAGATTAGATCGAGTAGCGCGTTAGCTGCCAACGGCTTCCCGAACAAGTAGCCTTGAATCATGTTGCAACCCAAGGAGGCCACGAAGTCCAGCTGCTCCTTGGTCTCCACGCCTTCGGCCACACAATACATACCTAGAGCATGCGCCAGGGAAATGATGGCGCTGCAAATCGTTTCATCCGACTTGGAGACCCCAATCTTGTCCACGAAAGACTTGTCGACCTTTAGGGCCTTGAGACGGAAACGACTCAGGTATGCCAACGAAGAGTAGCCGGTGCCAAAGTCATCGAGGACCACGCACACGCCAAGGGCGTCAATCTCGTCCAGAGTGTTGATGACCTCCATCGTGTCCTTCATAAGCGAGTTCTCAGTGATCTCCAAGATGAGGTTATGAGGATTGATCTCAATCTCAGCAACCGCCCGCTGAAGTGAAGACCTGAAGGACGGCATCTGGAACTGCCGGGACGATACGTTGACCGAGATTTTGAACTCCGGGTTCTGTAGGTTGATGCGCTTCAAGAAGTGACAGGAGGCCCGCAGGCACCAGTCACCTAGGTATTCAATAAGCCCAGAGGTCTCGGCCACTTGAATGAAGGTCGCTGGTGACACAGAGCCGAAGGTTTCCGAACGCCAGCGCATCAAGGTCTCGGCCCCTAGCATTCGGTCCCCGGAAGGATCGAACAGGGGTTGGAACTCCAAGTAGAATTCGCCTTGCTGGATGCCAGCATACATTGCACTCTCCATGGTCACAATGTTGTGACGACCCTCAGAAGAGGGATCGTAGACCTTGGAGCAATTCTTTCCCTGCTTCTTTGCCGCATACATGGCAGAGTCTGCGCATTGCAGAAGAGACTGAAGCTCATGGGCATGAGTAGGGTAGAACGATGTACCGATGGAGGTCGAAAGATGAACCAGGTTTCCAGAGTCGGTGAGGAACGGCTTCTCAATGGCTCGCAAGATTTTGATGCAGACCGTTTCGACGGCAGCCGGGGTTCGCGCCCCAGGAAGGATGATGACGAACTCATCGCCACCCATGCGGATTGCTAAATCCTGCTCGCGTAGAACCCCCTTCAGACGACGGGAAGCTTCGACCAGAATCTCGTCCCCCGCCAGATGGCCTAGGGAGTCATTGACCTTCTTGAAGCCGTCGAGGTCCAATACTAAGAGGGCAAAGCCAGAAGTGTTGTGTTTAGCGACCGCGATGTAGTCATCAATGGCCTTCGCCAGAAGGGAACGGTTGCCGAGACCAGTCAGGGGGTCGTACATGGCAGCCTGCTCAAGGCGGGCTTCAATCGTCTTCCAGTGGGAGATGTCTCGACCACAGATGGCGATCTGATTGCCCGCCGACATGGCAATCAAAGTGAATTCCATCCACACATAGCTACCGCCCTTGGTCTTCAGACGGGCGTTGATGCGGGAGAAGGCGTGACCATCAAGGTTGGCAACCGCATGCAGGTACTGTTGCCGATCCGCCTCGTGCAGATATTCCACAAAGCAGAGCAATTGCTCGTTATCAATCCAGCGAGTGCCGGATTCAGAGAGAAATGTTATGTGATGGTCGTTCGAGACCCTGCAAATCAGGTCCGTTAGGTAATCAATGTAACTTGGTGCTGCGCCAGTCACTGTGTCCTCCTATGACTTAGACGGGGCCGAAAACTTTCTTAGTATTGGATGAAATTAAGAGGAGGATATCAATACAGATTTTCGGACCAAAGGACATGAGTGCCGTCCGTTTTGGTATCGGCTGGCAAGCGGTGAAGGATCTGATTCGCGGCGTAGGCAATCACCCATGCGGCTTCCCGGCTATGGAAATCACCACGCGAGTCCACAAAGCCCTCTTCGGTGTGGTGCAGGCTTCGATGTGGAGCAATTCTGGCAACAGAGGCCATGATACGGTCAGCATGCCGAACACCAACCACAATAACACCATCAGGCCACCTGTTGGCTGCGGCCACAATTCGTAGGGTTTTCATCACCAGCTAGTAGGTTGGGTGTACGAATATGCCTTCGGGTTTTCGGCATCGAACTCCTCGCCCTTGGCCAAAATGTAGTCCACCGTTTCTTCGTCGTAGCCGTCGGCAAGCAGATGCTCACGGGAAAAGGATCCTCCCTCAGCAAGGCGTCGAGCGGGATTGATGACCTCTACAGGATCGGCGAGTGCTAACGTGACTTCTATCTCAGAGACGCGGAAGGTGTAGCACTCCTGACGACCGCAAATGCAAATGAAGGACCCACTCACCTGATAACCATTGCCCACCCAAAGCACGTCAACAGGGCTGAACTCAAAGCCCATAGCTTCTGCGCGACGGCGCTCATAGGTTTGGACATTGGCAGCAACCCGAAGAGGGTGGGCGATGGGGAGACCAAATGTATCTACGGGCGTCAGTGTGCTTGGCTCAACAGTGACGTACCGAGTGCTCATCAACGGAGTCATACGCGAGGTCCAAAGAGGATAAGCAAGACCATACCTAAGGCTGCCAGCCCGTAAGCTACTGGGAATACCAGCTGTACCCAATAAAAGCCGTAGAGACGTGACTCCCTCTTAGACCTTAAGGTCTCGATCACGAAACCGATGAAGAAGAAGGCGAGAACGAAGAGAACGAAGAGATTGAACATATGAACCTCAAACGACGAAAGGGAGCCGAAGCTCCCTTTTCTTAGTGGCGGTGATCAGGCTTGCGGCTGGGCGATCACCGTCGTCGGCAACAGCAGGGCTGCGATTCGGGTACGCATTTCAGTGCGCTCGATCTTGAGCGACTGAACAATGCCAGCCGTCTTCTTGCTCTTCTTGACCTTGGCCTGCTTCTTCGCCAGCGCCAGCTCAACGCTGATCTTGGAATGGGACTTGAGCATGGAGGTCAAGGACTCTTGATTCTGATGCGTGATCTGGGTCGCTGCTTCCTGCGTGACTTCCACGACTGCGGCCGTTGCAGACTTCGATGCCATCTTTGCCTTAGACATTTTCTCTTCCTTTCGTTGATCGGGAACATTCCCGCAGATTGATTATAGCACAGGGCGGACTGCGGCCCCCGCCCTGTGTAGTAGAAAAACAACGCGCTGGGAAGCGCATGAGCATGGGGTCTACAGACGGTAGTGCTTGTCCACGAAGCCCAGATCAGGATTGCCAACCAGCATCCAGTCAATCTTCTTGACCACACCGTTCTCGTAGTGTCGAAGATGGGGACGACGTAGGTGTAACTTCACGACCCCTTGGTACTCCTTGGCCCCCTCTGAACGCCTGGTCTTGTGACGGCGGCTGAGGTCCACGATATGGTAGTCAAACAGTGGAACCTTGCCCAGCTTGACCCGCTTGTCGTTCAACTTCTTGGGTGCGACTACCGTCGTGGTCTCCGCGACCTTGGCCGACAGCATGGCACAGATTGCGTGCACCTGTGCCCAGCAGAAGTCGTGTAGGTGCTGGAACTTTTCGTTCAGAGGTACAGTCACCCAGTTGTCCCCAGCCTCGACCAGAATAGGGCGGGTATCAAGATTGTCTTGACTCAAGAGCATGAACAGGAGGTGGCCGTTGATTTTGAACTCGAACACGCATAGATCGGCAGGCAGCAAGACCTCCGAGGAGTCGACAAGCATGGGACTCATGACCGAGAGCCAGTCATGTTGGACTACCACTGGTGTAGCCATCTTCAGCAATTCCAGTAGTGAGGCCTGAAGCGCCTTCTCACTCATTGCCTCCAAAAGCTTGTGGAGACGGCTGCAGTCGTTGCGCTGCAACTTTAGGCTCTGCAGGAGAGGTGCGGCTTCAACCTCAACCAGCTTCTCGACCACTATCGATGAGTTAGATTGGTCTTCAAGACCTACCTTCAGAAGTTCAGCAAGGTCGTTACCGATCAAGTCTGTGCCAAATTCAATGTCGTCCGCATCAGGGTGAACTTCCTTCAAAAGACCTTGCAGAGTCTTTTTGTTAAGGTCCACGTCAATGCCGAGTTCTATTGCAGCCTTCAACCGAACCATCTGCTGACGAACAGAATCCGAGATGAGGTCGAAAGCCTTATGGAGCCCCTTCTTGGCCAACGCGTCCTTGCTGTGGGTTACCACCCGAACATGAATGTCGTTGTCCTTGCTTTTCTTGTATGGCTCTTCCTCACGAAAATTTGGCGTAGGGGATTTGGCGGCGTCCAGAACCGCAGTCTTTGCAGCTTCAAACAAAGGTGAAGCGACCTTCCTAGGGGAGCCAAAGACATGCCCCTCAGGCATATCGATTGCCATTTCTCCGTGCATGATCGAGGCTGCTAGAGGGTCGTACTTCTTCTCTGGGCCCCCACGCTCTTTCATGATTTCCACAAGCTCGGCCTCACCAAGTGGCTTGTCGGTTGTTTCAGGTTCGACTACCAGAAACTTCTCACCGCCCTTAAGGTTCACCTGATCTTCGGCCTGAACTCGTTTGTAGGTCTTACCTCCAATGACCTGAACGTCAGGCCCGTTGGGGTCAAAACCAAAGTCAGTCTTCACCTTTGTCACATTGATATTAGGCATCTAAACCTCCTAGTCTAGAGCAGATGATCCGTCATCCTCTGGCAAGGTTCGAAGCCAATGAGGGCAGCCAGTACACCAGTTCGCTGCATATGGGCCACACTCGATGTCCCTGTCTGGACAGACGTAGATCGCGCGTTCCACAACCTGAACTGTCTTATAGCTCGTCTCCGGAATTCGAAATGCACCAAAGACATTCGACTTAGACTCAGACGGCTTACCGAAGTAGAAACTCTTCAGGAAGAGGAAAAGAATGCGCTCGCCCCATAGCTGAAGATCAGCTCGACTACGGGTATCGAAGAACTGGTACTTCGGGGACTCTATCAAGGCCTTGACCCGATTCTCCATGTTCACTAGGTGGGCCTTCACCTCTTCTACGGGGATAAGACCCAACTTGATGTCCCTAAGCCATTCGGCGTTAGGCCTCGGAAAGGTGATCTGGCCTTGGCACAGATACTGCTCGACCTGCTCATAGACCCGAACAGCGTGAGCCAAAGACTTCCAGTCCACTTCTTCCTTGGCTGCCTCCGACGAGCGCTTGCCGTAGGACTTGATCATCCTAGTCAGGGAGTCGACGAGGTCGTAGAGCGGTACAGTTTCCACATAATCCCTATCGTTGACGACTAGGGTTCGAAACGGCTGCCCGTTGTTCTCCGTCTGGCCGATCTTCAATCCGTACTTCTCGGCCAGAAAATCGAGAACGGTTGTTTCCTCCCAGGCAGACTTCAAGCGCACGGGTCGAACGTCAGAGTCAGTCTGTGCGTGCAGGGCATCGATTGTGTTTACAGCCCACAGCACCTTCTCAGCCAAGGCCATGCGCTGACCACGATGCACATAGTCGTAGACCTGCTTGGATGCAAACTCAACCATGCTCTTGACGTGCTGGTGACGCATACCCGTCAGCGCTGACATAAGGGCCAAGGTCTGATAAATGAGATGCGGGTCGCCAGAGACCTTGGCCTCAGAGGCCTTGAAGGCTTGCACCATCTCCACGGCGTATGTGGAGCCTTCCAGAAAGTCGAAGACGAACTTCTGGACTGGGATGAACTCCAGCTCCTCTCCTCCGGGCGGAACGGGATCCTGATCGTGAATGCGGTTGCCTTCTGCATCGTAACGATGCCTGATGGTCAAGAGGCGATGACCAAGCAGCACGTCCCTCTCCTGCGGGACGTAGATGATCTTGCGATCCCAGTCGCTGGCGGCCGATTGCATGCCGTAGAGATGCGAGCCGTAGGTCTGGTAGAGCATCCAATGGCTCTTGTGGGGAGCCCGCCTTAAGGCAGTGTTGGTGTCGGCCGTCATTTGTGAACCTTGTGAATCTTGTGGGCAAACAGCGGAGAGTCATCAGGCATATCGTGAATCAGCCACCTAACTTGTCTGCCAACTTGATCGTCAACGTGCAAGATTCCGACCTGACGAAGGTCCTCCTCTTTGGGAATCTGGGTCAGGAAACCGTAGAGGGCGGTCTGCAATGTCTTGTAGGCCGTATCGTAGAAGTCAGGCGTGGCAAGGCGCATGGCTCGGGCCATCTGCATCAAGGCCGTGACCTCAGGTTTCTTGGTCAACACATAGTCCGCTAGTGAGGCCTCGATCAAGGCCTTGGCTGCCTCATACACGTAAGGCTTCAGATCGGCATGGCCTTCTTTGATCGTGAAGCCGTGAGCGAGAAAGACGCTCCGAATTCGTTCTTGGGTCAGATTGCATTCCATACCTTACTCCAGAAGTGAGAGTGCCAGTGCGTGGAGAAAGGGATCGGCCTTCGTAAGCCTGGGAATGAGTGCCAGCTTCTCGTCCCTATAAGTAGGCCAGAACTTGGGGTCATGGTGACGAATGCTTCGCGTGTTGGAGATCGAATCCGCACACTTGATGGTCTGAAGCCAACCGGGCAAGGAGGCCAGCCGCCCCACGCCTGCAGCTTTGCGTGCAGCACGGTTACCTTCCTCAAGGTCGGATAGGCTCATCACGCCGTAGGCAAAGTGAGGACCAAACTTGGCTGTCAGGAGAGCCTCACGCTGCTTAACCGTCAGGTGCTTCATCGTGTCCTCAATGAGGTCGTGACCCCATGCGACAGCGATAGCCAAGGCAGCAGGAACCTGAGGGAGCGGGTCGTTGACGAAGGCCGACGCTGTCCAACCTGCAACTTCAGCCGGATGCACAATGTAGGCCTCGCCTGTGTACTTGCGTACCTGACCTGCATGGGCTGAGGCCGTGAAACGAATCACTTCCTCAAGATTCGGAATCTGAATGTCTTGTTCTCTTAAGAGGTCCATGAAGTAGGCTTTCAAGACGTTTGATGTCGGCCTCGAACGAGGCTTCCAGCCTAGGCCACTTGACCAGCTGGGCTTGCGTTAGGTGACGGTTGAGCCGACCTAGGGTACTGATGATGTGGACATTGCGTGCTGGGCCAGGAGGCTTGGCTTCTATAGCATCTATAACATGCTTGAAGCCGATTTGTCTCGGTCGCCCACAACGCCTAGGCGCATCAGACGCCATGGTCAGGGCCCCAACGAAATCCGGTAGTCATTGTCGTCTCCCTAGGTTGGATGTGGAAAGAGGAGCCGCTTGGACTCCCCTATCAGGCCTTACTTCTTCGGTGCGTAGAACATAGGCGAGAACATGGAGTCGCTGCCGTTCAGGTACTGAGGCATAGAGTGACCATCCCAGGAAAGCATCATGTGAGCCTGGGCATCAGTCAACTTCTTGGCATTCTCCACGGCCTGCATCTGCATGATTGAGTCCTTGGCGGCCGCAAACTTTTGGGCCGCCATCACTTGGGCATCAGCGATCTGGATCTGCATGTCGGCTTCGAACTTCTTGTTGATTGCCTGCTGAATGGCCTCATCGTCATAGTGCATGACGTCCAGGAATCCAAAGTTGTCGATTGTGATGCCTTGGGCTGCAAAGTGTTGCTTGGCGTCCGCAAAGACTTTGGAGAAGATTTTCACCTTCTGAGCTGCGCCTTGGGCAACCGTCAAGTCTGCGAACTCGTGAGACAAAGCACTGCCGATGTAGGAGCGAATCGTGGAGTCCATGATGGCCGACAGCTGCGTACCGGCAAACGAGTACAGGAACTGCGCCGTGTTGGCCTCGTCGATATGTGCAGTGATCGTTGCCCCGTAAGAGAAGGCGATGGAATCCAGCGAGCCCACATGGAACGACTCGTCAGCGGCAGAAGTGCCGGTTGTAGTGCTCGATGTCCATTCCCTGGAGACCGGGGTCCGGGAAATCTTCAGCAGCTTGACGCTTGGCACGTCATCCCAGCAACCAAGCATGGCGTCCGGACACTTGTTGATGTTGATGTGGGTAATCATAACCCGCTTGGCCTGCACCTTGTTGCTCTCCAAATAGGCTACAGAATCCAGCTTCTGTTGCTTATCCTTCGTGTTGCCATCTAGAGCGATAAGGAAGGCAGTCTCGTTGGGAGCCACTTCCGCGTATTCGTTCTTGGGCGCCCTGGGGGAGCAGCCGGTGAGGAGAGTCAGAATGGAGGCCAGAAAAAGTGCGGTGAGTTTCATGTTCAGTCTTTCTTGTCTTGCTTTTGGTTACGAATCGACTTCCAGATGAAGAGCATGCCGATGACCCAGACTAGGAGTAGAAGCCAGTCTAGGATGCCCACGCCGTTACCGACCGCCATGGCCGTGATGGCCGGTGAGTCGGTATTGTTCATCTGGTTCACTGTCACCTGCTCACCTGCCAGTTGTGTAGCAGGCGCAAGTAGACGATGAATGAGGACCAACACAATGGTTACGGCCAGGGAGATGAGGATTCGGGTCTTAATCTTCATGATTGCCTTTCAGAGTTATGAGGACCAGAAGTCCTAAGGAAGTTTGTTATGTGGAGCGGATTGTTCCACCATTAGGTGTTCGTGCTCGTCCTTGTTGAAAAGGAAGGTTCGGATGCGTCCTTCAGTGTACCAGAAGCCCTCGGCTCGGAGAATGAAGTCAATCCTATCGCGTAAGGCCCTCTTCTCCGCCAAATCGACCTGCAGGCTATTGCGGGCCTCTTTGAAGGATTTATAGTTGTCGAACTCGCTTCTTCCTGCCTGTTCGAGTTGGGTCTGGAGAAGCCGCATGGAGGAAGTCAGCAGACGGTACTGGGCTTCCAGTTGCTTCTGTCGCTTGGACTTCACGGTAGGCGAACCTCAAGAACCAGACGCTCTTGAAGATCCAGTGACTCTCTTAGGGAGAGAGCCAGACGGTCTCGAAGGAACTTCACGACCTCAAAGCGAGGGGTGCCCTGCCGAATCATCTCCTTGGCCTCGATGGAAACCTTGTCGAGTGACGACGCACCGTCGGCCACGAAGACCGCAATCTTGTTAATTTCGTTTCGGGCCCGAAGTTGCTCGGTGTAGACGAATTCGTCAGCGATTTTGGAGAGAGGTCTGGCTTTCCGCTGAAGGGAATCAACGATGTTGACCGCACGCTGAAAGGCTCGATGCGCGATAGCCGTGTAGGCCATGATCTGGACCTCGTCGAGTCCCAGATTATAGAACTTATTGACCACCTCCAAATCAGTCACGGCCTCCTCTTCGTCATCGCCAATGGAGGCCTCCAGTTCCTTGATCGTGTCCTCAATGAAGGAATCGCGGACGCGATCTGAATTGTAGGCCACTAGCTTTGCCAAGAAGGTATCGAGATCGAATGACATACTGTTCCTATTTATTGGGTAACGTTGAGACGGACGACGGTGCGAGGACCGCTGAAGCGCTGTGGAAGGGAGCGATGCACCAACTGCAAGGCGTCACCGTACCAGACGTAGCCCTGGGTCATCGGAACGGCACGAAGACCTGAGAGGTCCAGATGATCTACTGATCCCTGCTCGTCAGGATAGCCATTGATCTTACCGACAAGGGCTTCGCAGCCCATAACGTCGGAGGCCAACAGAAGCAGATCACCTTTGGCACGGAAACCTTCATCACGTCGAATGCTGTGACCATCGTGATAGCCCGAGGCATTGATATGTCTGCCTCCTCCATGTCTGCCTCCTCCATGTCGACCGCCACCACCCTGACTGTGGCCCGGACTTCCATGGGTACTGATATTCGCAATCCAGTTGCCGTCAGTGTGGGCCCCAGGACGACGATGAATTTCGCCTCGGGAAACTTCCCGCTGGTCGATCATCAAATAGATCGGTTTGTCGGTCTTGATGTTGGTCAACATTGCGTCCACGGTGGGCTGCCAGTGTGCAAGCTCCTTACCTAAGCCTTGGGCTTGGAAGAAGGGCTTCATGTAGACACGTTCAGCCGCAAAGGCAGGGAACGGAACTTGGCGACCACGAATAACTTGCGAGTTGAGCATTTTCTACCGCCTTTAAGTCTTAGATGCTCGCGCTTCACGAACACGAGCTGCCTTAGTTGCAGGGCGTCGCGCTGAGGTCTTTGCCGCAGGCTTGCGAGTCGTTCGAGGTGCCCTTGTGATCTTAGCCTTGTTCACCACGTCACGAATCTTGAAAGGCACGACCCAGACCTTGGCCTCCTGCCAGAAGTTGAACAGCTTGGTTCCAGTCGCGCCACGTGGAAAGTCTTGGCGTTCAATACTTTCTTGGCAATAGTTAAGGGCGGCACGAGCTTCCTTCAGGGAAGGAAAGAACGAGGCTTTGGTGAAGCGTTCGGTGACAGTAATGTCCTCACCTTCGACAAAGTAGGCCCACAGATTGTGGTCCTGATTGCCGATGAGGAAAACCGTACCTCGGCCTACGTATTCGATATTCATGTTCTGCTCCCTTGGATTAGACGACGACCAGTTCGGTGAAGGCCAAAAGAATATTCATGATGGCCGACATCACCTGCTGCTTGGAGTGCTCATCCGAACACCAGATTTTTCCGTGAAAGATGTCCATCAGCTTATCGATGTCCTCGTCAGAAAGACGGCCATCAAGATTCATGGACAGCGCCACACCTTTATCGAAAACCCCAACGTTGGTCTTAGTCAGAAGATTGAGAAATTCCAGGACCAACACCTTAGTGGTGCCGATGTTGAAGGCTGCGCGGTCCATAGTTCGAGCGCATACCTTGTGGTTGAATAGAGCCGTATGAAAGGCAAACACGTCGGTGACTTGCAACCTTACCGTCACCTTCTGACCATCCAGCGGACGACGAGTCTCCATGTAAGGGCTGTCGGCCGACAAGGCCAGGCTCTTGATGTCGTCACCATCCATGTCGGCGAACATTTCGTCTACGTCCTCTTCGCCGACATCAATTTCCTCCTCGCCAAAGATAGGCAGCTGGTGGTTGGTGTCCACGGGGAGGTTCGCGTGCGTGAGCAGAGCATCAACGATGCGTTCCAGGGTCTCGATGCGAATTTGCTGAGCCAACATGACGCTTTGGAAGGCATACGGCCATGAACCCTTCTCGGATTCCTCAAGACGACTGGCTCGGGTAGCCAGCATACGATTGCCGGCTTGAAACGATTGGGAGAGGATGTGAAGGGTGAGTTGCTTAGGGGAAGGCTTGGACATTTGAATCTCCTATGGAGGTTGAAAACGACCGTCCTTAATACGGCGACGATCGGGTTAGGGAACTTAAAGACCGAATAGGGACTTCGTGAATAGAGATGAGGCAAAAGCCTTGGGCATACTTACTCCTTATCTATGGTGATCGTGAAGTCACGGCCTGCGTCAAGGTTCTCGTACAGGATCTGATCGTTGACCTTGATGTATATGCGTCCGCCGTCGTAGGCAACCTGAACGGTATTCACCACCTCAGGAATTTTGATCTCCGGATGGAGAAGGTCTGGATTTTGAATCAGTTCCCCACTCTCGTCTCGAAACCAATCCCAGTCTTCAAGCTTTAGCATCGGTGCTCCCATATGCAGTCAGAGACATGGGAACGACAACGAACTTGGCTGAGGAACTAATCAATCCAGTGGACTGGACCCAAAGGTCTCCTGCTTGCTTAGCCGCTTCATGACTATCGAAGCCCGGAACGTGATAGACATGGTAGCCTGGGTAGGCGACTATTGACAGAATGAGCGTGTACATTATTTCCGACTCTTCTTTGTCACCTTAGCCTTCTTGGCCACCAGAGCCTTGAAGGCTTCGGCTTCGATCTCAAGACCCAACCCACGAAGATAGGCCACAGCACGATTTGCCTCAGCAGCCTCGTTCTTGGCCTTATGGTGCTCCCGTTCTTCGGCCTTCTTTTGCGCAGCCGCCTTTTGAAGCTCAGACTGCTTGGCTACGTAGGCACTGATCTTCGGATTGGCTTTCAACATGGCCAGAATTTTGGCCACAGACATCTTTGACGCCCCATAGAACTCATAATCCATTTGAGTTTTCAGAAACGAGTTAACCTCGTTTAGGGTCATGACCTTGCTAGGGGTCGTCAAGGCCACGATAGTCTTAAGTTCATCTGGTAACAGTAGTTTAGCTATCGAAGTGTAGGGTGCATTCGACAATGCACGCACAAAAGGTTCTACCTTTTCCCGATCAGCATGGGTTTCCAACACGTATTGGATCACGGCGTCCACGCAGTAGCGTGTCTGGGTCAAGGACATCTCGAAACGAAATTGATGAGTAGAGGAGTAGAAAGGCTTGGCCATGGTTATTCCTTGATGTTGAATTCTGCTTGAAGGTCTTGAATGCGTGTCCGAACCTTGGCCTTCCATTCGGCCTCAGCTTCGGCGTTAAGTTCTACCGTTGCGCGCCTTTCAAACTCGGCACCAACATAGCGACTGAATGTTGCCTCTGGTACCTTGACCGTCTTCTTCCAGAAGGTGTTCGCACTGTGCACGAAGCCGTCGAAGGTTCCGATGTAAGCAACAAGGTCAAGAGTTCGATCCTCATTGACCGTGCCTGTAATAGACAACTGATCGACGCGGGAGTAGCCGACACGCTTTTCGTAGGTCTGACGATAATCTTCGGAGGCCTCGACCAGCTGTAGGGCAACATACGCAGGTAGATCGAAAGGGAAGAGGGGTTTACGCATTGCTCAGTTCTCACCAAGTTCAAGGGCGTTCTTCATGATCGAGTAGAAGTCGTCCCGTTCAAAATCCTTGTTTGCCAAGAACCATTCTTGAAGGCGCCTCTGCAGGATTTCCATACGACCCCATACATCAGTTGCGAGTTCCTGACGAACACTAGCACTCTGCTGCGAAGGTAGTAGAAGGTCTCGATTTCTGGAAATGAATTTGACGACCCCTGGCTCAGCGAACCACCCAAAGAAGGTTTCGTCCCAATCGTTGGCCCTGATTTTGCCACCTTTACAGATTGTGGCATAGCTATGAGCATCGTCAGCCCAGGCAGCGCATTCTCGTAGCCAACCGTTCTGGTATTGCTGAAGACTGGGTACGAATTTGATCAGACCCAGTTTTACTACATGAAGCGCGAACTGTTGGGCGTTGCCTCTCATCGCATTGCGAGTGAAAGCCCGATCGTTGGCCATAGACAGGAGAAGATTTTCTGTAGCATCCCTGCAAGAGGCGAGGAGTCGAGCTAAGGCTTTGATTTTCATAGTCTTATCCCTAGAAGCCGAACTTGGAAGCGCATATGGGACCAATGCCGGCCTCAATGCTTTCCCCATTGGTCAGAGTCTTGCTACAGATACAGCACCGACCAGTGCGTTGGCCGTAGGCCTTCATGGCCTCCAGCGGATTTGAGAGAAGGGCCAGCACCTGCTTCTCGTCCTCTTCCGTACAGGAAGGAACTTTGACGAAGTGGTTCTTGACGACCTTGCCCAGATACTGACCACCAACGCCCGTGACGTACAAAGCGCCCGGGTTGTTGCCCGTCACCGGGGCAGGCTTGATCACCATATCGTCCATGGTGACGCGCGGACGCTTGATGCCATTTTCCATGGCGGTAGCAAAAGCCGCGTACAGGGTTTCCACAAGGGCGGCCTCGACCTTGGGCGAGATGTCCAACACCTTCTGCTGGTTGGCCTGGCGAGCCCGATCACGCTCCACGATGTCCATGACGGCGCTGCACTGCCGTTCGCTCAGACGGCCGTAGGCCTTGAGCTGAGCCCTCAGGGAGAGGGCAAAGTTGGTGTCCGTCTTCTCGACCCAGGCCACTACCTGACCGTGAGAGACCCTGAAGGCGTGGGCGATGTTCGTAGGATTGTAGGTGCGCATGATCGTCTCCAGACTAGGGAATCAGAGGGCGAAGAATTCGGGTGAAAGAACTTCGTTCAAGCGAGTAGGCGTCTTGGACATCACCAACTCAAGCATGCGGTCGAATTTTGCAGGCAGCCCAGACATTAGAGTCTTGGTTAGGCGCTCGATGTCTGAGGCGTGAGAAAACGCAGGAGACACTAGGCCGAAGCGAACACACTCAGAGACTATGAAATGAACCCTCGCTTCACGAAAGCTATGAAACAGGGCATCGTCAGCGTCGGAGGCTGCCACTCGCTTGCCACCCTTGAGAAAGGTAGCATCGTGAGCCTGATCTACCCAGGCAATGATTTCCAAACACCAGTGCTTGGCTGCCTGATGACTCGGATTGAGAGTCACCTTTATTGAGTGCTCTACGATGTTCGGGCCCAGCGACATCAGACGATCCATGGCGTCTTTGCGCTTTAGCGGCATGGCTTCGATTTTCATCTTGTACCTCTTGCGAGTCAAAGGGCGGTCAGATCCGATCCTAGGTAGCCTCGAACGGAAGACTTGACCTCGCAGCGAACGCGCAGGGGTTCGCCAAGCTTGGGCTCCGAGCTGTTGTACCAACTAACGTCGTAGATTTGGGTACGAACGCCCGCAACAGTGGCGGACGAGATTTTGGTGACCACGCCCTTCAGGTCCGGGACGCTGTTGTGGGTCACGCGTTGATTGCGTTGCATGATTGTCTCTCGTCTATCAGTTCAGACCAGTGAAGTGCATGAGATCAACACTCATAGCACCCGTCGGCTTCACCCTGATCGTGAAGACGCCGCTGCGCTTTCCACGCAGACCCACGGCCCATCGATGAAATTCAGGATCGCTGTTGTCGAAGGTAATCTTCGTACCAAACGAATGCGCGAAGTCACGCGCGAGGTCCTGCGAGAACTTGAAGTTGCCGACCTCGACATATTCGCCGACAAAGTATTCGGCGTCGCGTCGCTTGTTGTAGAAACCCCCGTCAACCAGCTTGGTCGCTACGACCGCGTCAGCACCGCAAGTGCGAAGAAAGGTCTCCAGAGAGGCCCGCAGCTTAGGAGTCATTTGGATCATGATTGTCTTTCTAGACGTTGAATAGGGATCAAAGCGAGGTGGGCCCTACGCACCACCTCGTGATCTTCATTTTTGACCTCCCGTAGGGCCGGGGATCAGTGCATCCAGAACTGATGCACAGCCTTCAGGTAGGCCTTGTAGGGCGTCTTGGCGTGGATGACCTTCGGGCCCTTCGCGGTCTTGATGGACGCTTCCACACCGTCCTCGAAGCTGACCACCGTGATGCGCGGCAGACCCTTGCAGCGGATCAGAACCTTGTCCTTGGAGGCCAGGGCCGACTTGCGGAACTTGACCAGACGGTTGTCGTCCTTGCCGAAGCGGACCATTTGCTTGACGACGCCGACGATTTGAGCTTGCTTAGCCATGATGAATACCTTTCTAGATACTGCGTCTTCTGACGCGGGGTTGATGATGAGGTCGCGTTCATGCTTCCTCACTTTCAGTATACAGCAGCAGGAATCGCCCGTAAACCTCTTTTAAGGCTAAAAATCGTGATTTTTCGCACGTTTTTTGAGCAGGAAAACGACAAAAACCACGCGCCCAGCTGTCAAAAAGCAGTCGAGCACGTGGTTTTGAGCTGGAATCGTCAGGAATCAGCGGCGGAGACTAGATTTGATCCTCAGCAGTCTTGTTGAATCGCTCCAACACCTGCTCAGGCGTGAGACTGACCGACGAAGGGTCGAAGGCCTCCGCGAACATCAGCTTGTAGACGCAGGCCAGAGGTGTCTGACCTGACCGCACCTGCCGCTGGAGGATCTTCTTGGCGTCCTCATCGCTGTCCGCCCGCAGGATGGACAGCTCAGTACCCACGGCCTTCACATACAGCGAGGGCGGGACGTTCGATACCCGCTCCTTGCCTCCCTCAGACAGGTTGCTGTCTTGGAATTCTTTTTGTGCCATGGTGACCTAGCGTTGGGTGAAGGGGACGCCAGCCTTGTTCAGCACGTTGCCGATGATGGTCATGGCTGTGCTCACGGTGCCAACGCTTCGATTCGGATCGGCCACGATAGAGTAGTCCAGAACATGATCGTAATCGTGGGTCTTGTCCTCAGGATCTAGGGCTGAGAGATGGACCTTGCCATCGACTTCAAACATGAAAAGCATGATCATTTCCTTGGTGTTGGGTTAGGAAAGGGCTCGACGAAGCTTACCCATGACCTCGGCAGCGCGATCCGGAGTCACGTTCAGGTAGGTCTGAAGCTTGTTGATGTATTTCGGGTAATCCCAGCTGGCTGCTGCCTCCGAGTTGTCAGTCCCAATGAAGGCCGAGAAGCCTGGATGAGAATGACCGGCTGCTATCTGGATGTAGGTCCGGAGCTTGGGACTCATGCGGTGCTCAAGAGCCGCCAGTCCTTGGAGGTCCATGCGCAACCGATCTTCGTGTTCCGGTTGGACGGCTATCTGCACACTTTCAAGGGGTACGTTGACGGCCGTAAAGGTACCGTCAGTTTCCCTATGCAGAGCCTGCCGCTTGTCCCGAGTCCAATACTCAATGAGCCCCATGCCCGCGTTGTGAATCGTGCGCTTGCATACGTTCAGGGCGTGAAGCTCCGACTTGAACCTCGGGTATTGACGACGAAGGGCACGAACAGCGTGCTCAACCAGGTGATCACGCATGCCGTCCCTCGTCAGGCCGTAGGATTCCAGGAACCGTAGCTTCTTGGTCACGAAGCGCCCAATGTAGTTCATTAGGTCCTGGGTGAAGATTGTGGACTCCATAGCCCGGAACTCGGAAACCGTGTAGGCACCGAACACCCTAGGGTCAAGGTGGGACAGATTGAGGCGACGTAAGACGCCCACGTCCTCAGGGAAGATGCCGAACTTTGCTGGTGAAGTAGGGATTCCAAGTTTTCGATTGACGTAGTATGCGTAGGCGTAGAGCTTGCAGTTCAGAAGAATGTAGCCATTGGACTCGGTCGCGGCCCACACCCGTTCTTGTGTCTCTTTGTCTCCTATTAGTTTTCGGTACTCGTACTTGCCGATGGCCCCGAACAGGCAGGCGAACAGAATGCCAACCACACGATTGTGGTCCTCCACTTGTAGGATGTCTTTTAGCATGTTCCGCCCTTTGGCTCAGAAGCTGAGAATCTGAACCAACGAGGTGGTCCGCATATTCATCTTCTTGGTCTTTTTGAGCGTGTCCTTCGGCGCGTTGTCGATGGTCGGCACCTCATAAGTGTCGTCAGCCATCTTGGCTGCAATGTCTCGGGATGTCTTGACCTTGGGGTCGACGATGCGGCCCTTGGCTTTCAAAGCCGCGTGCTTGACTTTCCACTCCTTGATCGACAGTAGGCTCTGGTCGGAGGGCAGGTAAGCAAAGAACGACTTGCCGGCCGCCTCACGGCTAGGGCTGCCTGTGAGAACGATTTCGCCAGCAGACGTATAGCCAACCACGTAGCCGCACAGGTAGTTGCTGACGTATTCAGGGCCCCGGATGTTGATGTAGAACTTGGTCCCCATCTTGAGCTTCCGGCCTGTCGGCTTCAGGGTCAGGATAGCTTTCAGGATCTTGCGTTGTTGCGGTGTCTTGGACGCGATCAAGGCTGACAAGGCCACGAACTCGTCAACGTTGTGGATGACCTTCGTGTAGTCAGGGGTGAAGCACACGGGGGCGATAGCGAAGGTCTTGACGCCCAACTCGCTGCACGGTTTATCGAATTGTCGGTGACGAGATTGCTTGTGGTGGAGACATTCCCCACACCGCATGCGATCCTCGGAGGAAGCTTTTGTTGGTTTAGCTAGACCGTCTTTCTTGATAGCCATTAGAACCTCAATTTGTTTTGTTGTCGGGCCAGGACTTCCTCGCGCTGGCCCGTCGTTCATTGTAGCACAGCCTTCTGAGGGCTGTCAAGCACCCGCTTTTACGCACTTTTCCACAGGATCCGACCCTGCGCGTTAGCGGTTGCCCAAGTTGCGTCATTTGAAGCCTTGATCATCAGCATGTCTCCCTTCTCCAAGGTGAGGCTCATCTGCGCCACCCAATGTGCCAACTGGTTGTTTCTGACTTTGAGTGACACCGGATCGGATGCCTTCTGCAAGAAATGCAGACCGCCCTCTTTCTTGATCAGGTAGAGGGTGAACATGCAGCCTCCGATGCGATACGTGTCAAGGTCTCCGTGTACTTGGTTCCCAGAGGGGAATCTCCACGCACCTCCTTGGTCCCATACGTATTGCTGGGCGACAAGGCCAGGGATGCCAACGTCAGGTCAGGGTGTGTACCGTAGAGGCTACCGTAGGGGATGAGGAACACACTCGCACCGGGGCGGTCTTGGTGGGGCGTGACCATGATCTCCATCGGAGACTCCAAGAGCTTTGTGTTCTCATTCCACAGACCGATAACAGTCTGGCCGCTTAAAAGGTGAGCTACAAGGTAGGTCTTCATAGTTGTTGTGTGGCTAAACGACAAAAGGGCTCGTAATCCCGGTCAAGAATCACAAACCCCTTTTCAGTTGTTTTCGGCCTAGCCGAAGGTTGCTTTGTATAAGGCTACTAGGGAAGCTCTGAAGATGTCCTGACGACTCTTCTGGAAGTGCTTCTGTAGCCTCTCCACCATCAAGGTCTCAGCGGCAGAGAGCTTGAAGGATTGGATGCGTTTCTTGTTTGGGTCAGCATCGTATTCCCGTTCGGCCTTGACGATCATGGCCGCGAGCCAGCATAGCTTTTTGCTCTGCTCGACTCCTTCTCCTATCAACAAGTCTTTAAGGTCCTTTCCCGAGTGTATGCGGTTGGCAATCTTGTGAATCGTCCCATGATGGGAATCGCAAAGGGAAGTTATTGGCCCGTCCTCACCACCAGCATTGCGCGGGAAAATATGATGGTCCTCCCTATTCGCAATACCTGGAGGAGTTGAGGTCTTGAATCTCTCACCGCACACCCAACAGTAGTCGAACATTAGAGTGGTGCGGTCGAGCTTCATTCTGTACCTTCGTCTTCCTTGAAGAGAACCTCATTCGATACCGAACCTCTACGCAAGTAGTCGGTATAGAAGTCGTTCAGCTCTGGGACTGTGCCATCGGTGGCCAAAACCAACTCACCATGGAAAGTCAAGATCGGTTGCCGATCAATCAAGCCCGTGGCAATCGATTTCCACTGAGCCGAATGCCGACGGCGGTTCGTACCGGGCGTACCTAGGTTCAAGAAGGGTACGAACTTACGACCCCATGCGTCCCCACCAGCCTCTTCATGGCGCTTCGCCATCTCAGGTGAGGGAACCAGAGGCAGGACCAAGAATGATCGGTTCTGCGCCGTGTCATACCAAAGGTCCATCGAGCCCGGCAGTGCTCGGTACAAACCGTCTTCAGCAGGAAGAATGGGCTCCACATCAGAGGCAAGGGTAAGGCTCACCGCATCCCAGTCCACGTGCATTGACGTGCCTGCGAACATACGGGATAGCAACCCCAGGGTCTCCGGCGTCGGCAAGGTAATCAGCTTGTAGATCATGATCAGGTCCGGAAGGCAAAGCCCCAGTTGTTCACTTTTAGGTGCCCACCAGGGAAGACCTTAGCCAGTTGGCGCACGTCCCTGGCAGACATGACCCAGAACCAAGAGCCTTTGTTGTACGAGGTCGATTTCTCGGATACCAGGCTGTACTCCTGCCCCGTCTTCTTGCTCATCAACTTCATTACCTCCTTGGCGACATCCAAGGGAGCCTTGTCTCGGCGCTTGATGACGTGGGTAGGCTTGCCTGCCTTGTAAGTCACAACCCTCTCACTAACACGCTGGGGCTCTCGGGCTTGACCAGCCTCCTTGGGAGCCGTAGTGTATGCATGGCTGTGGATGCCGATAACCAGCTGGTTGTGGATGATCGTATAGCCACCAAGATTTTCGACCTTGAAGCCTGCACGACCTAGGCGGTCGCTATCGACGTAGCCAACCGATGAGTGTTTGGCGTCCTTGCCAACGAAGGTGAAAGACACGGGGGCCCGTGCGACGAGGAACTCCTTGTCACCGAACGGTGGGATAGTTTCCCGCATCTTCGTAGTCCGGACCAGCGTCTTCTCTTCGTCGCTCAGTTCTTCGCCCTCAGGAGTCTCACCGGCAGCGATAGCCAAGTGACTGATGCGATCCTTGGTGGCGGTTTTCAAGGTCGCGAGCTGCTTGAGCGCCTTGGCAGGGGAATTTAGGTACAGGTCCTCTTGGGCGACAGCACGTGTGGTGATGCCTTCCCGAAGGGACTGAAGTTCGTTGGCGATGATCCTCAAATCAGGGCCCAGGCCTTGAAGACCAACTTCTTTGATCTTGTCCACGTACTTGACGGAGGCCGTGATGAGCCCTAGCTGCCGTCCGCGGGTTGAAGAAACAGCAATGGAGGCCATACCGGCTTTCAGCTTGGCCAGCATCACCTCAACTTTGTCCATCTTGGCTAGACGGGCTCGCAGTGTGGCGATCCGCAACTGAGCTTCATCCTGATCATGAACCTTCACGTGGTTTCCTTTGGTGTAGATAGGGAACGAGAGGTTTGGGTAGACTAAGCCGCCCAAACCTCTCAAGCAAAGGCCTCCGGTGGCCTAGGCGATCAGAGCAGAACGCTGTCGTTCTTGCTCTTCTTCGCGGTCTTGGTCGGCTTGGCGGCCTTCGCTGCCTTACCAGCCTTGGCGATACGCTCGCCCTTAACGGCCTTGGTCGGCTTTTCAGCACGGACCTTCTTGCCCTTAACGACGCGCTCGGCCTTGGCCGCCTTCGCGACCTTGGTACCCCGAGCTGGCTTCTCAGCCTTGGTGGCTGCACCAGCACGCTTGGCCTTGGCGCCGGCAGCCTGAGCCTTCAGCTTCTCGACCAGGGCTTCCAGACGGGTGTTCTGGCGGGTCAGTTGGTTGTTGTTACGCTCCAGGGCCGAGACTTGCTTGGCGACGCTAGCGGCGCGTTGAGTGGTTGCCATTTTAGATTTCCTTCTCTGATTGAACGGGCAGGATTTTGTTATCTGCCCGACCTGGGAGAATTCCCAGATTTGTTTACAGTTTCCTTGCGGAGCCTGTTACTTGACCTTCATCTTCCTATCCTTGGCGGCCTCGAACTTGCGATCCGCCTCGATTGCTTTCAGGACCTGATCACAGTCATCCATGACCTTCTGCTTGGGCTTCTTGAGCCACAACTCCAGCTGCTTAAGATCAGCTCGCTGCTCTTTCAGAGCCTCCAGCACCTTTGTCTGGTCCAGCTTGCTGATTTTCCTCAACTGGAGATCCAAGACTTGCTTCGCCTGCAGTTCGGACAGTTTGAAGACCTTCATCAGGTCCGCTTCCGGATCCGTTGAAGTTCGGATGACCTTGATGAGGGCGTCCGCGTTCTTGGCTACAAAGATCAAGAGCTCCGAGTAGTCGATAGCTGACTGCTGGTTGAGGATTCGATTCTGGAGACTCGCCTTCTCCAGCTCGACGCGATGTCGAAGCCAGGTGACGATCAGCTTTGGTACCGTCAGGTTCAGGTACTCCGTCGTCATCGATACCACACCGTCAACGACCGAAGATTTCCGATGCGTGACGTTGATCTTGAATGATCGGGCTACCTGCGTTGCCTTCTGGACCTTCTCTACCAGCTTATCAAATTGTGCATAGTTGTGGTCCCTACGCATCTCGATCCTGAAGCCAGTAGCGCCCTTGTTGTTGTAAGCCTGGTCGACTTCAGGAAAGGTTCGGACCTTGGTGATGAACTTCACGGGGTCCAAACCATAAGGCCAGTCATCGATTTCGATTGCCTTATGGTCCTTGTCGATAACAAGGGAAGCCTCGAACACGACTCGGGCTGAGGGGGCCTTGAAGAGCTCCATCCATCCTTGGGCGTTCTCTTTGGACTTGACTGGTCTGCCGCCGTACTTGTACTGGTACTTGAGAGTCTTGGCAAAGTCCAAGGGGGCTAGGCGCTCGCCTGCCAGCAACCGCTTGAGAATCAAGACCACCGACTCAGGGGTAAAGGAGGGGAGATTGGTTGTCGTCCCAACACCGATACCAGATGAGCCATTCAGAATAACGTTGGGCAGAAGCGCAGGAAGCGTAACCGGCTCTACCGTCTTGTCGTCGTAGTTGGGAACGAACGGTGTTACTTCTTTGCTGATGTAGTTGGGGTCAAAGAATCCAGCCCACCCGTAGGCCGAGAGAGTGCAGTTCGTGTATCGAATAGCACCTGCCGGATCGATCAGCGAGCCCCAATTCCCTTCGCCCCGAAAGGTAGGTACGTTAGAGTTCACTAGGACCGTGATCGAGTCCGACACAGAAGCATCTGAGTGTGGATGGTACTTACCCACGGTCTCACCCACGACCCGAGCCGTCTTCACCATATCCTTGCCTAGCTTTGAAGCGGCCCACAGGATGCGGCGCTGCACAGGTTTCAGCCCATCCATGATGTCTGGCACTGCCCGAGCTAGATTAACCTCGTCGGCATAGACGCCCATGCCGCGGGTCCCGAAGTCTGCTAGAGACTCTTCGGTGATCAGGCCCCGCTCACCAGAGCCGAGCCGTTTAGAACGGACCTTCATTCTTTCTCCTGTTGATTGGCTTCTCCTGGGTCAGACTTACCCATCAAGGCCGAGAAGTCACTCAAGTCTTTCTTAGACAAGGGCTTGATTCGAATCAGCTTCCGCGTCTCGGCGTCAACAGCCAAAATCTTCAGCACCTGATGGTCAACTTCGCCCCAGCCCTTGGCATGCTTAACCTCAGCCTTCACGCCCGCAGCCTTGAGCTTCTTTTGAATGCTACTCAAGGTGTCGCCGGTGAACAGCTGGTCACCCTTGATAGCATAGAACTCCGGCATGTCCCCAACGTAGATCATTCCCGCCTCATACATCCCAGGCAGGTACTTGGAGAACAAGGCATTCAGCAGACAGTTGATGTGTTCCCCGTCGGCGTCCGCGTCGGCCAAGAGAATCACTGCGCCTACTTGCAGTTTCTTCAGGGGGTCCTCGTGGCGGGGATCGAAGCCCATAGCCGCCAGCAAGCTCATGGTCGCAAAGGAGGCCAGAGCTTTGTCGCCCTTAGCCCTCCAGGCGTTCATCATCTTACCCTTAAGGGGTAGAAGCCCTTGGTGAGGGAGACGAACTTTGCGAATGCCGCCGGCAGCCGAATCGCCCTCGACGATGAAAATCTCACGCTGCGCAGGAGGTACGGATCTAGACGGCGGGGCGTACTTGGGAGGCAAGCCGGAACGCTTCATCTTATTCAGAGCCGTCGCCACGGCCTTGGAGGCCTTGAACTTGCCTTTCAGTTCCGTGATCTTGGTTGCCCGATCACACAGGCGCTTAGCCATAGCCTTGTTGGCGGCGAAGAACTTCTTGGCTTCCGGAAGGACTAGGGCTTCGAAATCCTTACCCATGCGATCATCGGTAAGCTTCGCCTTATCTTGAGAAGAGAATGCGGCCTTGTGCAGCTTGGCGTTCACAACCCCGATCATGCCGTCTTTGAAGTCATCGATGCCGAACGGGTACTTGGGCTTGCCCTCGACCTTTTTGATGCCCGTCATGTAGGGCTTGATGGCTTCATACAGGGCACGGGCGACAGAGTCCACGTGCTTGCCACCCTGAGAGTTGCCAAGACCGTTAACGTAGCCTTTGACTTTGAAACCATCGACGTTAGAAAACATGACGGTTGAATGAGCCAGCTCGTTATTGAAGATGAAGGCATCGGCTTCAACCGCTACATCCTGCTCCTTAGCCAGCCACTTGTGAATCAGCTCTGACGCCCCCTTCTTGGAGAAGAAGGTTTTGGTCTTCCCCTTAACGTCCACGGTAACCTTGAGGCCGGGATTCAAGTAGGCTTGAATTTCAGCCCACTCAAGAAGCATCGCCGGCGGGAAACTCTTGACCGAGAAAACAGAAGCATCTGGTTGAAAGTGAATCAAGGTGCCTTTGACTACCCGCTTGCCAGTGAACGGGCTTATGGGAGCCTTAGAAGACTTTACAGGGGTAACGAGCTTGCCTTTCTTGAACCCGATTTCGAACCACTCGCCTTTGTAGCAAGTGTGGACGGTGAAGAACTCGGACAGGGCATTAGTCCCCTTGATACCTATACCGTGGGTTCCCATAGAGACTTTGTAGGCCTCTGAGTGGAATTTACCCGAAGTGTGAAGTTCCCCTACGACGGCTTGGAGGGTTGGCATGGAGGATTTGATCTCCTTGCCATTGACGTTGATGACGATCTTCTTGATGCCCTGAGGGATGCCAGCACCAGAGTCTTGCACCCAATAAGAGCCATCGGTGTCGACCTTGATCGACACCGAATCGTTGCGTCCAGCCAGATGCTCGTCAACCGCGTTGTCTGAAGGCTCCCGCAAGATCACGAACAGACCATGTGCGTCAGTGCCACCCACGTACATGCTGGGATTACGTCTAATCGAATCCGGAAATCTTAGGGTCTCAATTGAGTCTGATGTGTATTTGGTCATGCTTGCTTGCCGATGATGAATCTAAGACCTTCATGCTTCTTGGAACGCCAAGCCCATGGCGATACGTACTCCTGACGTCGCCGCGCACGAACCTGATCCTCATCCTCGATAGGCATTAGGGTCTCCATGATCAATCTTTTTCCTCTTCGATGCCCAGCTTCTTGAGGTCACCATCGGCCTCAATCAATTGGGCGAGCGTGACCTCACGTCGAGCGATTGGTCCCTTGTGAGCGTCCCGAATCGATAGACCCCGGCGAGCGCGATATAGGTCGTCACGATCCATCTTACGAATCGGAATCTTCTGATCGTAATTTAGACGACCAACTTTATTGGCCTCACCGTGAAGCACATACCAGGACCAGCCATCCTCAGACATGCCGCAATGCAGACAGATACGCATTGGAGGCATCGAGCCAAGCCAGTCCTGATTCAGATAGTCGCACTCACCTAGTTCTTCGTGGTTGCAGCCCAGCTGCACGGACTTGATGACGGCTTCCCGTCGAGCCTCCAGTTCCTTGAGCTGGATGTCCATGTGGACTATGACATCGCTCTTCGGATAGTTCATGCTCGGCCCTCTTGCACCTTGCGGCGCTGATGAATGATGGCCACAGCCTCCATCAACTGGGTGACTTCACCCAGCTGGGCATCCACACAAGTAGACTGGTAGCGAGGCCGCCAGTCAGACCCTGCCTTCTCTAACACCTCGACCTGAATATTGGCCGGCAGTGTGCGGGTGCGAGTTGTTCCCGCAACAGTAGGCTTGTCGTTGAAGGTGATACGCAGCTTGGTGAACCCCATCTCGAACTCAGTCACAGTCTTGACCGGAGCCTCGACCGTAGGGATGATGGGGTTGCGCTCAGGGTCGAAGCGATAGTCGACCACCATCTTCATGCGACCAGGAGTCTCCGAGAACTCCGCAGAATACGAGTAGCCCCAGCGCGCAAAGAACTTCGCAAGGTATACGTCAAGGGCGTTGAAGGCCTTGCGATGGCGATCACCCTTGGCTTGGAAAAGAAGGCGGGTCTCCGCCAGCCTGCAGGTACGGCCCTGCTTTGCCTGCCATTGACTCCCGACCTTGTCGAGCATCTTGTCCAGCAGGTACTTGAAATTCTGTGCCCGGGCTTCTATGCCACGGGACTCGAAAAGGAGCTTGAGCGTGGGGATCATATCCACGTGGATTTTAACCAGTGGGACGCCCAAGCTCTTCAGCGTCTTGTACGTCTGGGTGTCGCCCGGAATGTACCAGGACTTGTTCTTGACCAACTTGAGTGTCGTGGGCTTCGTTCTCTCGCTCATGACTTTGTCCACTCTTTGAAACGGTGTTGGAAGGCTTGGGTCTTCGTCCTCACGTACTCAAGGATTCTGATCTCCAGCCTAAGGTTGTCTTCGGCTTTCGCCTTCTTCAGTGAAGCCGCCAACCTTTTGGCTTCACCCACTACTGCAATCTGCACCTCCTGTGCGGGACATTCAATGTTCCCTCTGCTGTAGTGACAGCTAGTGAACTTCTTGGTCTCCTCCGGATCCAAGTGTCCACACCTTTTGCATTTCCGGCTATAAAGTGCGAGAACGTCTTTGCTCATGGGGCTCCTTGCAAAAAAGGAAGGGGCACACAGTCCCCTTCCTTGATCAGGCCATCACGAACTTATTCGTCTTCGCCTTCGTCTTCCTCGTCGTCGAAGTTGAATTCTTCGTCCTCATCTTCGCCTTCCTCGTCCTCTTCTTCCTCTTCTTCGTCGCGAGCCTTCTTGGGCACCTTCTTGGCCGGCTTCTTCACAGCCTTCTTCGAACGACGGGGAGCCTCTTCCTCTTCGTCCTCTTCCTCTTCCTCTTCCTCTTCCTCTTCGTCCTCTTCCTCTTCCTCTTCCTCTTCCTCTTCGTCCTCTTCTTCCTCTTCCTCAGCCTCTTCGTCGGTATCGTCGGCTTCTTCGTCTTCCGACTCCTCGTCATCACCGTCTTCGTCTTCCGAAGCAGCAGCGGCTGCACCGGCGATGATGCTCAAGGCTGTGGGGTCGAACACCACGACGTTGCCAGCGTCGGTGGCAAAGACTTGCTTGCCCTTGACTTCCTTGGCCGACTCGATGGTGCCGAGATTGACGGTCGCGCGGTAGTAGATCGTTTCACCGACGACAGCCACGACCAGCGCGTGAGGAATCACTTGACCATTGACAATGTAAGCCTGCGGCGTGAGCTTGACTTCACCACTGATCGAGGTCACGATCTGGAGACCAAGCGATGCGCTCACCGTTGCGGCCTTGCTCACCTTCGTAGCCTTCGGCGCACGCTTCGGTGCGGCCTTGGCTTGACGGGTAGCGCGCGTGGTCTTCGTCACCTTCGGTGCGCGTTCAGCGCGAGCGCCACGGGTTGCAGTACGGGTGCCACGAGCAGCGCGAGCCGGCTTCGCTGCGGCGCCACGTGCAGGCTTCTTGACAGCGCGGGTGTTGCGTGCGGAGGTCTTTGCGGTACGAGCCATGATGTATTTTCCTTGTTGCAAATCGATTTGCTTTGGGGTGATTGGTGCAGGTCACCACCATCCTGCTACTGCGTGTTTACAGTTTGTATGGGTTTTTAAGGGCTTTTGAGGTTCAGAGCGGTTCGGAGCCTTCTTCGTCCTCGGCCTCTTCCTCACCGTCCTCGTCCTCCTCACCGTAGACCGAGTCCTCACCTTCATCCTCACCCTCCTCGTCATCACCGTCTTCATTGGTGACGAGTTCAGAGAAATCAAGGTTCAGAGAGTCTTCGGTCGGACTCGCAACGACGTCCAGATCGTCGACCGCGAAGCCGTCCTGTTCGTTCACCGCGTACTCGACGTATCCAGGTTCGACGAGCACTGCAGAGGTGATGTAGAACTTACCTTCCACGTCGCCCGGCAGGTCGTATTCCGATTCAGCGTCCGGCGTGAAGGTGACTTCCGTGCCCACGGGAATGGAAATCAGTGTAGTCATGATCAAGTCCTTTAAGGTTGGGGATGAAAGGTGTGGGCTTAGTTATCGGGTTTACTCGTCAGCGCCTTCAGCAGCGGCACGGCGACCACGCTTCGGGGGCATCTGAACCTGGGCAAAAGCAGCCGGCAGCACACGAGCAGCTCGGCGAACCATCTTGAATGCCACGTCAGTCTTCGGCAGCTCCTTGCGGATACGGCGGCCTGTGTCTTTCTTGGTCACGATTTGCCACATGCCACGCACCCCTGCGGTCAGGATGTCACCCTTGGCGGCCGACTTGCCGACGCGGATGTGGACCTGGAAGACCGCGCTGGCCGGCAGACGGGCCGCCCCATACATCGGGGTACCGTCAGTGTTCACCGCATAGTGCTTCTTGATCTTGACCTCACCGTCGACCTTGGACTTCGTTTGGCCAGCATTTGAGCGGTCAGCAGGAGAGACCGACATTCGGCGCTCCGCGTTGGGCTTGAAGGTCACGGCGCCGAGACGGGCAGCCAGACCAGCCAGCGTCTGGGGATCGTAGCTTGCGAGGTCCGACTTCTTCTTGTCGTCGGCGTCGAAGTCGAAGCGGCCTTGGTAACGGGTGGCCTTGATGTCGGCGCCGATGAGACCGTCCTTCTCGGTGCGGAATTGTACCAGCAGCGAGTGGGCCTTGAAGTCTGCGGGGGCCTTGTAGGTCGGGATGGGCTTGCGCTTGGTTGCCGTACGCTTGCCTGCCGGGCGGCCGAAGGCGCCCTTGATAACCTTGCCTGCTTTAGCCGGCGGCGTGTCCTCGTCTTCAGAGCGGGTGCGCTTCGGTGCCAGCTTGGTGACCGTCGCCTTCTTCACTGGTGCTTTCTGGGAAGGGGCTACCTTCTTCACTGTCTTCTTGGGGATGGCCATGATGGCTCCTTTCGGTGGGGAAAATAGATCGTTGGAATTGGGACAGGAGTTCGAGTTCCAGTTCTCGAATTTGGGATTCTAAGTAGAGTCGGGCCAACATTTCGGCCCTATCTTTAAAACCCATCTCCGTGTTTCTTACTACTTGGTACTGCGAGGACGCCTGAAACATCTTCCAGGCCAGAGGGTGCCTTTGAGCCTCGTCCTTGAAGAACGCGATGGACTCCAGCACCGTCCGGTTCTTGGCCAACACGTAGTCGGTCAAGGCTGTCAAATTGTAGGCTTTGTAGGCCGCGATCACCATAGCGAGTTCTTCCTCAGAACCGCCTTTGGCGGGATGAGCGTATTTTACGGCTTCTCGAAAAGCCTTCTTAATAATCTCCTTCTGGGCAGCGGTTGCTTCGTGAGTTTGGTGGACAGCGGCAAGGTTATTACGCCCCTGCACGTCCACGGCTTCGGTTGCAGGTACCCCCTTGGTTTGCAGATGAAGATCCTGCTTCAGGTCGTGAAGCTTCTGCATGAGATCCTCATGGGCCTCGCAGGCGGCCATAAGCAGAGCTTCTGCGCGATCAAACATTGCTGTGTAGCGCTTAGACACACTCGCAGCCTGCCGTGATAGCAGTATAGCATAGTTTTTTAGAAGCGCAAGATGTGGGATCGCACTGTAGGGAACCAGCGCCCTGCTGCTCATACTGCGACCGCTTCCACGCTGTTTTTGTGTCTTTTGACGACCTGGGCCCCCTCGATGTTGGGGACCACGTTCTGCAGGAGCACAATCAGGCCCCTGCGCTCGGAAGGATCAACCGCAACCCAACCAGAAGCCTTCCATTCAGCGCAGATTGCGGGTTTGTTGTTCTTCAGGGTGATTACGTGCTCGTTGCGGCACGGGATAACGGTGTTGACTTCTGGTAGACGGCTCATAGAGCTTCCTCAATGTTCACTCTCCTGTTTTTTATAGTTTTTACCCATAGGGTGGTTTCGCACCTGTTCATATGTGGTCAAGAAGGGCTGGAATTTGCGATTTGCCAAATCCTGGTCGCTAAACCTCTTAACGGCCACAACGTGCTCCTTGACCAACGGCACGGTGAGCTGCATGAACCTCTGGTGACCGTCAAACACCCAGTAGGTGAGGCCTATCGAGGTGTGTTTGATACCTGTGGTGCGGAATAGGCATTGATCACCTTTAGCCCATGGTCCTATGGAGGTCTTGATTCGGCCCTGATACCAGATGGACATGAAGGTCACTCCTCCCAGTCGAGGTCCTCTTCATCTTCCTCTTCCTCTTCTTCGCCCATCTCCTCAATGGCGAAGTTCACGCTGGCTTCCGTAGCGTAGTCCACGAACTTCAGATCCGCATGAGCGAACCAAGCCATACCGTTTACCGCGTATTTAAGCTCACCGGTTTGCACCGATACATCGCATACGATCCATTGAAATTCGCACTGGTAGTCGTGATTGGGCTTGGGCATAAGCTTACCCTTGGCCTTGAAGGCCTCGGTGAATTCCACGGCCGTACCGATGGCGAACGAGAGGTGTTGGTCTTGGGACATGATGCTTCCTTTCTAGGAGCGGTTGGGGACTAGATGCAGGGATCGAAAGCCTCGAAGGGAGGCTCTCGATGAGGGATGACTGTGATTGGAAACACAGAGCTTAGAAGGTACCAGCGATTGTCGATATGAACCGCAAAGCGACGGGTCACCTGTGCATGCTGGTCGGCCGCCAGGTCATCAGCCAGACCCTTGTTAAAGGTGTAGCCAAGGATAACCCGCTGGTTATGGCGGCCGTTCATCATCTTCATGACCTCGTAGACGACTACTCTGGCACCTGGCGGACAGTTGGCTTTTCTGGCCATAAGTTCAGGAGCCCTTGACACACAGAACGGCCTTCAACGTGTGGACTACTTCCACCAGCTCAGTCTGGTTGGCCATCACGATGTCCAAATCCTTGTAGGCGCTGGGAATCTCGTCCACGACCTCCAAGTCTTTGCGGCATTCAACTCCTTCGGTTTGCCGCTCAAGGTCCAAGGCGGTGAACATACCTCGGGCCTGGCCCCGAGACATTGCACGACCAGCTCCGTGGGAACAAGAGCAGTAGCTGTCAGGGTTGCCTTTGCCACGCACGATGTAGGACTTCTGACCCATAGAGCCGGGAATGATACCCAGCTCGCCTTCACGAGCGCGGACCGCGCCCTTTCGAGTGATCCACAAGTTCTGACCAAAGTGGTGCTCGCGCGCAATGTAGTTGTGGTGGCAGCTAACGGCTTCGGATGTGACTTCCACGGTCAGCTCAGGTAGGCGATGCTTGATGGCCGCCACTGTAAGGAACATCATCTCCTTACGATTTTCCAACGCATAGTTCTGCGCCCATTCGACGGCCTCCACATAGTCGGCAAATTCTTGCGTTCCGTCAGGCAGGTACGCCAGGTCCTTATCCGGAAGGCTGATAAAGAACTTGGCCATCAAGTCCTTTGCCTTCTCTACGTAGTATCGTCCGACCAGATTGCCGATCCCGCGGGAGCCTGAGTGTAGCATGACCCACACATCGTCATTCTCATCGGTACAGAGTTCGATGAAATGGTTTTCTGAGCCCAAGGTCCCGAGTTGGGTGGAGGCCTTCAATTGGGCTTGATCTTGAGCCTTCGCCTCAGACTTTGAGCCCATAGCGTACAGCACTGACATGGGGATGTTAGTGACTGAGGTCCGAATGCAGTCAATGTTGTGGTCCCCATTGCGACCCGTACCAACCGGTACATCTCGCTCGATTTGGTGCCGGATTTCCTTGAGATTGTCAGGCAACTGAGAGCCCTTGATAGACAAGCGCACGGCGTTCATGCCACAGCCGATGTCCACACCCACAGCGGCAGGGATAACGACGTTGGCCGAAGGGATCACAGATCCAATGGTGGCCCCCATACCCCAGTGAACGTTAGGCATAAGTGCCACCCCTTTGGGGAAGATGAAAGGCAAGCGAGCAATATTTTTCGCCTGCTGAAGGGCAGAGTCCTCCATGTCTGGAACGGTAATCACCTTCTCGAAAGGGACGTCATCTTCGGAGTCTTTGATGACTTCTTCCCGCGTACCAACCCAGGCCTTGATGGGAACAGAGCCCTTGTCTTTGATAACCTGCATTATTCATCTCCTAGACTATCGAACAAGATTTTGGAAAAGTCGCGTGCTGCTTGACGATCAGTCGTCTTACGTTGATGGACCTGAACAACCAGCTCGTAGAAAGTTGAGGTCAAGGCCTTTAGCCTCGATTCCAGGTTTGAGGGAATGCTAAGAAGGCCAACGCCGTAGCCTCGTTGAAGCGAAGCCAGATTTAACTCGCTTTCGCAGTCTTGGGCTACCAGCTCTGCGATTGATTCCCAATGTTCGATCAGGAATTTGTCGGACAGCAGCCCGGATTTGGTCTTCACATTTGATGCGGCGCTGAAAATCTTCTTCAGAAAGTTCTGAATCTCTTCAATCCAGTGCTCACGTGAAGGCGAATCAACGGCCAAGACTTTAACGATGTGCTCCACCAAGGGAGTTGTATAGGACACAACACGATCCTCTGCGACGGCCTTGGATATCGACATGGCCAGAAGCCGTTGTCGTGCTTGAATTTCCATTTCCTACTCCTTAGAGTTTGAGTTTCGAAAAGGCCGTGACTTTGACACCCTTGGCTTCCGCCTTGGCGACCTTTGTAGAGGCTTTGCCATCGGCTTTGAACAGCAGCAATGTGGTTTTGCTACCAAAAGGAACGACTAGCCCACCTGCTGCCTCTACAGCGGTCTCCTCGTCTTTCGAACGATAACCCGTCCACGAGACGCATTGGCCGGTAAGCTTACCCTTTACCAAAGGCTTTTTGTTGGCCTGAGGCAGGGAGTCATCGATTGTCAGGAACTCACTAAAGCTAGTGAAGGCCTCTGCCCACTTGTCCAGCCCTGACTCGATCAGGTCTATGCTCCTATCTGAGAAGCCTCGAACAGCTTGAAGTAGCTCTCGAAGCTTGCGGGTTTTCAGCAAGGTGCCGAGACGAATCGGATGGTCTTCGATGGCTTTCAGTTTGCGGTCCCCGATACCAGCGTCAAAGACCTGAAGGGCTACCATGAGAGTCCGCACCTTAACCTTCTGGGAAAAGACGCGGTCGAATTCATCGTTGATCCTCTTGGCCTGACCGTAGCCGAAGCCTAGGCTTGTGATGGTATTTCGAAGCTTGTCCTCCTTCCAGGCCTTAACATAGGCCAGCGGCGTGGGCAGCTTGCTCTGAAGCTTGGTTGCCGTGGGAGCCGCAACGTGCTCAATACCAAAGGTCTTCATAAACTTCACAATGTTCAGGACGTCCACTCGATCTGAGGTGGCCCTCGATTCCTTAGCAGTCACAAAGTGAACGCCTTCCATCTTGTAGGTGATGTCCGGCATCTGAAGCTTGCCCTTTTTGACCACGTCATCAATCTTGGGAATTACACCACCGGAACGTACCAGCTTGACGACTGCCCCGGGACCAACATGACGATCAATCATCCACTGACCGTTGTGGACCGTAGCGTGCTTGACCACAACGCCGCCAATCTGAACAGGCTTGATCAGAATCTTGGGAATGATGCGCCTGCGTCCCGTCACCTGATAGATGATCTTCAGGACTTCCGCTTGAACTGCATCATCGTCGCTGTTGACCTTGAAGGCTGTGATGCCCTTCGGCTTGTCGCTGTTATTGTACTTCATAGCGAACCTCACAGGAGCGATGACCAGACCGTCAATCTCGTAGGGAGAGAGACGCTTGCGTTCCTCCAGGTAGTCGGTAAGTTTCTGGCTATCCAAGGTCTTGAAGACCTTATGGGGCACAACTTCCAAGCCCCACTGCTCGGCATAGCCGAGTGAGGTGAGCAGCGCCGAACCGTAGGTCCCTAGAGCCACGATGTGGACGTCCTTAAGGCATGCGTGGGCAGTCTTGCGATTGAAGACCCCGTTGACGCCGTTTCGAGCGTTGTCGAAGTCCTCCGCCCACTTCTTGAAGCCCTTTTTGGTGAACAAAGCTTCGCAGCGAACGGTGGCGTTCTTCAGAGTCGCGCCCGACTTGGGCAGTGTGGTCGACTTGAGGAGGTGCGTCACGTCCTTGCCGTTCTCACCATCACCGCGAGTCAGAAGACTCACAGCCTTGCCGCCTTCAATGCGAAGTTGGAGGCTCGTACCGTCCAACTTGTCCATAACCAGATATCCCTCGTGGGAAGGATTGTTCTTCAGCCACGAATCAGCTTGATGCGGGTAGGCCTTGGCCAGGGAAGGCATGAATTCGAAGAGGGGTACCTCATTCTTCACCTTCACCCCAGTCTTCGCCAGATGCTTCCAGTCAGGATCGGCGGCAATGATCGAGTCCTCCAACTTATCAAAGGCCGAGTCGGGCATCAAAGGCTCGCTCAGGTAGTAAGCCTTCTTGGCTTTCAAGTACAGGGCCTTCTTCTCGGCCAGAGACATGGTGGAGAGTTTCATTCTCAGCCCCTTCGAGTAAGCGTGGCCTCTGCGGGCGTGACAGTGCCATCGTTGTAGACGCCCCACAGCCCTTTCCAGTTGATCTTGGATTCATAGGAGGTCATGAGAGTGGCGTCCACGTACTTGAGGTGTTCAATAGCACGATAGACGTGATAGGCAGCCTTAAGCTCATCAACAGCCGCAACCTCATCTCGGCGCAGGTTGTTCTTCCACCACCTAGAGGCGTCGTAGCCGCTCACACGCCATTGAGACTCGCCTACGCGAAGCAGCTTCGCACCAGATCGGGCGAGCCACACACTTTCCACTTCCTTGAAAGGCCCAAGGGGCCTCCAAGGTGGACCGTCCGGGTTGCGAGTCAGGGCCATAACCCTGTTCATGGTCGCCAAAGAGCATTTGATTTCCGCGCCGCTGAATCGCATGGTCATTCCTTCAGAGGGAGAAGATGATACGGGTCAGGATCAGCGTGACGCTGAATGCACAAAACCACATGGCGGTGTCGAAATGCGCGGTCAGCGACGTGCGGTGTGTCGCCCATTCATAGAGGCCAAACTTGGCGCCCTCCCACGGGTGCCCTTCCGCAAAGTAAGGGGTAGAGAGTCGCATAAGCGCCCAGGAGGGCAAGGCCCACAGAAGATGCAGGCGTGCTTGAGTTGATCCCACCAGCGCTCACGTTCCCACATAGTGGTATAGCAAATCCACAGGATGCTGATGGTGGAGGCCACGAGGCCGACCCAGATGGCGATGAAGACGAAGAGATAGATGAGTTTCATGATCAGAAAGTGAAGGCAAGGTTGATAAGTTGGCAGGTGGCCTCGAAGCGGGCCGCCAAGCCGTTGAAGATCGCCATTTCAGCATTGCGCATGACCTCGATTTGATCCTGCTCGGCTACCCACTTCATGGCCACCTCGTCACCTTCGTTATCACGGATGTTGTTCACGTAGCGGTCGAACACCGCTCTGGTCACCAACTCTTTGGTACTGTCCGAGTCCTCTCGGGATACGAAGAAGCGGTAATCGTTCAGGCCCACGTCGTCGCCACGGTGAAAGCGGCGAACGGTAATGAAGTAGCTGATGGGCAAATGCTTGTCGGAAGGGCAAGGTACGGTGTACCGAAGCTCCCAGTGCTCAGGGTATACATACCCCTGACCGAGCTGATTCTTGCGGGCCAGAAACCCACGGCGGCGCTGGGAGAGAGTGAGACGAGAGTGATCGAGAACCACGTCCTTCATGATGTTTCCTTTTCAGTAGTTGGGGTAGCCGAGGATTTCCATAGCAGCCCGGAAAGGCTCAGGGGAGCCTGAGTTCGCCGACAGTGCGTAGACCTCGTCACGGACCGATTCTGAGGTCAGTTCCTCGAACAAGTCGTAGGCGCGCTCGATAAGGTCCAGACCAGCCAGCACGGCCTTAAAGTCGGCCAAGGTCGATACCTTTTCCACAACTGAGAAGGGACCACTGTAGTAGTCAGGTCCGTTCAGAAGCTCAATGATGCGAGCGACGTTGGTAGTCTTAGCGTTGATGTTCATGCTCTTCTCCTAGGTTGCGTGTCTTTGCAGCTCCAGTATAGCACAAAAGTCACCAAAATCCGTCAAAAATTGTCAAAATCAACGCCTTAGAGCGTCAAAAATGAGCATTTTTCACATTTTTGACGCTTTTTCGCTACTTTTAGACCAGCTTGCGCTTGGCCTTGAGGTACGCTATGGCGGCCCGCAGAATGGGCATGTAGGCCTTGCGGTGATGCTCTTTGTGGGGCGCAGAGTGAGCACGCTTTGAAGCCTCGTCGAATTCCTTCAGAGTCCCGTGAAAGCATCCTGTGGAGATCCGATAATCGCTGCCCTTGCTTCGGTAGACCAGCATTAGGTCATCATCCCTACCTAGTGGCCCTGCGACTAGGTAATCAGCATCACCACCGTCCAAGTTTGGGTTCGTCATCTGAAAGTGTTCATCGTAGTTGGATATCCGCACGTTGTGAAAGGAGGCGTCGCCCGTAAACGCTATGGACGTCAATGTTGAATATATGATACTTGACAGATCAGTCGGTGTAAAACCCTTGTTTAGAACTCCAGTGAGGGTAGAATTACGCACCTCGACATTCCGCAACTCCGAGTTAGTGATCGTGGACTCCACGATCTCAGCTGCGCCTTCAAGGTAGGTGCGTTTCAACTTGGACATGTTGACCAGGACGTTGCCTTCATTGCCTTCATGAATTTGGGAGTGGAGTAGCACAGAGTTGCCGCTAATGTGCGCGCTGCGGGGTACATAACTGCTTTTATCGATCCAGCAGTTTGACTCATAGTCAAGCGACGACTCAGTTTCAAGTCGACCGCCAACTTCACCGGCCGAGACACGAATACCTTTGACCTCAAAATCCCTGAGGGCACGCACGCGATACGCTATGCCAACCTCAGAGAGAATCATTTCGTAATTCTCATTGTTCTTGGAAGTTGGCGAACGATAGTCCTCTGGAAGAGGCAACGGCTTAGGCCCTCGACCGGCGCGAATGCGAGCCTGAATGTCCTTGATCCGCTGCTTGGGGGCCTTCACCAGCGGCCAGGTTTGGAGTTCCGTGGGTAAAGTGAAACGATCTTCGGTTTTAACCTTTAGCGTGTTCATCCAGATCGGGTCTAAGGAGTCCAACGTCACAGCCTGCTGGGTATTGTTATCCAGAAGGTCGTGGCCACGAATAGTGAGGACCCGAAAATCGTTCCAGGCCCTAACCTGAATAAGGGTTGTGGACAGGTTGCCCTTGGGTGAGGTGAGAATGTAGTATTTCATGTTCAGGTCCTATTTGGGATAACGAATGCGGAAGTCTTGACCCTTCCACGGGAGGAAGCCATGACGTGCGTACCAGGCACTTAGGGCCTCGACGTCCAGACCATCGGAAGGCACGACTTCAAGGAAGAGAGTGACCTGCTCTTGGTCAGCGTCAGCCAGAATGCGCTTCAGAAGCTGAGTCCCGATACCTTGGCCACGATAAGGGCCCCTCTTCGGCACGTTGATGCGGGTAATCAATTGACCTAAACACTCACCTGTTACATCGTTGTAGTAGCCCGTGAGGTCTGCGATAGCGCAGTCAGCGTCACCGAGGCGGGTTATGTAGCAGGTCTTCATGCACTTACCTCAGTGATCCACGCCTCTTCGCGATCCACAGAGTTGGAAGGCGTGTCGTCGCACTTCTGACCCTGCCAGACGTTGGACAGGCCGGCCTCACTCGGGAAGCCCAGGGAGAAGTACGTGGCCACCAAATCGGTGATCGTGGCCTTGGCCTTCAGCTTCAGAGCCAAGTCGAAGAGAACCGTCAGGTAGAGAATAGCCGTTCCCGGCGAACCTTTAGATAAGGCAGACACGAGAATAATGGGCGCCGGGTTGGGCATCCATTCGTCGGGCAAGACGGGCTTCAGGCGGCCAACCAAGATTTGACAGATGGGGTCCATCTCTAGCATGTTGTGGCCCAAGCTCACAGCCGAGGCGTCACCTGTCTTGTAAGCGGCTTCGAACAGGGATAGGGACATGAACGTTTGTTGAAGCTCCTGTACCATAGGGTACTTGGGCAGGGCTTTGATTTCGGCGGCTATTTGTTGAGCGGTCTTCATTTTCTTCCTTTTCTAAGGAGGGTTAGGAGCGACGGCGGTGAGTGCCCTTCTTCTGGTCGGCCAGCTCCACATCAGAGAGATAGTGCAAGCCCGATTTGTTATACAGAGGGCCAACGCGAGGGGCAAGCTCACGTTTGGCTCCTGCTAAGGGATCGATCACAGGCTTTGTAGCCGTGCCGAAGGACTTCAGGGAAAGCGGTGGTATTTCGGGCTTAGTGTTGATCAACACCTTCTCCACTACCTTGGGCTTTTGCTTCAGCCCGTTGGCCTTCGCACCCTTCTCTAGGAGCTTGGTGTGGGAGGCCTTGATCTTCTCCCACGCCTTGGCCAGTTCTCGTTCCCTAGCCGTAGGCTTACGCTTCTTGCTCTTGGCCGGTTTGATCGAGAAATAGGTCATGGTCTACTATAACGGTCGTCACAGGTCCTTGGCATCGACCATCATCGCCAAGTGAAGTGGCTCTTTAGTTCGCGACCACGTAATGCCAGACCACGTGTCGTCCGTGTCGTTCACAGGCAACGACAGATAGCTCTCCAGGTCAGCCTGGGCAGCGTCGAACAGTGCAGAGTGCAGAAGCCAATGAACGTTGGACGCGTAGGCCTCTTCAGCGGATTGAGCCTGCTCATTAGCATAACGTTCTTCAACTTCCTCGACACCAAGCCATGCCTTGGATGAGTGCCACAGAAGTGTATCCGCCCGCCAGTAATCAAGGCTTCGATGAATGTGGAGCGCCACGTTTCGGTACCCATCAACGTTCACGACGTAACTGCCGTCCTCCAAGGCTCGGAACTCCAAGGATATGGAGTAGTCGAGATTGATGTAGTTGCGACGGTTTATGCGGCTCTTGACGGGGACCACGATGGACTTGAGTTTGGCCATCTTGAAGGCCATGAGGACAGCTTCTTTGCGGTAGTGTTTCACGAGGAACCTTTCTAGGTTAATTGACGGACGGAGGGGAAAGAGTCAGTGCCCAACGTCAGACGCAGGGGCAGGAGCGAAGTAGGCGAAGGGGATCGAGAGGCCTCCAACTTGGCAGTAGGCCTTAGGCCGAGGGGCCCAGAAGTGAGGATTGTCCATGACGACTTCCCCGCCTTCACGAAGGCATTCGATCTTGACCTTCGCGTACCAGTCAAGGTACGGCTTCTCGATAACCGTAACCGATTCAGCGTACATGACCATCAGGAGGACCAGCAGCGTGAAGATCAGCACTGTGTAGAAACCTCCGTCGCCTCGACGACGAACCCAAGAGATAGTGTGCTCCAGATCCTGAGAGTCGAAGCCTTGATTCTTTTGCATGAAGTTCCTTTTGTAGTTTAGAGAGTAGGGGTGTTAATGACTCGGGCGTCATTAAAGAGGACGGCGCGAAGCTTGGCGTTCTGGACATCGTTCGGCCACACTTCGGTGCACAGATGCGGATAGATTTCCTTGCCAAGCAGGTAACCCTTGAGAGCCCGTTGTGTCTTTTCGAACATGAACTCCAGATAGAGATTGATGAAGCCTGCCTTCCAACATTCTTCAGCCGTCTTGTAGCAGGGGCCGGACGAGAAATTGATGATAGGGCGCCGAAAGACGTGCGCGATGCCTTCCGTAGGGCGTCCGTGCACAGCCAGCAAATGATCGACACGCCAACACTTGTCGCCGTCCAGGCAATGTTGCGGGGAACGGTATTCGATCAGCAGCGCATGATGACGCTGACCCACAACGTTGACAGTGAACATGCTGGTCGGAATGGAGGGCGAACGCTTGGCCCCTACCTCCTTCCAGGCTCTGAACTCAAAGACGCATTCCCTGGCCTCCTCGGCGAAGACCACGGGAAGGACTTGAAGCTCGGTCTGCAGGGCTGCCTTAGGAACACGCACCAGTTTAGTGGCCTTGACTTCCAACTTGTTCATTTACGTTCCTGTGTATGGGTTCTTAGTTGAGTTGGCCGCCGTTGGTGACGAAGAGTGCCGTGATATTCGGATCCTTGATAAGATCGTCTTTGGACAACTCGTCTTCACTATCAGACCATTTGAGCCACGCAAGCATCATGACCGCGTGTGCGAAGGCATCCTTGACGTTCGTAAAGTCTGACCAAAGGTCAGCCAACTTATAGGTTTTAGCCCTTTCACCATTCGCAGGATAGCGTTGGTACACCTTGACCTGCCAAGGAGTCTCTTCGTCGTCAGTCATACTCAAGGTGACCTGATAGGGAATACGGTCACCCTGAATACCCACCGCGAACTTGTTACGCTTAAGCTGGCGAACTTCGAACTTCAGTGTTCTAGGCAGCTCGAAGAGCTTCGAGTTCACCGTGAGAAGGTAGCCACAAATATTGGTGACGAACCACGAGCGGTCGATGGTAACAACACGGCGATAGTGTTCTCGGGTCACAGTGGAATTGATGACCTCGGCGAGACGGATGGCTTGTTTACGGATGCCCATGATGGAACCTTTCTAGGTTAGGTGGAGAGTGTTGAGGTAGAAGATATAGGACTTAGAGCATCATCGTAATCTCTGGCCCGGTCCAGGACTTCATTTGTTCCCTGAGGTCTTGGACCTGCCCAGCCAAGTGACGATGAGTATGCTGCCATCCCTTGCCGTTGATCGTCGGGGCCTTCATGAGAACCTGAAGTGCAGACGAGTACAGAGTGGAATATGCCTCATGCGTAAGGCGCCCTTGGGTATTCAAGTTGTTGAGGTCCACGCAGAGCTGGGCACACTCGTCGCTGATTTGTCGACGAAGCCTGAAAAGGCGAAGCTCCATACGCGCCTTGAGCAGAATATAGGTCAGGTAGGCCATGGGCGCCGTGAAGATCAGGGCAATAATCATCGCAGTGATGGTCATAAAGGTCTCCTTAGTGTTGGAAGGCGATAGCGTTCTCGTAGCCATCGTAGCAGGCGAGGTTCCAATTCTGTTTGGCAGCCCGCCAGCCGCATTCCCAAAGAAGCTCGGCCGTGTCTGCGGCAAAGTAGCGAGAGCCGTAAAACTCTTTAGGTTCAACGAAGATCACCCCTTCGCCCTTGATAACGATATCGAAGATCATTGTTCTTCCTCTGTGGATAGATTTTACTTCAAGGCCTAACAGTCGAGCCCGTCACCAGGTCCGCAATCGTAACCGTAAGACCCGTGATCAGGTCCTTGTCGCCGATCTTCAGAACCCTGCTTACGTTTGTGACCGTAGCCAAGGCATCAAGCATTTCTGCGGAAGTGATGATGCCTGCGTGGGCTTGATTAACGATGTTGTGGCACTGTACGACGGCCTCGGCGAAGAGGATCTCCCGTTTGTGCTTGGCGATGAGTTCCAGAGCCTTGTTGTTGCCCTCAATGGTGACCAAGGGGAGCACCGATAGTTCGTTCAGAGACATGATCTTTCCTTTTTTGATTAGGACTCAAAAGAGCTTGAAAACTTGTCGGAGCCGAGCTTCTTCAGTTGGTCTAAGGTGCGGCGCATAGCAACTGCTGGTTGCGAATCTTTGCTGCATCGGCAGTGTTCCACAAGATATCGAGATGACCTGTGGCCTTCAGTCGAACCGTACCTAGTTGGTAGCCAGGAATCTTGATCAAAACGAACTCGATCACGTCCCCAACTTGACCTTCGACGACCAGGTATTCACTGCACCTCCGAATCGCGGTTTCGATCCTCGCGTAGTATCGAATCCAGGCCGTGGTTCTGATCTTGCTTTGGCCTTCGAAGCGATGCAGGTGGGCTTGAATGTTGAACTGCGTCATGGTTAGTGACTCATGCCGTAGTGTGAGGGCTTCTGACCGCCACGACCGAAGCGGGCAACCAATTGCTGAAGATCGGCCTCGGAGGGCTCGTGCTGATGATGGCGACCCACCGCTGCCTCCCAGCCACGCACGAGCTTGATCGGTTGGCACGGGTTGGCGTTCACAGCCTTGACGTGAGCCAGATTGAAGGCCGCAAGGAAGATGCGAATGCCGTTGAAGCTCAGGACGCCCTTGAAAATCCGGCCCCACAGCTCGGCCTCGACGGACCGCACTTCATACCAGCCGCCACCGACTTCGAAGATATCGACCGCCAGCTCGGCCTTGCGGCCCTCAGGGCTGGCGCGGAAGGCATTCATGATCTTCTTGGAGACCTGAATCTTAAGGACCGGGACGTGCTGGCCATGTGCAGGCGACAGCCAGTAGCGGTACAGACCTTGGGCGTGGGCAAAGAACGTCTTGCCGTTATGGGACTTGATAAGAGCCGACATGATGAACCTTTCTAGGTTTATGAGCAGTGAGTGATTAGCCGAACTTGATCGGGCAACCGGCTTCGGCACACTTGGCGATGACCTTGGCGTCATCTAGGCGGTTTTTCTTGGCCACGCGACCTTGCATGGCCGCATTCATGTAGGCCACGATGATGTCGTGGCAAGCGTCAAACTGCTCTTTGTTCAGAGCCTTGAGCTTGCCGGTCTCAGGCTCTTTGATGATGATTTGCATACAAACCTTTCTAGGTTAGTCGTTGAGGTACGCTGGGAACGGTGTGGTGGGATCGAGGCGCAGGCAACCTTCGATTCCCGATTTGAGCCAAACATGGTCACCGTAGCGATGACGCATCTTCAGCCAGAACTCAGAAGCGCAGTCAGTGAAGGGGAGGCATTCGATGCGGTTGTGGTGCATGAACTCGAATACCAACTGCACCATGTGCGCGGCGCAACCCTGCTTGCGAAACATCGGAGGGCTGTGCAAGTAGGACAGGGTCACCGCGTATTTGCAGTCCTCGTCACCTTGCCACTTCTCCAAGGAGATCAGCGCGTAGGGTTGCCGAAAAAGCTCCATGTTCGGGAGCCTACGATCTACGATACGACCATCAGCGAACAGGTAGATCATCGAGCAGCCCCAATCAGAGCCTTCGTGATCTCCGTGGCCACGGTGGCCAGCAGCTTGCGACCGCGGTGCCCAAGGTACCAGTGACTTCCCTGAAGGAAGACGTAGCCCTGGGTCTGGAGGTGATCGAGGAAGGTCTCCTCGATGCCCCAGTTGGTGGGCGGCAGCTTCTTCTTCTGAGCCACGTGCAGGATCACCTGCATGGTCGGCAGCATGACCTCGTGAGCGTGAGGGGTGATGAGCTTCTTCTCCGTCATATCAGACCTTTCTAGATCGTTTTCACGAAATACGCGCAGCACCATGGCTGCGTCTCCGCGCTTTCAGTATAGCACCGGAAACCGGCTGGAACGTGCTGAAACGCTCAAAAATGCTCGATTTTTCTCAGTGAAAACACTGATTTTCAGCCCTTGACAGCGAATCCTGCTCAAAAATCGAGCATTTTTGACGTTCCTGAGCGTCAGGAAGAGGTTGACAAGGTTCGGCAGCGTAGGAGAAGACGCGGAGACGACAAAAAAGGGAAGCCATCACTGACTTCCCTTGTCTTGCGCTGAGTTGGGCGCCGAATCAGACCAGCTTGGCCTTCAAGAACGACACCGTCTTCGGCTTGTCGACCAGCACCTTAGCCAGATGCTGGATCTCCGAGCGCTTGAACTTGCCGCGGGAGCGGATCAAGTTCAAGGTCTGGATGTCATTCTTCCCTTCCAGGCTGTCCACGAACATGAGGAATTGCGGATTGGATTCAGGGCCGACCTGCTCGGTCTCCTTCTCCTTGATTTCCTCGTGAGAGATCACTTGCACATTGTCCTCATTGATGCCCTTGGCAGCCGAGGCTTCACGTACACGCCGCTTGGCTTCCTTGATTCGCTCATCTTCCTCATCAGCACCGTCCTGGCTTAGGATCGCCTTAGCGTCTTCCTCGGTGATGAGTTGAATCAGGCCCTTACGAACCGCGACGCGGAACTCTGAGGCGGCCAGCAGTTGCTGGCGAGGAATCTGTTCTGTCAGACAGATGGGAAGCCAGGTCTGGTCAAGAACCAGATCGTCAGACTTCGTTCCATTCCCCTTCGGAATTTGGACATGGACGTCACCAGGCTGGGCGATGTCCGGAGAGGAAGTCGAACCGTTTAGGGCCCAGATCGGGTCCCTGTCTTTGCCTCTTTCGAGGTCGGCGATTGTCACCTTTTGCATATCACTCTTTCTCGTGGCCTTCGACGCCACGTGCCATACGTTGCTTGGTTCTGGACTCCAGGGCACTCAGTGCCTCGTGCAAGTAGAAGATCGCCTGCGTGTTTTCTTCGCAGGCAACTTTCGCGTTGAGGACTTCCAGACGATGAATGAGAACCGCAATTAGGGTTTCGTTGGTAACGCCATTGACACCATTGGCGGGCACAGGGCCTTCTTGAAAGTTGAGGACTGCAAGGGTACGGCCGTCAGGTGCCTCAACTTGATATCGATGCCCATACATCGGATGATGCACAGGGACATACGAGCAGGCCCCTACCCCGTTGTGATCCAGATAGATGGGCTCGACTATCATTGCAGAGTTTGTCCCGATGCGTTCTGGGCTGTGCCGACTTGGCCTTGCGTTTGGTTGGCAGCGCCCTGTTGCAATTGGGCCAGGAGCTCCTGGCGACCAAGCATCTTACCGTTGGAGACCGCCACGTCGAGCAGGGCTCGGTGAGCGAACGCCAGAATGTTGGTCAGCTCGTCAACGGCCAAGGCCAGGTCAGGGTAAGTGTTCTGACCTTGGAGTTCAATCTGCTGCGGTTCGCCACCGTCCTTGGCAGCATCCTGAGCGGCTTGGATTGCTGCGCGGTCAGCGAAGCCGATGCACAGGCCACCTTGCTGCATTTGTGCCACGAGCGTGAGTGCCGGCACGGTAGGCACTTGCTGTTGGGAGACCTGCACATCACCGCCAGCGAGGCCTTGGGCAGGGGCGTCAGAGAGGGCAGCCTGACCGTTCGCGCCGCTGCTTGCCGCGTCTTGAGTGCCTTCGGTCAGGTCAATTTGGTCGTCGTTCGTGTTCATCGGTTCTCCTATGGGTTATGAACACGCGTATTTACAGTTTCTTGCCATCACACCGTGTGAAAAGACTTTCTGGGGCGGGTTGCCAACACGTACATACACCGTAAGGCTTCCAAGCCATCTTGATTGGCCATAACGTCCGCACGGTCCACATAAATGTCGTCCACCGAGGAGCCCTGGAGGCGGTGGGCAGTAAGTGCATACGCGTGCCGAACTTTGGTGAACGATTCCTTAAGAGCCCAGAAATCTTTCCACTTCGCCGCGCGGTCAATACGGTTGCGCGCTGCCGAAGCCTTGGATGCCCGATGCGCTAGCAAGGTTTCCAACGTAGCAGGGTTGTCTGGCACGGCAATCGTGAATGCCGAACCATCTAAGGCAAACACTCGTGATGGGATGTTGCCTTCCTCGAACTTGAAAGTCCGTTTCTGAATCGAAGAGACCGTGAATTCTTCATCCGTATAGGCCATAATGTTTTGACCTTCCATGATGGGTTCGGCGAGAAGGATTTGGTCACCGATGTCCATGTCGTTCTTCAGACCCAAGTTGGCACGAATCATTTGGTTGTAGCCGTCCACGGTCTTGTTACGCCAAGCCGCAACCTTGGACGTGCGCCAGTAGTCGAGAGGCTTGGAGAGGATTAGCTTGTCCATTCGACGCCTGGGGGTGACGAACACACCTTCATGACCGTCGTTGTTGGGTTCAATGCAGAGGTTGAAATCCTTGGCCTTGATGTGGGCCCTGAGGACCATCGACAAGTCAAGCAGCTGGTTGTCGTAGCGCTTGACCTCTCGCAAGAGGGCTCGGTCTTCTTTCTCCGCCAAGTCCCAGCACTGAGAGCGACGTTCACCCACAGGATTCAACTGCGCAGGGTCGCCAACGAACATGACACGGAGGCCGATAGACCTCACAAGGTCGATGATAATCTCGACCATGAAGGAAGGGATCATGCCGCACTCATCGATAACCAAGATTGGGTCCCGACCAAGATCAAGGCGCCGACCTGAGGATGTGATCTTTTTCTTATCCTCATCGGCGGTCATTCTCAGACCTAGAACCGAGTATGTGGTCCTACATTTCAAGCCAAGGAAGTCGGACAAGACCTTAGTAGCCTTGTTCGTAGGTGCGGAGAAGATGCAATTATGTCGGTCCAGTTGCAGAACCATCTTCATAAGAAACGTGTTGTGGTTAACCAGCCCGTTCGCTAGAAATTCATGGGGGCCTGGTACGCACACATCATAAACTCGTGTCTTACGATTCCTTATTGATACAGCTTTTACCGTAGACAGAATGCAGGAGGGGTTTAAGGCCTGTTCAAGTATAAAGGCTGCTTCTGGATTTATTTTGGCAGCAAGCTCGAGGTTCAAACCTTGGATAGCCCTTCGAGTCAGGTGAGTTCCTGAACCTGCGCGTGAGGTTAGGAGGCCTTTACGCAAGCTGTTGAGCTTGCACGGGACCAGGGACCCATTAGCCAGTTTGACTTGTGACGAGTTGTTATTGACGGTAACAAAGGCGCTTCTCAGAGTTTTCCAGGCCTCGACCACAATATCAGGTAGTCGTCGCTGATCCTGGTTACTACCTCTTGGCACAGGTTTCAGCAACTTTAGTGCTTGAAGCAAAGGCTTTACGGACGAGGCATTGTAGAACGCATGGTAATAGCTCCTCAGCGTCCCGCTACCGTTTGTAGCGGATTTACGGGTGTGCCCAGTAGAAGCGGGTTGTAGGCCATGATAGGTCAGTGTAGTAATCAGTTGAGCGACCAAATTCTTGGAAGCCGAACAAATCCTTAGTCCGGCGTTTGTCAACTCGGAGTCACATGATAAGTAAGCACCGAGAAATTCTAAAAAGAACTCCTTAGGCGCCCGCCTTATGATTTCCGGAATTTGCTTGTGACGGGATTTGCATGCCAATTCCTGGCTAAACCCACATGCGTGGTGCAGCCAAAGGCGCAAATGTTTTGATCTAACGGTTAGCGTGTTGGGTTGTTCATGAATGGTCACATCAGGAAAGCAGGTCTCGATACATTTGCTAAGGTCTTTCAAAATGAGTCGGTTAAAGTTCGTAACCTTGAAACCTGAGCCGGCCATGTAACCATCGGCTACTAGGTAGCCCAAAAGACGTGCTAGCTCAAAAGTCAATTCTACTGGGGTCTCGTACTGGGGTGTAGGGTTACGATACTCCTCTGAGCGCACCAGGTCAGACACAAATGTATTCTTACACAGAAGCTTAGAACTTGTACCAGGCCATTTTGGGGAGGTCGACCCAACAATGACGTCACCTTCACTAAGATTCTCTAATGGTATCCATTTAAATCCCTGCGAAGTGAGAGTTTTCACTTTGTGGTTGGGGGTACCCTCGAGGTATAGCATGTTAGAGGTTTTTACTCTAACGGTTCGAGTGACTTCTTTTGTATAGAAGCCCCCAATCTTTCTCCTACCTAAAGCAGTATCCACGCGAAAGCCGTCTAGTAGGACCTCAGTCTCCTTGTCTCTCTTTAGTGGTATTTGTGCTTCTTTGAATAATTCCCTTAGGGTTAGTAGACCATTAGAGGTCCCCACAAGGGTTGAGCCTACCACGCATTTGCCTGTACCTGCGTAGCCACGGAGATTAAAGTACGGTCTATCAGACTGAATCCAATTCTGAATCCTCACCCACGCCTTCTTCTGACACTCCGTGAGTTCTATCTTTTCCTCTTCTTTAGGGTTGCTGTAGGTCGCCCCAGGTGCAGACGCTAGTTGGTCCCAGGTCTTGGTTCCCACTAGGTTTGGATTCCGAATCAGGTCATATTGCTCCAGCCAGCGGTGAACCTTACCTAAGTCCCCAGCACGCCAAGCCAACAAAACCTGATCCATTGCCTCGGTAAGAGGGAGTATAGCCAGGTCGGTCGTCATTGCTTGCCCGAGGTACGTAGCAGATAGGCGAGAACGCGCTTGGCCTTCTTGGGGTCGAAGGTCGCGTGAAGAGGATTGGCCCACGATTTCATAAGCTCGATAGCCCAGTCCTGCTCAGTCAAGAAGGTCGAGGCATAGTCGAAACTATTCCGATAGGACCAAACAACGTACCGCTCGCCTCCGGCCAAGGCATGTTCCTCGGAGACCTCAATTCGATCACCGTTCTTGAGTTTGATTCTCCCCGAGAGGATGATACCTTCCTGGAAGATGCCGAAGGCCATAGTGTCGGCTGTAAGGTCGTAGGCTTCTTGCGCCGACGAAGGGAACAGTTCAGGGAAAGATGCCCAATCCTTCTCACCACTAAGAAGATGACCGTAAGGGAATGACCACATCGCACCAGACCAGCAGTACATACCTGGGTTAGGAGAAAGGAGACCCTGAGCGTGAAGAACCCTCATGACTGCTAATCGCGAGGTCGGGAAGTCATTCTTCATTGCCTCCCAGTGTGCAGGGACCTTCTGAGGGTAGATGATTTCCTGAACACCATTGGGATGGACACGGATGAAGGCGTGTCGACCTTGAGGGTCGCTAGGGTTTCGTGCATAGAGCACGTCTTTGGGTAGCGACAGGTCTTTAGAGTCAGTCATTTCCAAGCTCCTTGACTGTTGAGGTGTTGATGTAGGCGATGCGGTGCGCCGACAGGTACATGGCGCGAGCGAGTTCCGTTGGATACACACCTGAGGCTACGACCACAGTTGGCACCATGTACTTGACCAACAGGTCACGGGCGACCTCTACCTGAAGACTTGTGGTCTTGGTCAAGGTCAAGACCAACATCGTGATCTCCATATCCTTGACCAACAGCTTCTCGTAAACCGAACCCGTGAACTCGTCCTCTTCTTTATCGTAGACCGTTGCCCAGTAAGGAGCGGCCAGAGGATGGCGCACCACATGGTGGTTAAGAAGATGGGCGGCCATCAATTGGGCCCTACCCATGGACGGGGAGGTCACTACGTAGGTCTGAAAGCGGGAAGGATCTGAGTACCAGTCCTTGAGGCTCTGAAGTTGGCTGGAGGCCGTGAAGTCCGGACCGTCGGCCGGCGTCCAAGTGTAAGCACCTTGCCGGAAGACAGACCCAGGTACGGCGTTGTGCTTGTAGGCTTTGACGTGATATTTCATGATCCTATTTACTGTCCTTATTTAATCCTGGCCGAGTCCATGATTGAAGCTAAAAGGGCTTCGAGTTGTTTGATTTTCTTTCGAGAATCTGGGGTAGAGTGGCTGGCATCCACTTTCTTTGCGGCATGGAGACGGGCCCGAACCCTGACAACCTCCAAGGCACCTTCTTCGGTGTATTTGCGTTTTGCTTTACCCCCGCGGGAACGAGTCTGGGTAAACTCGTCGTCATCTCGCTCCTTGGTGTAATCCCAGACTTTAAGTTTCGGGGGCCTTATGATGGAGAACTCTTCTACACCCAACTTGCGTGCCATAAGCTGGGCGGACGTTTCGTAGGGAGTGATTAGTAGGATTTTGCTGGTGCCTTTCGGATCCCGAAGATTTGTTCGGTACAACATCTGCATCAGGTTGTCTATAGAATGGTCAAGGTCTATGTTGTAGCTCGGTAGCAGGACTTCGTATAGGCGAATAAGGTCAGGAGCTGGGTTCAGGGCAGACAAGTGAACGAATGCCTGAAGTCGTGAGAACGTATTGACTCCGTAGAGAACAGGAGAGCTGGTCAGGTGAAAGATGCCGGTCTTGGACTCGCACCACAAGGTGTTGCGTAAAAAGGAGACCCAACTCTCAGAGGTCAGTGCTGAATCAGGGTGCGTGGTTGAGGAGAACCCCCCGATGCCTTTACTAGCCTGAAGGCGACCATAGTTAGCGATGGTTCGGACAACCCCCATGTGGTTCACCCCGCTAGGTTCCCACTTTTGTCCTCTGTCCTTGTTCAGCGTCAAGAGAGCTACGTCAGACTCAGGGTAGTTCTTTTGCCACATAGCGAAGACCTTGGCAGCTTCCCGAATCAGAACCCAGATAGGTGGCGCTATGTGTTGGGATAGAGCCTGCTCACTGGGGTAGAGTTCGCCAGAAGCCATGCGAGATAAGGCTGCGGCTGCAGCCTCGGTTCCAGGTTTTGGCCTGTAGGTTATGGGTACAAGCAACCCACTCTGTAACAGGGTTGTGGTCAAGCTACTTCTGAACCTAGTGTTTGAGGACAAGGCTGGTGATGCGATCAGTGGGGCAACCCGGAGGCGCTTAGAGACCTTGGACTTCAGAAGGAGGTCTCGTTTTCGGATAACCGCCACGTCAGGATCATCACCGTCAAGAAGGGAGTTAAACGAGTGACCATCCGCCTTCAAGAAGTGATACATTTGGCTGTCCTTAAAAAACGCGGACGTCAATGTAACTCGACCATAGTGCTCAAACAATGTCACAGGCCTAATGATGGCGTATAAGGTAACCTTCGGATTCTTACGATCCGTTAGATTGGCCACATCAGTGCCCGTGATGTACAGGGCGGCACGACCATCTTTAGCGAACTTTGTGAAGTCTCGATGAATTACTCTGGCTGTCTCTGGGAGCTGATCTGTGGTCGTGACCTTGAATACCCGCTTCAAGGTTGCCAACTTGGGAACGTTGATGATCTTCATCACATGCCAAGAAGGCTGCCCCTTTGTAGTCACTCGCGCATGCGTCTCGGTCTCGATTGAGTTCAAAAAGTTGAGCCACTGCTTACCCTTCATCTGCACAGATCGAGTATGAGCCACACAGTTGCGGGCTTCGTCGAAGACCACATGACATTTCTTGAGGATCTGGAAAGGGTTAGGGCTAGCGTCCCGCATCCGAACACGAAGGAACGTCTCATGAGTTGTGAACAAGACATCCCCATCCTGAAGCGGTCGGACGCAAGACCTTCGGTAACCGTTGCGCTGCTTCAGATCCTTATACTCATCCTCTGGAATGAGACCTAGTAGGTAGTTGACAGCCACAGTGGCTTGGTCAGCCGGAATGCGCAGGTCTGTCCTAGGTATGTCTGTTAGATCGAGCTTGCTGCAACCCACCCCCTTGTCAACCACAAGGTGAACCTTATGGGGTGGGAACTTTGTCCTGGCATGCACCCGTCTCAGAGCCTCAGACAGGAGCTGGATGGTAGGTGCCACATACACTAGGATCTGCTTCGAAGGTCCCTCAAGGTGCTTGACCGCCTTGTTAACGAAATACTCGGTCTTACCTGCACCTGGGGAGGCATCGATGTAGTTGAAAATACGTGGCATCTGGAACTCCGGTTTAGTTGACCTACCCGGTTTGTTTACAGTTTTTACAAACGCTAAGGTCTCTTTACTAGAGCCTTAGAATCTATAATATAAAAGGGGCGAGGTCAAAACCTTAGGAATCCATTATAAATGCTCTGTCCTTAGCCATGGGATTTATGGATTCTAAGGTCTTCCTTAAGAGCCTTAGCATCTATAAATGAGACCAGAAATAGCTAGGATTTAGCAGCCTAGGCTCCTAGACTTTGGGCTACGAAGCGCTGGAAGCGCGGAGTAGCCAAAGAACTACTCTGAGGCAACAAACTAGTTGGGGTGAAGGTTCCCTTCGTCAACTGAAGACCGTTAACCCTGAGCAAAGCGAAGGGTAGGTCTTCCAGGTGATGACCGAGAAAGTTTAGGTCACCCATTCTCTGCAGGTCTTGGAAGAGGTGCGGTACCCTAAACGGATTCGGGTAGCTACGAGCACTTCGCTTCGCTCCGTGCACGCTCGTCTTCGTCTCCGCTCCACTACGCTTCGTTCCGCGCTTCCAGCGCTTCACACGCTCCGTTCGCTACGTCTCTCGACTCCACTTCGTAGCTCCTCGGCTACGCCTTGGACCGCGCAAGAGACCTCAAGCTGGAATGGGTAGGGTCGCCTTGCTCCCCTACCACATCGAGGACGAGGCTACGCCTCTTTTCTCTTCCTCAGCTAGTAGGATGAGGACTAGTTGGGTTGGTTAAGGATGCCAGAATTGCGATTGGGACTGGTGCACAGCACCTGAAGCAATCTCGCGTATTCATAGAGGACTGTAAACAACTAGAGTACGATCCCGAACCCAACACAACTAGATCATGAACCTAATCCTCGCCGTCGTCTCCCCTGAAGACCCGACCTTCCGGCTTGAACTCCTTGTTAGCTCAGAGACTAACCATCCCCTGACCATTAAGTTCCCTACCTCATCCCTGTCTGAGACCACAAAGAATCAACTCCAGATGATGGACATGAAATACGGGTCGATCATGGCCTACGTTGGGAGCCGTCTCTACTGTGGTCGATATCTGGACTCTCAAGCTCAGATCCTATTCGTTCTCGCCCCCGAGCGACGCTCGGTCTACGATGAACCATCTGGTGATGACAAGGTCCTGAAGGTCAACGACTTCCGGGTCTTCGTCGAGTGCGATAACCAGCAGTTCCCCAACCTCGCGGCTCATATCCTGGCCTCCGACTTCGAAACCATTTCGGAGCTGAGGGAACGTACTGGGCAGGAAGACGAGCACGCCCTGGACTGCCAATCCCATCCTGATAACCTGGCAGGTGAGGACGAGCAAGAGTCTGAAGGTGAGGATTTCGACTTCCCTGATGACGATGCGGAAGATGGGGAGGATAAGATGATCCTCAAAGGTCTCCTGCACTTGAAGATTTCGGCGACAGCGAACGTCATCAATGACATCAACACGCTTCTCGGTGATGTGGTGACCATCAGGTTTGAGTTCGACCGTGAGGCAGGTCCTAAGGACTCTGCGGTCTGTTCTGAGTTCATTGGCATCTTCGAAGATGCCCCGGAGTCCTCGTTCACGGTTGATCGCGGATCGGATTCTGAAGTTCATCTGCATCTCATCCTCGCGGTCTATGACGGCTGCGAGTTCTTTGTTCAAGGCCCTGAGGGCAAGGAGTGACCATGCCGAAGCTTGACCATCTTCTAGCCAAGCCCAGCTCTACAGCCACCTTCTACTGGCAGAGCTATAAGGCTGGTGAACTGACAATGACCTTCGGAGGCCAGCGCAATGGAATTCCTAGCCAATGAGGTATTCATGCCCGGCCTCAGCGTAGCCCTCAAGGATGCGCAAATAGGCTACGAGAAATACTTGGGCACTGTCGCCCTTCTCCTGCCAACCAACCCATTCCTTGAGGAAGAACTGTTCGCTCACCTGACATGGGAGAATGTCCATCTGTCGACCAAGGTTGAGGGCCGTGCGTTCGAGTTCAGCGGAACTGTGGCCTCCGTTTCTCATCGATCAGATCCTGGCACTGTGTCTCAGACCCTTGTAGTGCTCAAAGCTCACAAGCCTACGGTGATGATTGACGTCCAAGAGGTTGAGGTTCTGGGTTGGGAAGTTGTTCCCGAAACCTTATCCACGTCCTCGGTCCTGAATCTCACTCTTCCCCTGGGTGCTTATCACAGCTTCCGTCCAGATCCAAAGATCGTTATCAAGACCAAGGGTCACAAGGCGATGATTCTTACCGGACGTTGGCGTTCCCAGAGCAAAGCCGACAGCGCTTCATCCTCGAATCCTAAGCGAGATGCCGAACTGTCGTACACCATCTACAGTCTGCAATACGAGGACCTACCATGAATAACCGTATTCACCACCTGTCGATTTTTTCCCAAGGTCAGTTTCTCGGTCGTGGCCTAAGCTCTGAAATTCGGCAATTTCCACTCCTCTCCCGATCGGTACTGAAGCTTACCTACGGTGAGGATGATACAGTGGAGATGATCGTCTCTCCGTCACAGGAAGAGGATGGTACTGACCTTCAGTGGCACAACATCTGGAACGAGCTTCAGTTTCTATCCCAACTGGCGGTCATGCGCGCCCCAGCAAGCTGGCTCTGCATTGACAATAGGGCACTGAAAGAAAGCCGCTGGCGTGGTAAGGTCATTGGGGTGGAGTTCAGCTCCATCATCAAGGTTCGACTCCTTAAGGACTGACCATGTTCGTAGGAATCGGCGATTTGCATTTGACCGACAGCTCAGGCCGTGGAGGCCTCAACGAGTACCTGAAGGGACGTCACGATCAATTCGTAGCCGACTTGGTAATCGATCAACCTCTCAAGTATGCGAAGAAGAAGGGCATCAAGGACATCATCCTCTACGGAGATATCTGCGAGAACCCGAGAATGAGCTACGATGCTCAGATGGCATTGGCTCGCATCTTCGATCAGCCATTCCAATTCCACGTGCTCCTTGGTAACCACGATCTGTTCGCCGAAGATCCTGAAGTAGGTCACAGCCTTCAGTTGGTGGAGCTGTTCAAGCCCAAGAACGTCACGGTCTATACCAAGCCCAAGACAGTGGACTTCGATGGTCAACAAGTTCGCTTTCTTCCCTGGCCTCATAAGAAGTTTGATCTTGAGGCCTTGAATGTGGCTCACATCGATGTCCAAGGCTCTCGCACAGACTCCGGAAGACTCAACGATAAAGAGGACTTGAACACCTCAAAGGCCACGGCGGTTATCGGCCACATCCATACCCGACAACGGGTAAGGAACTCGTTCTACTCGGGAACGCTCTACCAGACAAACTTTGGCGAGCGCCCAGAAAAGTTCTTCCACCACATTACCTATGATGATGGCTGGGTTATTGAAGACGTGCCTGTCAGGCCTGTCTACCGTCTTCATTCGGTAGAAATAGAGAGCAAAGCGGATCTAAAAGGCATTCCTGCCTCTGAGTTCGATTTGGTCAAGTTGATCGTCAAGACCTCAAAGGTAACGGCTGCAGACTACCAGCATCTGAACGTGGTAAAGGTTAAGGCCGTCAACTCGGAAGCCGAGCTAGCCCTCGCCCGAGTTGAGGACTTGAAGGAGGGTTCGGCTGTGGAAATCTCCACCGACGAGTTTTTCAAGCACTGGCTGTCTGAACATCCTGCTGATGCGGCTCTTAAGAAACAAGCTGCCAAGGTTCGCAGGGAAATTCTGAACAGGAGAACGAAGTGAGCACACCTTGTCCGATCTTTATTCTCGTTTTCACATGAAGACCTAATCATGGAACCAGTTGACGAAGGACCTTCGACAATAACTCCGTCAGAGATTGCCAACCCTGGAATTGACCGCGAATGTCAGTCTGGTGGGCAAGAGCCACTAGGTCGTTTCAACGAACCTCGCCGTTACGGCAACAATCGCTACCATACCCCTGTCAAGAAGGCGCGTAAGAAACAGAAGGCGGCCAGAAAAGCTAGACGCCTAAATAGGAGAAGGTAATGATTGTCTTTCACATGGCACTGGGTGATCTTTGTGCTCTTGGTATCGCCATCGGTTTCGGTCTATTCATGCTCTATCATCAGGTACGAGTCACATTGAGGCAACGGCGTTGTGATCACACCAGACACCGATTCAACGAGACTCAAGCTTGTGATGCCATATGCTGCGGATGTGGTAAGAACCTAGGTTTTATTAAATACGTTCGTGATCAGAGGAGGGGAAATGAAGGTCAGAAAACGTAAATGCTTGATACAAGGCGCGCATGCGTACCTCCAGCCGACGCCCGTTTCGCTTCCGTCTTCCGCCTCATCAGCAGCGAATCTTGGAGGCAGTGAAGGGTGGCAAGACTCGCTTGGCTGAATTCTTCTTAGCCGAAGGTGCCGGTAAGTACCTTACTACGTGAACACCCGCGGCTCTGCATAACTCAACTTAACCTCAGGACCTAACCATGCTAACTGATGCTCAATATCTTCGATGCGTCTACACCATTGCCCCTTCTGCTTTCTACCAGATCGTTGCCCATCACCTGCGTACCTTGACACCGCTGTCGGTGACTCGCATGGGTGACGGTGAGGCTCTATTGGTCAAGCACTTCGATTCCCTGCCTGAGGAATTGACTACCTTACCCTTCGTCAAGGATCCAGAGACATGGCTCAAGCGCATGGGCCTGTGGAACATTCCGAAGGTGGAGCTGCTGACCCGTATGCGAACCGCGATGACGGACTCTACGTTCTTTGCGCCATCAGTCAGTGGCCTGACAAACTCGACGTTCGAGATCGACCTACCTTATATGGGCTGGCGCTCAAGCAGTATAACCGCCAAGCTGGTCGACAACTTCTTCGTCAATCAGTGGACTGCCGCCCAGAAGGAAGAACTCTATGAGGCGACCGAGGGTGTGACTCTGATTCACTCCTCCGCTGAGTTAGCCGATGAGTTCCAGAAGAGGGTCACCCGTTTCAAGATGAACTTTATCCGTCTCTCTTCCTGGGAACAAACTGAGGACGTTATCGCCAAGGCTCGGGATGTCGGTCACCAGCTTGTGCTCTTCTCCGGAGGTCCGGCTGGTAAGTACATTGCGCCCAGGATTGCTGAGGGTTCCAACAAGGTGGTGATCGACATTGGCAACTCAGCACCGGATTGGCTCCCGGCACGTCGGCCATGAGGGAGAAGACCGTCATTCTGGTCGTGGCCCTGATCGGCATTGCTATTGGGCTAGCCATGCTGCCGACTGATAAGGACGCTCGAAAACTTTTGGAGGCCAACGGCTACAAGCCAATTGAGGTCGAGTCTTGCATTATGTGCTGCTGGATGGTCAAGTCTGGCTGGAAGTTCAAGTTCAAAGCCCTAAAGGACGGTAAGGAGGTTGAAGGTCATATTTGTGCCGATCCTTGGAGTCCAGATATCGAGGAGAATGGGAAATGACTTACTGTGTGGCCGTCAAGACTGACATCGTGGTCTCTACCTGTCCTCTTCAGAAGGGACACTGCTACTGGCAGCATCGTGAGACTCACCAATGTCAGTACACAGAAGAGGATCTCGACGTTCAAACCTTCGCCCAACGGGTGGGCCTTAAAGCTCCCAGCGACGCCGACAGAGTCCACTTCTTTAACAATCTCAAAACCGCACTCAAGGATCTCTGACATGGGGTGCGCTCTCGTAAGACAGGGCTTATGTCCTCGGTAATGGCTCTTGACTGACGGCCGAGGTCTCCCGCCGCACAAGCCCGAACAGTAAATATTGAGTTTGACGACCCTTAGAGGTTCCAATGCTAGACACAACGTTCCCCTCACCTCCCTCCAACGGGGGCTACGACCTTCGACTAAAGGCCGACAGCGGGTATAAGGACGCCTCCAAGCGAGTGCTTATCATCCTGCAGACGGTTCCTTCAGAGGATCTGAAGGAGCGGGAGCTGTGCTCCAAGCCTTATTTGTCCAAGGCTCTGGCATACGCGAAGAAGTGGGCACGGCTCTACGGAGACATCGGCAGTCCTGCCTTCGCGGTCATCAACTATCAGGCCCGGAAGCACCTTGACCTATCAGGTTCGGCTCGATCCGATGCGGAATCAGAGTTCAAGGCCCGTGCGCAGAAGTTGATCGCCAAACTAAATCCAACTCATATCTTGTTCTCCGGTGACTTGGAACTGCTATATCCGCAGATCAAACACGCGGCGTTTAAGAATGGTTGGGTTCACTCTCTTGACGGACGCAAAGTCACGTCTACGTTGGACTTCGCCCGGCTTCTTGAAAAGGACGGTGCGAACGCCAACCTTCTTGGCCTATGGTGCCGAAATCTAGCCAACCTCCTGCTAGGTCGCAATCCCCACGACATTGGTCAAATCGAACTCCGCCCTCGGTACGTGAACACGATTGCGAAGTTCAAGAAGCTCTTGCGCTACTGGGACGAGGCAGACTCGATTGCGGTCGACACCGAGACCAGAAACCTCTCAGTCCTCCACAACGCAATCTATACCATTCAGTTCGCGTTCGCTAAGAACGACGGACCTTTGCCTACTTCCGGCTACGTCCTACCCATCGATCACCCTCACGAGGACAACCCCTTTAGTGAGAAGGAGCGGCGGTACATCAAGCGCGAGTTGGCCAAGAAGTTTGCGTCCAGAGAGACAAAGCTTCTCCTAACCTTCAATGGCATCTTCGATCTCCGCATTATCCGTAGAGCTTTGGGTGTGCCAATCATTCGCCATCGTGTATGGGAAATCATGGCCGGCGAGCACGACCTGGATGAGAACGTCAACGGTCTAGCACCTCTGCTCGGCAAGGGCATCAATGGCTTGATGGGTGTCTTAGCTTCCTACGGTTGTGACTTCTATCTCTCTGAGGACCGAACATTTGGCAAGGAAGATCGATCGACCACCGGCTCAGTGTCGCCCTCCGATAAGGGCTTCCTAGAATACGGTTCGATGGATGCCTGTGCTCTCCATCATATCCGATACCAACAGATTCGACGTGCTGCCAAGCAGGACCTGAACGGTAAGCCTTATACCAAGTATTTCATCCGACACATGCTGTACCAAATGTCGGATACGGTGCACCAGCTATCGCATCTGAAAGACGCGGGCTCTAAGGTAGATCGCCGGTACTTGAAGTCGCTGATGAACAGTGATTCACCCCTGGTCAAAACGTTGGCCGAGCTGGGTGAGGAATTTAAGCAGTTCCCTGAGGTTCGGAAGGCCAACAAGGAACTCTTAGGTGATACGGGTTTCAAAGCCAAGTCGATCTTTGGCTCCATTGGAGGCAAGGTCTCTGAGTCTTGGACCTTTAGCTTCAACAAAGCGGCACACAAGATCAAGCTCTTTGTTGACATCATGGGCTTGACTCCGAGGAAGAAGACAGCCACTGGCGCACCGGCCATCGACGCGTCCTTCATCGACCACTACAAGGACCGCAACTTCTTGGTCGCCAAGTTTGGTGAGTACCAGAAGTCGTCCAAGTTGCTGTCCACATACGTCAAGGGTTGGTACAAAAAGCTTCGAGACCTCGACGGTGCAACTGACTCACACCTGCGTGCTGACTACGGTTTCTTCGGTGTCGACTCAGGTCGTCTTGGCTCATTCGATCCCAATCTTCAGAACATTCCAAACCGTGGTAAGCTGGCGAAGATCATCAAGGAGATGTTCGTCACTGAAGACGGTCATCTACTCATACGTTTTGACTACAGTAGTCATGAAATTCGTGGGTGGTCCATTGTAGCCTTCGACAAGGCGTTGGCTTCCGTTTTCCGTGTGGGCCAGAAGCTGAGACAGGAGTGGATAAAGATCATTGGTCTAGACAAGGCTCTTAATGACCTACACGTGGCGGGGCTAATCTCTTCTACTAAGCTCCCTCTATCCCCAGAAGATAAGGCAAAGCTTGAGGCCTACGTTAAAGGTAAGCAATGAAGAAGTCGGAATTTGTTCATCTAGTTCGGCACCAGTCCAAGAAACTTTTGGCCCAACTGGACAGGGTAAACGATCGGTCAACCACCCGCAAAAGTATCGCAGGTTTCTTCAAGGAGCTTGAGGCTAATCATCCAAAAGCTTTTGCTTGGTTTATAGTTGCTACCCAAATCACTCGGTCTCAATCCCCAAGAAAACGTCTAGAGGCCTTAATACACGATCACCTGTGCGACAGCTGCGGTGAGGTCTACACCCTACCAGTGCAGCATGGTCTGTGCTATTCGTGCTGTTCCCGAGATTCTTCGCTTCTTGCAGAGAGGCGCCGTAGAGGTTACGAAGTTCGTGGGGACCGGTTTGAGGTCATTCACGGTAAAGGCATCAGAGCACCGCAGCAGGTATTGGAGATCCAAGAGACCACAAAAAGGAACAATCTAGAAGCCTGGGGTGCCGATCATCCGATGAAGACCACTAAAGGTAAACACCTTCATGTACAGGGGGTGCTAGATAAGCACGGTGTCACCAATGCTATGTACATACCGGAGGCCCATGAGAACCAAAAACGAACTAATATGGAGCGCTATGGAGTCGAAAGGGTACTCAGTATACCGTCCGTAAGACGTAAGATAGTTAGGACTTTCCTAAAAAGGTATGGCGTAAATAACCCATCTCAATCCTTAGAGGTCTTCCGCAAGAAAAACGTTAAACTTAATCGAGTTGTAGTTGTCGAAGGTAAACGGTATACAGTTCAAGGCTCTTCTGAAGTAGCAATGCTAGTTAGGCTTATCGTCAAATTTAAAAGGGTCTGCACACCGTTCAGTCTAGGATATCCGAAAGATACCTTCTTCAAGGTAGGTGGCTTTCCCGACTTCTATTTACCTGATCGTGACCTGTACGTCGAATGCAAGAACACTTGGACACTGACAGGGGCATCGAAAAAGGTAGACCATCTATCGCGTAACTTTCGTAAAGCCAAGGTATACGGTCCTGAGGTTCGTTGGGTCATACACTGCCAAATTGGTAAAGAGGACAAATTCTTTACCTTACCCAATTTCTGGTGGGAAGACTTTTCCAAGAAGGGGCTTCTAAAACTTGTCAACTCGACTACAGAACGGAAAAGGTCATGAGCTCCCTTATCAAAGCTGCAAAACTTGTTCTCATAGCTTCGGCTTTGACAGACCGTATTAAAAAGGAAGGCGACGTTCACATTCAGAACGTGAAGCGCTTTTTTGGTAAGTGGGTCGAAAAGTCTGACCCCCTTCGTGATGCTGTGAAAGCTGTGGTCTTCGGGGTCATCTACGGCAAAGGGGCGGAAACTCTTGGTAACGATACCAAGAAGGCCGAGCTGGATGTTTTGAAGGCCAAGATGGGTGAGGCCCATAAAGCTAAAGATACGGCAACACTTGAGAAACTGGAAGCCGAATATGAGGCTCTTCTTGAGGAGGATCGTTCTGAAAAGGCTCAGTTAATCATCGACAAGCTCATGACTGAGTTTCAGAATGGCGCGAAATGGTTGGAGCGCATGTCTACGATGGCTAAGGAGAAGTTCTACGTCTTCTCGCCTTTGGGCAAGATTCGGCACCTATACGCAGCCATGACGGAAGACAAGAAGATTGTCGCCCGTCAAGTTCGTCGAGGTATGAACGCACCTATTCAAGGCTTCGCTTCGGAGGTTTCAGTCAAGGCCTCGCGGATGATGATGCTCTCCTATTACGACACGCTTGAGGAGCTTAAGGAGTTGCTGGGCCTCGAAGGTGAGTTCCCAATCAAGTTCAATCGTATCGTTCACGACGCTATCTACCTAAGCGTTCCCTACGCTATGGTTCTGCCTTTCATCCACATCCTTCAGTATGACGCCACTTACGGCATAGCAGAAACCTACGAGAAGGAATTCGGTCTCAAGTTCACTATCGAGCCTGAGATTGAGCTTGAGGTCGGCGTCAAGGACACCCTTAGCCACAAGTGGGGATGGGCTTTGCCTGAGCTTGTAGCCCATCTAGATAAGGCAGTCACTGAAGGTCTGGAGCTCAAACTCCTAACCGGCAACAAAGAGGAAATCATGGCCACCATCATGGAGCCGTGGAAGAACAAGAAGGTTCGGAAACTTCTGAACGATAGGTTCCCTTTGCTTGGGGTGGATCTATATAAGGAAATCGGCGATGTGGTCGTATAGGGAATGGGAAACCAACTACTGGATCGTTGAGAACCTTAGTCTGAGCAAGGTCTACTGCGGTATGGCAATCGACCTTCCGGGAGGTTTTCAGTTTCTTATCGCTCAACTCGACCTTATGGTGGGCTTCGAGATGCACCAGTTCCCAGCCGAGGTCTATAGCACCTTCATCAAGTGTGTTCCGATTCGTGCCAAAGGACTCAAGGAGGAGATCGCCCACTTGTTCCTCAACACAGTGGATCCTGACCATCCTCTGGAGCTGACCATGGCGTACGGCGGTACGCTAGCCACTGGAACACCTACGTTGTTCCCTATCAGAGGGAGTCACTAATGAGAGGCTTCTTTTCTCTTAGTGGTAAAGCTCGGATGCCGTTGCCTACCTTCACTCACTTCGCTGACTGGGGTCGCGGCATCTGCGGCATCGATGTCGAGGGCTGGGCTAGTCGGAAACTTTCCATCCCGACCCGTAACAAGCAGGTCCTGCTTCTGACTGAGAATGGTGCAGACCTTGGGAACTTCACCGACTTCATGGCCACAGTTGATGCCTCCGAGGGTGCCAACTATCAGGAGAAACTACGGGCTTTTCTCGAAGGCTGTGATGCTGGCTTTCGTGGTCTGGTCGTGAACCTCAACACCTCCAACTATGTGAGTCTCGCTCTCGTCGCCGCCTCTGAAGTCTTTGTCTTGGGAGTCCAAGACCAACATACTGAGACCTGCTATGTCGTGTGGGCCACAGAGGAATCCGATCTTCAAGCCCTTCTTGATACCGACCCCCTAAGGTTTCTGATCTACAGGTTCCCGAAGCTTGAGAACGACGCCCTGTTCTTCAGCATCGAAACCCTAGTCTATAAATGGCACAAGTGGGGGCAAACCCACGCATCAACCCTTTTGGGCTTCAATGCCTTGGAGCGGAGATTGTTCCGTGGAACTTCGTCGCCTTGATTTTATCCTCAATCAGCTTGATCGCTACACAGGTCAGAAGAAACGCGTAGGTGACTCAACGTTTGTTACCTGCCCTTATCACTCAGAACGCACGCCCTCCTTCCGCATCTTCCACTCCTCGGCTTCCAAAAGTCCTGGGTTTGGAAAATGTTATGGGTGTGGTCAGACCGCCAAGTGGGACGAGCTGGCCCCCAAGCTAGGGCTCCAACCCTTCACATACGTTCCACCGACTCAGCAGTTCGCACGCCCCATTCTCCGAGAGGAGAAGGAAGGAAGCCCTAAGGTTACCTACACCTACTCACGGCTCCCCGAAGGCAAGAGCTGGCGGGGCATAAGTACCGCCCTTCTACATGACCTAGGTGGTAAGAAGGCCCTATCCTCCTACGGCAAGGTATTCATTTACCTACCGGTTTTCATCAAGGGCAACCTTCGGGGCCACATCACGGCCCGCATGAAGAAGGAAGATGGGCGGCCTTCGTACATCAACTCCTCTGGCAAGTGGAGCGAGCGCTACGGACTGTTCCCCTATGACCACGCGGTTCGCAATCGACCTAAGGTAGTGGTCTTGGTTGAGGGGCCGCGTGACGCGTTGCGTCTCCTATCTTACGGTATACCGGCGATAGCTATCTTAGGGACGCAGTCGTGGTCCGAGACCAAGTCCAAGCTAGTTGAGATGACTGGCGCCGAAACCGTCATCTTGGCCTTCGATGGTGACGACGCAGGCCTGAGGGCTATAGAGTTGGTGAGACCGCTGCTTTCGAAGCTGGTAAAGGTGAAGGTCTTCTCGCTGACAGCCGAAGATAGTCCGTATTGGGAATTCAAGGACGATGACGAGCCCTCTAAGGCTGCTAAACAACAAGGAGTGGAGCTATGGGACCCCTGCTCAATGCCTCTGAAGAAGGTCAAGGACCTGAAGGCTCTGATCGACAAGTACAGCGACTAGGCAACTACTTGTTGTGGATCGATGGCCTCCTGTCGGAGTCTGTTCGAGATCGACTAGCCTCGTTGAGGAGCTTCGCGTGGGGATGCCAATTCCCTCTCTATGCTGTTGTATCTTTTGGCCGCCAGCAGGACTCGTACACCATACGGGAAATCCTACATCCGCAAGTTTTTGTTATCCAGATGGATCGAGGGGCCAAGATGTTGGATACCAATCTTCACCTCTCAGACGGGCAGCCAGCTGCCCTCAGAACCTTCGTGCACCGCATCAAGCCCGTCATGCTCAACCCTCCCCAACCTGTAAATACAGAGACTGAAAACAAATGGCTAACGCTCACTCAACTTCTGATTCCGCAATGAAGACCAATCATCAAGTGGCCCAGCGGCGCATCTGGGTTACCTTCAGCCGCGTGGGTTACCACCGCTACCCCAATGCACCTGAAGACGTGTCGTACCTGCAGGACCGGCACCGCCACCTCTTCAAGTTCAAGGTTTCAATAACCGTCGAACACAACGAGCGGGAGATTGAGTTCCACCAGTTCCTGAACTGGATTGAGAGCTTGTACACTGAAGGTCAGCTTGAGGCCTCCAACAAGTCGTGCGAGACCCTTGCGCAGGAACTGGCAACCGCTATCGGTAACCGCTACACTCACCGCCACATCGAAGTCGAAGTCTCCGAAGATGGCGAGTGCGGTTCCATCATCAACCTCGTTTCGCTGCCCTGATCATGATCACTTCTAAGCAAGTCATCGCCGCCCTTCAGACTATCGACGACAAGGTTTCGGTCGCACTGTCGCGCCTGAAAGGTCTAGAAGTTCTGGTGAACGCCCATGAGGCCTGCACCGGTCACTCCGGTGGTAAAGACTCGGTCGTTAACTACTGGCTGGTTTCCAAAATCTTCCCCAACCTACCTGTCGTTCACACGGCGAAGCCTGGCGGTGACAACGCGATTCATCCTCGAACGCTGGAGTTCCTTTACGAGCAGCCGTTCGCTATCGAACTATGGCCCCGCAAACTCGGCCACAACCCGAAGTACAACCTGCAGTTCGATGGCTCGCGGACTTCGGAGAAGGACCGCAACGACCGCTCTGCCGACTTTGTAGAGGGTGGCAGAGCGGTCAATCGTCAGAATCTCCGCCTCGTCGTTCCCGACAGCATGTTTGGCATGACCTTCGTGTTCCCTTTCTTCGATTGGGGCGATGCTGACGTGTGGGCCGCGATCCATAAGTACCAGATCAAGTATTCGGAAGAGTACGTCGAAGAGAAGGCAATCTTGAAGGAAGTATCCGACAAGGCCCCACCCCCACGAAGTAGCCACGTTCATTACTGGCATCATGGCATCCACTACGGAGTGGACCTACCATGAGCCTCTACACGATCCTAGCCCCACATATAGATGACGAGGTAATTGGTTGCTTCTCGATTTTGAAGAACGACCGCGTCGACCGCGTGTTCTACTTCTTCGAGCACGATTCGGTGCGAAGGGCAGAAGCTGATACCGCTGCCCGGGCCTTCGGCTTTCAAGCGGTGTTCACTAGCATCAAGGACTTTGAAGCCAACTACCTGACCACTATTGCACCTGACCGCACGTTGCTTCTCCCTTCCCGTAAGGACGCGCATCCGGACCATCAGGCAGTGAACAGGCTTCGAACTCACTTCGAACCTTCTCGACTCCGTTTCTACTCAATTGACCTTGGTCAGTCCCGGACGAGGAGGTTTCTAGGTGACCTGGCTAAGGACAAGCGGTGGTACCTTAATAACCTTTATCCCTCGCAATCTGCTCTATGGGAATCAGATGCTGCCTACTATCTGTTCGAGGACATTCACGAGAAGGACTACTTGGAGGTTAACCGCTATGAAGGTCTGTTCGTGGCCGGCCAATACACCTCACTAGAGTCCGACATTTCTCAAAAGGAATTGAGTGAAGCCTTGAAGCTCGATAGCTTAGAGAAGTTTGTTAACCATATTGCTGCCCATTCGACGACTTTCAGAATCGAGTGTGTAGGAAAGGTGTACCAATCATGAAGATCGGAATCGAAGTCGAAGGTCAGTTCAAAGGTCTGCCCATGATCTTCTGTGAAGCTGACGAGATAGGCTGCGCTATAACCGAAGCTCTTGACCGAGGGGTTGACCACCTCTATATATCGGACAAGGAAAACAAGTTGGACTACGACCTGACGGGCATGCAAATCGCACCCTTGGTCGCCACTGTAGAGGTCACGAAGGTCACAGGTCCGAGGCCCAACAATGTCATGTTGATGCTGCGCGATCCGAGCTATGCTGAGGTCGAGAAGCTTTCAGTGTTCGACCAGATCAAGTTCGAACGCGACCGTCGTGTGTTCGTGTTTCCAATGGCTGCCTGCCACCACACCTATCCGGATGACTTTGCGGGTGACAAGGAGATTTGAAATGAACTTGGTATGGGTCCCTATTGAGTCTCTTCAAGAACGATACACCGCGCAGTGGGCTTCAGAGTTTCCGAAGGAGTTCATCAAGGCTGGCTTCGACGTGACAGTCATCGAAGGTGAACCGTTGAGTAACCATGTCGAGGTCGGAACCTTTTTGGACATCAACTCAACCGTGGCCTTCAAATCTAGCCAGATGCAGAAGATCGCCCGCTTGTTCCACACCAAGCAGGTGAAGGACGGTACGGTCTTTTTCTTTGGTGATATCGAGTTCTGGGGCATTGAGGCTGTTCGCTTGATGGCGGATATGAACAAGGTGAAGGTGAAGCTGACGGGCTTCCTTCACGCTGCCTCGTATACCAAGGGTGATGCGTTTGAAATCGCCGCACCTTACCAGCGCTACACAGAAGTGGGCTGGATCGCTGCCATGGATCGCGTCTTTGTCGGCTCTGAGTACCACAAGAAGGCCGTTACAGAACGGCGTCTCCACATTAGCAACGTCGTTAAACTCGAAAACCGAATTCTGGTTACCGGTAATCCAACATTCGCTTCCCAATATGAGGATTTCGGAACGCTTGAGCGGTGTAACCGCATTTTGCTGACTAACCGCTTTGACTCTGAGAAGGATGTCGAGCAAACCTTAGAGCTTTTCCTGCGTGCTCACCAAGCTCACCCGGATTGGGAGTTTGCCATCTGTACGGGTCGCAAGGAATTCCGCTCCAACGATCCTGCATTGGTAGCCAAAGCACGCGCCTACGAGAAGGCTGGTGTGCTGGAGATCCATGAAGGGTTGACCAAGCGTGAGTACCATCATATGCTCGCGACTTCCAAGGTCATGGTTTCTCACTCGCGCGAAGAGAGCTTCGGTTACTGCGTTGTAGAAGCTATGCGGTACGGTTGCGTTCCCTACCTCAAGAACAATGCCTCTCACCCTGAGCTGGTGAATCTGGATTCCGAACCCCTGACTCAGCGTATGCTGTTCGATCCCCATATCGGCTACGATGAACAGATCCGAGGTTTGGAATACTTGATGACCAGGGGCGTAAATGAGCAGCTCCTTAAGGCTAGGGCTGCGTACTATGACAAGTATCCCCTGTTTGCGATTACTGATTGCCTGAAGGAACTGGCTCATGCTCCGTGACCGTGTTCATCTAGTACCAGCCGGTGTCGAGGCGTGGTCGAAGAATCAATTGACAGCCTACGTTAAGTTCGGTAGGCCTAAGAAGCTAGGCCTCACTCGATATCGAACGAATCTGCAGGTGATCGGTCTTCCTGATCGTACGGTTTACTTGGCGGCTCTCAATTCGGGCAAAAAGACGCTGATCGACAACCTGGGGCCCTTTGACCAAGTGGTTCCCCTTTTGTCGCCTGAGGTAGTTAAGGAACCCATCGTTCTGATCAACCCGTATCATACTAAGGGAACCTACGATCTAAGTCTTCAACCCTGGGTGAAGCAGGTGATCGTGGACTCTGGTGGCTTCCAGATGCTGCGGGGTACGGCCGACTTCATCGATCCCGACAACCTGGTCGAGTTCTACAACCAGCATGCCACGATTTGCATGCCCTTGGACTTGCCGCTGCCCTCAGACGTGGAGCCCTACTACTTTGACGCGGTGACGAAGATGATGAGGGCCAACGACCAGTATATGGAACCCCTCCTTGAGAAGGGTCGAGTGCTTGCGCTGGTCAGCCACGGCTCGAATGTGTCAAACCGTTTGCGTCGAATTGATGGTCTGAAGCGCAAGTCCCCTGTGGTTGCCATCGCAGGTCTGAACACGCTGGTCGAGGGCGATAGTTTCCAGAAGATCATGACGGCTCTGACCAACGGTCTGGCAGTTATTGATCACGTCCGGAAGGACACGAAGTATTTTCACTTCCTGGGTGTGACCTCCAACTTCTGGTTCATCCTATACGCGATCATGGTCGGCACCGGTTACGTCGAGCGTTGCGGTGGCGACAGCGTGAGCTTCCGCATGTCATCGATCAACGGGACATACAACTACGGTCTTGGTGGTAAGGGGGCAAGATCGGATGACGTGGTTCGTACCCAGTTGACGCCTGTCGGTACGACCTGCCGCTGCCCTCTGTGTCGGACAGTTACTGACCAACGCCTGTTCTTGAACACAGTGGTCATGGAGTGCCACAACATTTGGAACGCAATCGAGACTAAGAACCTAATCGTGGATTCCGTGCAGGTCTACTTGGATGGTAAATGTACCCTTCGCACTCTGGCTGACCAATGGCTCCCTGCTGGTCGCTATGAGCTTCTAGCCCGTGCGGTCTCTTATCTGGAGGAGGTCATCCAGAAGGGTTACCGTGAGTGGAAGCCTAAGAAGACCAAGAGCTTGTTCGAACGCAAAACCAAGCATACACCAGAGGGTCTGGGCCACTACGAGACCATCATCAGGCGCTATGAAGAGTTTCACAAGAAGAAGTTCCTCACATGAACAAGACATTCACGCGCAAGAACGTAGGGGGCGTCATCTTCTCCTGCCCTGAGGGTGCATATCGAACCATCGAGGCATGGTTTGAAGCCAAGTGTCCCTCAAATGCTCTGGTCTACGATCTGCCCTACAACCTGATTCGCATCGGACTGAAGGTCGTCGACGGGGCCATGATCGACGGCATCTACTACCCTAAGAAGTTGAAGGTGCCTGAGGAGACGACGGTTATCAAACCCAAAACTTTAAATGGTAGAGAAGCAGTGCTAGAGAAGAGCGGTTTCTTCCCAGCCTATATCTACTTTGACGAGGCGAAGCGCAAGGTGACCCGAATCGGTACCACCGGGCCTTCCAAGGTCTCGTCTATGAAAGCCAAGAAATGATAGTCATTCAAAACGCTGACCGTGTGGTCAAGGCTTCGGAGTTTACCGACGCGAGTGTTCTCCACGTGACTACGATCTTCCGAACCATCCAAGGCGAAGGTCCGTTCGCAGGGCAGTCTGCGATCTTTATCCGCTTGGCAGGTTGCAACTGGGGCGCCAAGTCGAATGGTATTTGTGAATTTTGTGATTCTTTTTTCGCAATCGACAAGGCAACCAAGTTCGATGTCTCGGAACTCGCAGCGCATGTGCGGGGTCTGTACAAAGCAGGGGACATCGTTGTCGTCACTGGTGGTGAACCAACCTTGCAAGCTGACGCACTCTTGAGCCTAATCATCGAGTTGGAGCACAAATACGATATCCACACTCAGATTGAAACCAATGGTACGCAGGCCAAGTTCTTCTCTGCACTGTCCGATCGTGGGGACATTTACCCCACAATCGTGGTCTCTCCGAAGGCCAACGAGCGGACCAAGAAGTACCCCACGCTACCGTTCGCAATCTTCGAGGACATGGGTATCGAGGATCTGTACCTGAAGTTTTTGATCTCCGCTGATCCTGAGTCTGTGTACCACACACTTCCCTCGGAGGCCCTTCACTGGGCCTCCGAGAATAACGTGACCGTCTACGTATCGCCGATGGCTGTCTACAAGAAGGCCTATCAAGGCGAGGTCTCATCCGCCTGGGACCATGAGCTGATCAACGCAGAGGCTACGGCTGCCAACTACAGTTATGCCGCCCAGTACGTACTTGAAAATCCGGGACTGAAGCTTTCGATCCAACAACACCTGTTCGCGGCCATCGCGTGAAGGAAGAAGATGAGTAAGTGTGATCCAACTCTAGGGTACGAGGTCCATCAGCACCTTGTGAAGGTTGGGGTGGAGACACCCATGACCACTGTTTCTCCGTATAGGGCGTACAACTCAAACTACGGACGAGACGTATTCGACAAGCAGGAGCAAAGGGCTGCTATTGAGCGCCATGTAAGGGGCATCATGCAAGCTCTGTGCCTTGATCTTGGGGACGACAGCTTGGCTGAGACTCCTAAGCGGGTTGCCAAAATGTACGTCGATGAGATTTTCTATGGCCTTGACTACGACCTGTTCCCAAAGGCTACGGTTGTTGAGAACAAGTTTCATGTGGATGAGATGGTTGTCGAAAAGGACATCAATGTCCAGTCATCCTGCGAACATCATCTGATAACCATCAGCGGCAAGGCTTGTGTAGCCTACATCCCCAAAGATAAGGTCCTTGGGTTGTCTAAGATCAACCGCATTGTCGAATTCTTCTGCAAGCGACCGGCCATCCAGGAACGGCTCACGCTTCAGATTTACCATGCCTTGTCTTACATCCTGGGAACTGATGATGTAGCAGTCTTGGTAAACGCCGAGCACTTCTGCGTGAAGTCCAGGGGCATCAAGGATGTCGGATCCTCAACTGTGACCTCCAAGCTCGGAGGCATCTTCCTAGACGGCCCGGTTCGGGCTGAATTCCTCTCACTCGCCAAAGGTTAACCATGTACAACCAGCTTACCCAAGAACAGTTCGAAGAGCTTCTGAATCGCCATGACGTTCAAGGGCGCAGCTTTGTCGGCAACATCAAGTTCATGAATACCATGTACAAGCTGCCGGTCAACACAGAGCCCACGCTTGACGCACTAAAGAAGCCCAACGGTTTGCAAGAGTCGGCCTCTGCGCGCGTCAAGGGTTTCCTACGGACGTTGTCAGACGAGATGGACGAGGGCAAGGAAATTCTGTCCAAGCTCGAAGCGGTTGAACTTGGAGAACTTTGCCGTCATGGAAAGCCTGAGGATGAGAAGCTGGCAGCCTTCCACTCACTGGTGCTCTCCAACCCTGAGGAAGCCAAGAAGGACGTGTTGGTTGACCTGGCCGACTGGTTCTCGGACATGGTGGTCTACATTCGCAGCGAGGCCATGAAGTTCGGCATCAACGTCGAGGACGTGCTGGAAGTGGTTATGGCCTCCAACTTCACGAAGCTCTCTGCAGACGGTGTGCCTAAGCACGACGAGAACGGCAAGTTCCTCAAGGATATGAGCCGTTACGTTGCACCTGAGGGCGCCATCAAGACCCTTCTCTTCGGTGCCCCTCCGTTCGCTGTCGAAGAAGATTGTGGAAGCGATCAAGGGCAACAAGCGGCTATGGACTTCAACAAGTCTCAAGAGGCCTGATCATGGACAAGGCTAGACCTTATGACTTTGAAGGTCAGCATCCTCTTAGTGATGAGGCTGAAGCCTTGTCTCGTTCACGAACCAAAGTGGCGCCTGAACTTATGGGGTCGATGACTATAGTTCGAGGAATTGCGGATCTGGTTCCGCTGAACAGCCCTTCCCACAAGATTGTGGCCTCCGATGAGGGGCGCGTTGATTCGGACGCACTGCATTTGGACGTCACACTAAAGCCTGTCATTCCCGTGACTGACATTCTCTACCGCACCGGATACTTGGTTGTCAAGATTGGATGTCTTGAGTGTCAAGTAGAGTCCGAAATTATTCTCGAAACTGCCTTGAAGGATAAAGCTGACGAGGTTTACAGAAGATTGGAAGCCGCACGAATCGCTGAAGGCGATAGTTCTTTCGAATTCAAGGTCTTCAAGTGGGAGGCATGCTACGTAAACCCTATGTATTTGGTAGTTGTCGACCAAGTTAGTAGAGACCTGCAAAACTCTTATACAGAGACCAGCTAATGGAATTCCCATTCAAGTCAACAAAGACCTGGCATCAGGCTTTCCCAGTTGCCTATCGCCAGTGGAAGGCCGACTCGCACTGCAGGATTCTCCACGGGTATGCGCTGACGATCCACCTTGAATTCGGATGCTTAGAACTTGACGCTCGAAATTGGGCAGTTGATTTCGGAGGCCTTAGAGGTCTCAAAGGTCAGCTGGAAGACTGGTTCGACCACACAACACTTGTTGCCGTCGATGACCCGGAGATCGAATTACTCCGAGAACTAGGCCGCCGCAAGGTCGCTAAGATTACAGAGGTCGAACGTACCGGCTGTGAGGGTCTGGCTGATTTCATCTTTGAGCACCTCAACGACGGTTGGCTCTCTATCAACGGCTACGCTGACCGAGTAATCTGTACCAAGGTCGAGGTCAGGGAGACCGACTCTAACATGGCCTTCCGGGAGCTGACGACAAAAGATTACCTGAGGTTTACTCAGGCCTCCCTTGACCGTCTCCCCAAGCTTCCTTCGGACTTTCAGTATAACCAGCAGCCTAATGGTATCCTGTCCATCGAAAAAGCGGGCAGTACCAAGGCTACTATTTCTCTGCACGCTGCTCCAGGTTATACCTCTTCTCATAGCGAGGGTCGTTACCTTCGACAGCATGAGGCGGTTCTCGCGGAATTGGAATACCTCCGTCCCACACCTAACAAGGATAAGAAATGAAAGTCGTTACCGCACCGCCAGAGCTTCTGGCTGATCCTGAATCGCTGGCAATGATGCAGGCCTTCTACTCGCGTTCGAAGCGAGGTATTGAAGACCGCTTGGCAGAGACCACACTGGACACGGAGGCCATCAAGGCCAAGCTCAAGTCCTTCTACGTTGGCTACGGTCATGATTCCATTGGGCAGTGCGGCTTCACGACCTTCTTCCTTGAGGACGTGTCGATTCTGGCCGCTAAAGCCATTCAACACAATGCCTTGTACAACGGTCAGGAATCGAGTACCCGCTACATTGACTTCAAGGCCTCCGGTGCGTACAAGAATGTTCCACACCAACTAAAGAACAACATTGACGAATGGCTTGATGTCTACGCCATTGTGTCTAACAAGGTCTACAACGGCCTGATCGAGAAGTATGGTCCGACAATGCCCTCCCGCATCACTGAAGGCTCTGACGACTACGATCCTCTGTTTCTCAAAGCCTGCAAGGCTAAGGCTTTCGACATCGCTGGCGCATTCCTTCCCTGCGGTGTGTTGACCAACTTGAGCTGGACGACTTCGCTTGCGACCGTCAATCGGGAACTCAAGCGGCTGTTCGCTCATCCCCTGTTCGAGGTCCGTGAGCTGGCGGCCGCAATCCAAGAGCAGGTTCGCATTCACTATCCTAGTGTCTATCAGGAAGGTCTGCGAGATTGCGAGGAAGTTGAGTACAACCGTGTTCATGGTCTGGCGAACTACGACCAGTATCTACCACCTCACACTACGCCTGTTCCGATGACGTCCGTCATCACCGCACCTACAACGCTGTGGACCGGACCTACGTTGCCTGAGCGGCCCAAGTACGCACGCCTCCCTCCGGTCCTTCACGACGCGGCGCATTTCTACGCGGACGTGACGATGGACTATCGTTCATTCCGTGATGTGCAGCGTCATCGCACCCTTCATGTGGGGAGCCCGATCATCAAGGGCTTCGACAACTTCAGGGCCCAAAGTCTTACTGACGTGTTCGAACCTTGGTACATTGAGGCTCTGGATTTCCTAGGCGCCTTGAAGACCGATAATGACCGACTCCTGCTGACCCGAATCGAGAACCTGATCACTGCCGTTGATCGTTCCCCGGTCTTCGAACACGAACGCCAGTACGCGTATCCAATGGGTATGAAGGTCCGCTTCCGTATGCACGGCTCCCTCGGTGACTGGCTATATTTCTGCGAGCTTCGCAGCGGTGAGACGGTGCATGCTACGGTCCGCAAGTTCGCGACCCGTACCTGGGAACAGATTGAGGACTCCCTGTTCGACTCCAAGTACAGCTGGTTGTCCACATTGGTGGCGGCCAACATCAAGACTGACAATCTGGATCTTGAGAACTCTCTGCGGCCTTCCTTTAAGAGGGCCAAGCAGGACATCGTTGAGAAGTCTGCGACGTAAAGGACGAGCATGGTATCCGATCCAAAGGTAGGCATAACGTACTGGAAGGCCTCGCCATTACAAGTCGACGGCAAGCCGATGATTTGCAAAGCTCTGGTCACCAAGGTTCAGGCCGATGGTCGTGTGGTTGGCAAATTGTTCGACGACGACAAGGAGATCGGAACCTTCTCCTGCGATAAGCAGGCACTGTTTCTCACCCGACAGGCAGCGGAATCAATGAGTCTCTAGAATGGGCGCATAGGTAAGAAGAGGCGGCTTTCGGGTCGCCTCTTTTCATTTTGGCCTCAATTTAATAGCATTCGTGAGGACCAAAAATGCTAACCCTATTGACAGCCAGCCAACTGACCAACCTGCTTCAGATCCTCGGCGCCTTGGTTGCGGACTACATTGAGAACCCTAAGAAGCCCATGCGGCCGGAGCTCCGTCCGTATGTGAAGACCGTTCTTCAGTGGAAGGACGTTCCGAGCCTTGGCGAGGCTATATCTACGGCGGTCAAGGGCGGGGACAAAATGTCTGCCTTGTATGACGTTGGCCAAGAGCTTCGAGCCTCGTTCGCAGACTTCCGAGCCAATGCCAAGTTCACGACGCCTGAGTTGACAATGCTCAAGGCCTTGGCATCCTACCTTGTCACGGACTCAGATACGGCCCTCAACTACGTGAAGAAGAACGCCGGTGTGTTCGGCTCACCTGAGCTTGCTCAGGTCTTCCTTCCCGAGATTCCGAAGGCAGACAATAATGCACTTCGCAAGGTGGTCAAGGGGCTGGTGGGTCGTGACGGCACCCACCTTACGCTTGACGAGTCGAAGCTTCTGAAGGAGACGAATCCCAAGGAATACGGCAAGTATGTGGATCTGAGAAAGGCCCACAATGCGGAATTCAAGGCCACCTTAGCGAACTACGTTCGTGCCTCGGGCAAGGACAAAGTAGACTACCAGACGGTCTACAAGTACATGGTTGCCCAAGGCTTCACCCACTCCATGGTGCCAGGCTTCCAAGGTCTAATCGATGACCAGGGCAAGTGGTACACGAAGGGTGGTGAACTGATCGCCGGTGTACCGAATCTGTCGACCTACGTTGAGGTCCAAATGAATGACGGTCGCGACCCTGAAGCCAAGTGGGTCTTTAAAGCCGTCAAACCCGATGGAACCTATGCCTACGCCTACACCACAAACTTCCGGCGTGATCAATCGAGCTCCAAGTACCAACACGTTGCGGACCTGATGCAGAAGCTACCTGAGATTCGAGCCGGCTGGCTACAGAAGCTCAAGAAGTTCAACATCGAGGACAAGATGAGTGTCTGCGCCGTGGTGTTGGAGATCCTCTACACTTTCGCAGCTCGTATTGGTTCTGCCCCTGGTCGTGGCGCAGGTACACTGTTGGTCAAGAATTCAAGCGAGACCCAGCAGGGTATCAACCTCGCCTATATCGGCAAGGACTCGATCCCGACCAAGCATATCATCAAGGCCTCCAATGGCCCTGAGCAGGCATTGCTGATCAAGGCCCTCCACCAACTTCGGGCCGGCAAGACGCCCTCGATGCCGCTCTACACCTATAAACAGGGCAACCGTCTGATCAAGGTTTCACCATCGGACGTTAACAAGGCTTTCCATGCCTTCGGTGCACCTGCTGAAGTGACCGTCCACAAACTGAGGACGTGCCGTGGTACCACTCTGTTCCGCCAACTTATGGAGAAGGACTCTGGGCGCCGCCCACCCTCTACGGAAAAGGAAGCCCTGCAGCGTTGGAAGGACATGACCGAGCAGGTCGGTAAGCTTCTGAATCACAAGCGAGGCGTTGGTACTGAGACCGAAAAGGTGACAGGGGCCACGGCAGCACTTTCGTATATTGATAGCTCTCTTCAGCTTGATCTTTGGAGTAGGTGGGGATTTAGACCCCCAGTTGCGCTGGAGAAGTTGCTTATGTCGGACTCTTGAACCATGAAAATCCTAGCACGCGAACGCCTGGAGGCTTTCGAGGCCAACCGCTTCAACAAGACAAGAATGTGGAAATGGGCGAACTACGATGACCAGCGTGAGCTTGATGAGGTGTTTGACGGCATCAAGGGGCTGAAACCAAAGGCCTTGCTGATGGGCTACCCCTTGTACCACCTGCGCAGGCATGGCTATCTACTACTTGACATGAAAGCAAGAAAGATTGTAGCCAATGTCACCCTAGGCTTCTCGTATGTGCCAGGTATCAAAAGTATCTCATTGGCCATGGTGAATCCCAAATATCAGGGACAAGGCATTGGCTTCACACTTTACGAATACTTACTGAAGACCTTTGGATCACTGTCGTCTTCGGTGGAACTCTCGCCGGGATCCTCATTACTGTGGTCCAAGCTGATCAAGAAGTACGGCGGCTATCTGTCCGTCAAGACTAGGGAAAACTTCAAAGATGTTCTGCACAAAGTCAAGATCCATGGGTTCAAAACCTCACCTAGTGGGACAGTATGGCCTGTAGTTGAGAGGGCAGGTGAACTTGTATCCTTGGGTGACTTGAAACTCAGACGTTCGGTAGAAGGCAACGCCAAATCCCTAAGCGTTTACGTAGTTACCGTGTAGGAAGCATCATGCCAATCATCGACAGGAAAGCACCGCTGACACCGGCGAACGCTCGCGCTGCGGATGTCGCACACCGCATGACCGAGTCCATTGCGCCTATGCAGCAACAACGCATGATGGCTGCCTTCCGTACCCAAGGAGTGTCGGCCATCTTGTATTCACGGCTTGGTCAGGGTATGCTCTGTACCTGCAGGACGAAGAACGCTGAAGTCTCTCGCCTCTCACCAGACGGTAAGGCGCCAATGGGTGCCATCAACCGTGTTCTGACTGGCGAGCAACGGTTCGGCATCTCGGAATACAAGCCGGGTACTCCTGAGGATGACCTGGAGACCATGAATGAGCTAGTTGCGTATCCGACATCACCAACCGACGCTCGTAACCAATGGTTAGGTGACCTGTCTAAGGCAGGTGAGGACTTCAGATTCGATAACGTTTTGACACCTGACGAGGCAGTAGAGGATGCTGGTCAATCTGCACCGGATATCGTTGAGGCGCTCCTAAACGGGCTGGACCCCTCGGCCTTCGGAATCTCTGACGTGTCGTGCCCGATCTGCTTCGGTACCTCATATATAGGTGGCTATTCGCCGTTCCGAACTTTCCGTAAGGTGTTGGTACCCTCAGACTTGACTACCAACTCAGCCCTGATGCTGCCCAAGTTTAGTCTCGAACCGGGTAGCCACACCTGCACGGTCACCCTTCCCAGGATGCCGACAGCCATCGATGTTTTCCGGACTTGGAACGATAGGCTACCAACCCTGTCCAAATTTTATATCGATGGCCAACCAGTAGGCGGCTATACCTCGCTACTGGCCTTCTTCGACGGCCGGCCTCATACGATAGTGGTCGAGACCTCAGAGCCTCTGACTCATATTGAGATCCAAGCCTCGCTGTCGCCTGAACCAATCTACTTCGAGTTCCCGAAGAGGACAAAGAGTTCGGACATTTCGCTTCTGGAACAGACTGAGCCGTTCCAGATCGTCGTCTCCCCTGACATCCCGAATCTCCAACCTCAGGATATCGTTGCCGAGTCACAGCTAGGCAAGTTGCTGGTCGTCCAGAACGTCGATCCGTGGAACACACGGAACAGGCAGATGCTGGGTTGGACGTGTCAGGTGCGAGTCTGTCAGCCGCAGGAACTCTACTACCTACTACCGATCAGGCAGAAGGTAACGGGCCAGAAGGTTGTTAATGCCACTACACCAGCATTCTCCAAGCCGACCTCTGGTGTTGGTCCAACCGAATTCGAGTTCTAGAACAAGGTCTAAAATGAAGATCGAAGCCGCTACCCGCTTGAAGGCCTCAGATGAGCGCCCCATGTTTCTGCCTGAACGATTGGTCATGATCGACTGCGAGATGACCGGTCTTGATCCACGTACCGATGACCTTCTCCAAGTGGCAGCCATCAAGCTGGTCTGGGATCCTGTAGGTCAAGGTTACGCCCCGCTGCCTTTGTGGCCGATCTTCAATCTCTACATCCGGACCGACAAGGAACCGATCTCTGCGTTTGCGTTGGAGCATATGCGCGAGGTCTACGAGAAGTGCAGAGCATCGACCTATACATTGGCTGATGCCCGTCCCCTTCTTGCTCAATGGATGTCTGGTTGGGCTAACGAAGTCTCTCCCACTGGTGATTGCGTATCGACCGACATCCTGTTTCTGTGGGAGAAGGGCGTCATCGACCTATCGCGTTTTGAGGGCGACACTTCTATCCCAGGCACCTTCTTTTACGAGCAATTCGACATCAATCCCGTTAAGGCCTTAGCGAGACATCGAGTTGGATCAAAGTTTGATAAAGCCCTTCCACTCCTTCCAGGTGCACATGATGCTCTAGTGGACTGTGAGAATCAACTCCTGGAGCTCAATGCCTTCATCAAGGTCCTTATCGCATGAGTTGTTCTGATATCTTTTCTTGGGCCTCCTCAGGACAACGACTAACTATGGGTCATATAGGTCAACTGAGGACCGCGCACAACATGCGTCTCCCAGACCACATGATTCTGGAAATGAGGAGACTTCATGAATGCCTAGGCATGTCAACCCAGGAGGTTGAAGACCATTTCCGAATCGTCTACTTCTGGTCCCTGAACAAGAAGGCAGTTCAAGGTATCCTTGACTACGACACACGTCGACATTTAGTCCCAGATAGGGAACGAAAGATACCTTATGCGCAAGACCAAGATCCAGGCCCGCCAAAGGTTGTTCGCAAGAGCAATCCCTCCCGAATCTCAATGTGCTCTAGAGCTGAAAATCGTTTGCTCCTCCCCTGAGATTCGTGATCGTCTGACTTGTGCGATAGAGGCCTTGGAGTGGAACTGCGCCGTTGGATATTCAAGTCTTCATTGACAGTGACGGTGCGGATGCCATTCAAGTCGAAGGTCTTCCTGATGAGCTTCAGGCCAATGCCTGGACGTATTGCCCCTCCATGGCCTATTCAGTAACAACCAGCCCTAATGGCGAGGGCCAAGATATTCAACGACGGACACAAGTGTGGCCCGTAGAGAAAGAGGAAAAGTGATGGATAACAAGTTTAGGTCCCTTGAGGACGTGCGTCGGCTTCTCAAGCAGATGGGCGAAGACATCGGTCTCGAAACCCAGATGGCGGACAAGAATATCCGTCAACTGGCTCGACTTAGTGCCGCATCCGCACTCAAGGCCGCCGAGGAATTTGACTTCTCAGGCACAACGGGCGGCAAGAGGACGAAGAAGACCATCAACGTCGACTTCCCAATCGTCAAGGTTCCGAACGCCGCTGCCCTGGAGAAGAACTACAAGGTCACGGAGAAGCTGAGTGAGCAGTACAAGCGTCTCCTGGACATCGAGAACGACCTGAAGATGACGTTCGGTAAGAACCCGAGCCCGTCCTATAAGGAGACCTTGGGTTCGGTGACCAAGATGAGGTCCAACATTGAAGCCACCCTTAAGCGCCTGTTTGAAGAACTAGCTTCGGTGGCTCAACGCCACGCACCCAAGGAATACCTTAAGTTCGTGGCTTCCCTAGCTGAGGAGCTGAACAGCAAGCAGCACCTTGAGGTTGATGGTGTGGATACCATGACCTACGCTGCTCTGGACAAGACAGGTAACCTCATTTTTGCAGGCTATATCATCCTCAAGAATGCAGTCAATGATCAGGGCAATGTCGCGCCCCATATCTACATCACCATCAAGTGGACGGTTGGTGGGGATGTCGAGGTTTTCGTTGAGAACGAGTTTGTAGCCCCGACTCTCCTTGGTGAAGGTACGGTTGTGGAGAACACCAAGCAGGCTGCGAAGGTCATCGAGCAGCAACTTTCATTAGAGGGCTTCTCGGCTCAGATTGGTAACCTACCGGTGGCGATGCAGCTTCGCGAACCTGTGGGTGGCCTCCGCAGTCAAGCTTTCTCGGCTGCCGAACATATCAAGGACGTGAAGGCTGACAGGGACGAACTGATCTTCGTCCTCGATCCTCAACTCTCTGAAGAAGAGATCGACGAGGTCAAAAACCAACTGTACCTCGAGGTCAAATCGCTGCGTAAGAAGAAGCGCTCCACACAGGTTCGTATGCGTACCGCAGGCAACAAGTTGATCTTTACGTTCTCCAACTTGGATCAAGAAGGCGGTGTGCATCCCTCGGATCTGGAATTTTTGGAGGACAAGTATAAGCTTAGCCCCACCCAACTGCGAAAGCTTGCCAACGTTATCAACGGAGCCTGATATGGGTCAAACCCTACAGCAGTACCTGGCTCAGATGAATAAGGACTGCCGCTTTCTGGGTAAGGGTATGCACAGTTGGGTGTTCGATCACCCACGTGATCCTCGCACGGTAGTCAAGGTCTCTGTAGGTGATCTTCCTTATCAAGAGGCCTTCATCCCCTTCTGCTTTCACAACCAAGGCAATCGTTGGCTTCCTAGAATTCAAGCCTTCGATACCCTTGATCTTGAGGACGCTAAAGCATGCCTGATTCTAATCGAGCGCCTGCAGCCAACCAACTGGTCGATGATCGAGCGGGCGATCCAGGAGATCAACCCCACAATCGACCAAGATCGCTTCTCCATCAAGTGTCGAATGTCTTACCCTGAGTGGGTTAAGACCTCGCAGGAATCACAAGATGAGGACACAAAGGTCCTAGCCAAATTCTGCGCCCGACACTTCGGTCTCTTGGACCTAACAGATAAGAACTTTATGCGGCGAGGACCTCAAGTTGTGTTCTCGGATCCAGTATGTTTGCCTTGAGGTAGATATGGAAAAAGTAAAAGCTGGCCGAGAAACCGGCTACGGTGCAGGTGTGCTGTTCATTTGCCCTGCTACAGGTCGATGCCTGTTCGTCAAGCGTTCCTCTCAAGGTGATCATCCAGGTACGTGGTGCACCAGTGGCGGTGGTGTGGAAAACAATGAGACTATCGAGCAAGCTGTGCGCCGCGAGTGCGTTGAGGAGCTGGGCTACGACGGTGACTACGAGCTTCACCATATGGATCGCCAAGACCATGGTGGCTTCGTTTTCCACAATCACTTCGCTGCCGTTCCCGAGGAATTCACTCCCGTCCTAAACGACGAGCATACGGACTACGTGTGGACTGACAAGTTTCCAGAACCCATGCACCCTGGCCTTGAGCAGGCTATTACCAACTTCGTGAATCGGTCCGAGGCTTAATATGGAACTCCCAGACATCGTCAAGTTCCTGACTGGCTTGGGGTTCAAGGACCTGAAGTTGATCAAGAATGAAGAAGGCAAGCCGACCTTCAGCTTCGCCTCAATGGAAGAGAAGCGCATGCGCGCCTTCGGTGAACCTACGGTCGCAGCAGGTAAGGTATTGGTCTATACATTGCCTGAGATTGGCAAGATCGGTATCTCTCCGGCCAAGAATCTCCTGCGTTTCATCCCCTCCGGCACTCGGACGGTTCGCAAGGCTTTGGATACCCATCTAGGGCATACGCAAATCACTCCCGAGTTGGAACTCATGTGGTCTAAGGCGGTGGTCAGCAGTGGCCGTCGCCTTTCGTTCATGACCTCCCTGTTCGAGTTCTTCAATGTCGAGAAATTTCAAGGTCGCCTTCCCGAGCCTAAGTTCCTAACCTCGGACAAGCCTCCTCAGAATGCCCCTGGTGCAACCAATCCTCGAGGCATCTACTACCCAGGGTCAAGCTTCACCGCTGGTCGACTCTGGATGGCAACCTTCATCTTCAATGCTCGACTCCCCTTCTTCCTCGAAATTTTCCTCCACGAACTTTGTCATGAAGCCGCATGGGTAATCTCCAAGGACAGAGATCGCTCACAGGCTGGTCACGGTAAGACGTGGCAACATTGGATGACGCACGTTGGTCTAGATCCTCGTCGCTTTGATCCTACGGAAGAGGATGAGTATATGACCTCTGACCAGAAGGCAAAGATGCACGAGGAGTTGTCGGACTTGGGAACCATGGCCACTGACTCTGCGATGGCCAAGCTTCAACCTCTTACCTATTTGGAGCACACAGATCCTTGTTGGGCTCTCTACAAGGGGCGGCTCTTGAAAGGCACCCTTACGGTAGTGAAGAACAAACCGAACTTCACCTTCAAGGACAACAAGGGTAACCAGCGAGGCTTCCAGTGGAAGGCCTTCGGCAAGAACACCTTCTTTAGGGAGCGATAATGAATACCTACGTCTTCACTAAAGACGCTTCGGACATCGTCAATCAGGTGGCACTTGGGCTTCAGTCGGGTGAGACTGTGACCTCAATTGTGGTCGCGGCTGCCACACCTGTTACTGCCAACTCTGCCCAGTTCCAGAATCTATCAGGTAATGCTGATCCCCTGCAGTTCAAGATCACCTCAGGCGACACTGGCATTACCTACGGCTTCCCAATCACGGTTACCACAAACCTCAGGGTGTTCACGCTGACCGTTGCGTGTTCAGTTCTGGCTGATACCTACAGCCCGTACCCAGTTACGGATCCTGGGTCGTACCAAGACCTCTTGGGTGAGATTGAGGCTGGCAAATCCGGTTTGGCGACCACAATGTTTTCGTTCCCGCCTTCTCTGGATGTCTCAGGGGGCTACGTGACGTGGGACCTCCTAGACCAAGCAGGTACCATCTACTCGTCAGGTAATGCCTACGATTACTCAATCGTATCCAATGGGATCAGCAATACAGCGATTGCTAAATCGGTGGTCAACGTGCCGGCTGATATTCCAGTCTCAGTGGACACGCCATACCAACTGCGCTACACACTGACTCTCCCGCAGGCAGTGGCAGGCGCCCAGGGCATCTACTACTCGTTCGAATCGATCTTCGTTCGCGGTTTCCCAACCATGCAGGTCGGTGCGGTGGACTCCATCGAGATGGCGGGCGACCCGGCTATGGTACAGCTGGTCACTGAGACGCTGTATGCCAACTATGTGGTGGAGATTTGGCTAGACGGTAGCCTCCTAGCCTCCCTTCAGGTTCCGAATCCTGAACGTATCGCCAATGGCTACTTCGTGGCCGCCACCATCGATACGTCCACTATGCCTGTGACCCTGATCCCGTATCAGATCATTTGGAAATTCTGGAATGACCCCCGGCAACTCTTCCGAGAGAAGGCAGCACTATGGCTAGTGAATGACTCTATCCTTCAAGCAGTTGAGGACGTGAAGTCGAAAGTCAACAAGGCACGCCAGACTCTGTACGGCACTCCTGACTCGCAGTTCCCGTCTACGGAAATCATGAAATGGCTTCGCCGAGGCATGGATACCTTCAACGGTGCTGCTGGTCAGTTCACCTCCTTCACGATGACGAACGCTAAGGGTGTGGTTCGTGAGTATTGGCTTCTGTGTGCTGAGAAGGCCTCCCTGGAAGCACAATACTTGATGGAAGGTGAAAAAGCTTTCAACTTCTCGGGAGCAAACATCACGCTGGATGTGGACAGGACTTCTTACTTGGACAACGCAGCCTCTAAGATTCAGAGCCAGCTGGACAACGAGCTGAAGCCCATAAAGCAGAACCTAATCATAAAGGGCCAGACAAGCGGAACCGGCGCCGGACCTAACGGGGATGGAGACTTTTCTATCCTTGCAAGAGGGGCTATGGGATCAGTCGGGATAACCCTTACCGTGGCAACACTGTATGGAGGGTACGGTCGTTCACGTCCTGTAATCTAAAACGATAAATAGGCACAATGCGCCAACAAATGAGGTTTAGAAATGCGAGTTTTGTTCGTACTCAAGTACCGAGAGTCCGGCCTTCCGGGGGCCTGGAACTACAGCGAGGGATCCGCACCTCTAAGTAGTGGCCTATCGGTTTCTGTTGATCAGGTGGTTACTGCCCTAAGTAAGGCAGGTATCGAGGCCACAGTCGTTCACGTCGCGGACAACAACCAGATTCACCGAGAGGTTGTTGCCTATAAGGCGACGCATGTTGTTGTCGAAGGCTTCTGGGTTGTGCCTCCGAAGTTTGATGAACTGAAGGCTCAACGGGACTGTCAAGGTGTTAAGTGGATCGTGCGGTGCCACTCCAACACTGAGTTCCTAGCTCACGAAGGGATGATCTTCGGATGGGCCCTAGAGTACCTGAAGAAGGGTGTCACGGTCGCCTTCAATTCCCCGAAGGCTGCGAAGACCATGCAGTCTCTGGCGGCTGAGAACGAGGCAATGGTTGGTAACGTTGTATACCTACCGAACTACTATAACTTCGACTACTCCCCGTCGCCGCTGAAAGACTTCTTTTCGCACTTTAGTGGTCGGTCTGTAGCCCTTAAGGTTGCCGGTGACTTGAACATTGGGTGTTTCGGAGCCATCAGGCCGCTGAAGAATCACATGAACCAGGCCATTGCTGCCACGTTAATGGCCAAGCGGTTGGGACTGAAGCTCAAGTTCCATGTCAACTCCTCCCGGGTTGAGAACCAGGCCGACCCTCTCCTTAGGGCTCTTAAGGCCCTTTTCGTACAGCAACCACAGAACGAACTTATCGAAGTCCCTTGGATGGACCACGATCAGTTTCTGGTCTATACGCAGGGTATGGACATGGTGACTCAGGTCTCCATGAGTGAGACCTTCAACATTGTATGTGCTGATGCAGTTGCATCAGGCGTACCTATCATAGGCGCAAACATTCCGTGGCTGGGCGAGAAGTATCAGGCACGGCCTGATGAGGTTCAGAATATCCAGGCCGTCATGTATAGGACTTGGCTACGCTCAGGAAACCAAGTGGTTCAGCAGGAGCAGCGGCGTGGTCTAGCTAACTATGTGAAGGCTTCCCTTGATGAATGGCTGAGGTTCCTTAGATCATGATCTTACCCGTGCCGGTTGCATATAGGTTGGAGTTCCGGCCGGGTGATCCTCTTTACTACAGCCTTGAAGACTTTGCGCTGGAAAAGCACAAGCAAGGTTCAACCATACGAGGTTTGTATCTAAAGCCCCAGCCAGGTTGCCCAACCCAACCTGACGCTTACCGAACTCCAAAAGTCTTTGTGCCTCGGAAATACAGCCGGGGCCTGAACCTTTCGACAATGACACCCCTCTACCTTGGTCCTGTGCTACACGATCCAAGCATGGGTGTCATTACCTATCTCTCCTCTAAAATCTGAACCACCTATGCTAGTTGAGTCACACAGCATTGAAACCACATTGCAACCCTCGGAGAGTGGAGGAGCTCCCGAGCCGAGTCGCTATGATTACCTAGGGATTAGGGTGCATCGTCGCAACCCTTCTTTCCTTTCCGATCTGTCCAAGGCTCTCCTGCATGAAGGGGATTACGTTCGTGAAGGGGAAACCATCCCCCAGGCGCTGGCTAGGCCTGCGGTGAATTTCTGTTTCGGTGACTATGAACTGGCTCAGCGTATCTACAACTACGCCCATAAAGGGTGGTTCATGTACGCTTCCCCAGTGCTGTCCAACGCCACTGCTGGCACTTGGTATGAGGATCCAACCAAGGAAGGCGCTCACTACTGGCATAGGCAGACTTTCATTCCCAAGGCCAAGCCGCAAGGCCAGCCCATTTCCTGCTTCGCCTTTGAGGTCCCGGATTCTCTGGAAGGTCAGGAAGACATCATCAAGGAACTGGCACGACTGTCGACCTCAGGCGGCGGTACTGGTGCGCACAATGCTATTAGGGCGACCTCGAAGAAGGCTCCTGGGCCTATTCCTTTTGAGAAGGTTCTGGACGGGGCTATCGGCTACTTCAAGCAACGAGGTACACGCAAGGGTGCGCTAGCCTACTACATGGACTCCGTGCACCCATCGATCAAGGAGCACATCCGATTCCGTGTCCCTGGTGGTGACTCAAAGCGTCGCTCAGACAACCGCACTCAATTCCATACAGGTGTGAACCTTAAGAAGGATTTGATTGCGAAGATCATTGGTTCCGACCCGAATCCTGACTACGAGCTTCGGTGCCCACACACCAACGAGCTTCACGACACGGTCAACGCCCGTCATCTTTGGGAAGAGATGCTGGACACCCGGGCACTTACAGGTGAACCCTTCTTCACCAAGATTGACCGCATCAATGAGCTGATGCCTGAGACCCAGAAGGCGCTAGGTCTTCGCGTGAACGGCAGCAATCTTTGTCTCGCGGGCGATACCAAGGTCACAGTGCTTGCGCCCAAATCTGATGCACCAGAAGATGTTTCATTGGAAAGCGTGATTGGCAAAACTGGATATAAGGTTCTGTCCTACAACACGGAAACCAAACAATCCGAGTTTAAGGCCATCACTAATAGCGCCCTAATGTCCAAGAAGGCTAAGGTTCTCCGCGTAACTTGCTCAGAGACCGGCAAGCAGCTGGTCTGCACACCTGATCACAAAGTGTGGACTGAGAACCGAGGTTACGTAATGGCTAAGGACCTGAAGGCCGACGATACCTTCAGGATCGTTCCTGAGACGCTGGGTCAAATCCGTGAACCCTTTGCACCAGGACCGTCCTCAATAGAGGAGCTTAGTGAAGAAATTCCCGTTTATGACATCACGGTTGACGGGAACCATAACTTCTACGCTAACGGCGTGCTGGTTCACAACTGCACCGAGATCACCTTACCGACCGACAAATTCCGTACCTTTGTCTGCTGCCTCTCCAGCCTAAACTTGGAGAAGTTTGACGAATGGCGTGACTCTACGATTGTTGAGGACCTAATTCGGTTCCTGGACAACGTCTTGCAGTGGTTCGTTGATACTGCCCCAAGTTCGATGGCTAAGGCAAAGTTCAGCGCCGAGCGTGAGCGGGCGCTAGGCCTAGGCGCCTTCGGTTGGCACTCGTATCTTCAGAAGCACCGTATCCCGTTTGAATCCGGTGGCTTCAATTCCGCCACTCAACACACTCACATCATTTTCGACCTCATCAAGGGGCGAGCAGTTGCCGAATCCTTACGTCTAGGGGCAGAACGAGGTGAAGCTCCGGACATGCGCGGCACTGGTCGCCGTAATTCACGCCTCTTGGCCATCGCGCCTAACGCGAATTCGGCAGACATCGCCAATGTGAGTCCTTCCTGCGAACCTTGGTACCGCAATGTCTTCATGAAGGACTCCCGTGCTGGGGCCTATATGTGCAAGAACCCGTACCTTGAGCGTGACCTTGAGGAACTGGGTTTGAATACCAAAGGGGTCTGGAAGTCGATTCTGGATCACGACGGTTCAGTGCAGCATCTTGAAGTTCCAGATTGGCTCAAGAAGGTTTACAAGACAGCTATGGAGCTGGACCAGCACTGGCTGGTCTACCTAGCCCATGAGCGTGGTCAATACATTTGCCAAGCACAGTCTCTTAACCTCTTCTTCCCGCCTGGTTCCCTTAGGGCCTATGTGAATTCAGTTCACATTCTGTTCCTGAAGTTGGAGAACGTGCTGACCTTGTACTACTACCGCACTGAGCGCGAGGTGAAGGTCGACAACGTGAAGGAAATCCAAAGGCAGGCGCTTGTGGATTGGCAAGGTGAAGAATGCAAGGCTTGCGGGGGTTGATGATGAGTGAAGTTAGCGTCCTGGTGCCCCAGGAGATTTTCGTTCCCAAGTTCATGGCCTTTCAAGAGGTCTGGAAGCAGCATGAGCGTGCCCACTGGAATGTGGACGAAGCGGACATGCGTACCGACGTTGAGCAGTGGTCGAATGGCAAGATCACGGTCGAGAACAAGGCCTTTATCAAGATGATCCTCAGACTGTTCACTCAGTCGGACCACAATGTATGCGCCTCTTACGTGGAGAAGCTGCTTCCCATCTTCCGACAGGCTGATGCGCGCATCATGCTCCTAGGCTTTGCTGCTCGGGAAACCACACACATCATCGGCTACAAGAGGCTGAATGACACTCTTGGCTATGACACAGAGGCCTTTGCCTCAGAGTTCCTGCAGTATGAGGCTCTGGTTGCCAAGCACGAGTTCATGATCGCCGAGGTGCAGCTCGACACCCCGACCAATATCGCTAAGTACCTGACTAAACAGGTCCTGATGGAGGGCGTTAATCTCTTCGGCATGTTCGCCAACCTGTTGTCCTTCGGCAAGGAGGGCAAGCTGCCTGGAATGGTGTCCATTAACCAGTGGTCGATCACGGATGAGAGTCTTCATGTCCATGGTCTGATTCTGCTTCTCAAGCAATTCCTGACCGAGCATCCGGAGGTTGTTAACGACGAGTTCAAGGCCTGGGTCTATCGCCTGTATACGCAGGTTATCGCCATCGAGGACGCCTCGATCGACCTAGCGTATTCCGTGGGCTCCAACACGGCGATGACTGCTGACGAAGGTAAGCAGTACGTTCGCTACGTTGGTGACTACCGCATGCAGCAAATGGGCTTCAAGCCCCAATACGGCATCTCAGAGAACCCCCTGCCTTTCGTTGAGGAAATCACCGGCAACACGCTAAAGAACTTCTTCGAGGTCACGGTCGTGGAATACTCAAAGACCTCGCTGTCAGGCGAATGGATCTATCCGGATCCGAGCCGCGAGATGACCTTCGCCTAAGGAGATGCCAATGACCACCCCGCAGATTGACTGGGAACCTCTTCGCAAGTACGGACCACATGAGGTGGAATGCAAATGCGGTATGGTCTACCGTAGTCTAACCAAGAGCGTGATTCACGAAGGTCGGTTTACTACCGTATCTGAAACTCCATGTCCAGGGTGTAGGAAATACATGAATCACGCTCGACATATTTCCTACGATCCTGAAAGGATGCCTCTTGGAGGTAGCGAATGACTACCCAAACACTAGGCGCCTACTTGAGGGCCGCAATCAAATCTGGTATTAAGTTAACCAAGGAGGCCTTCACAGGCCTTTTTGACTTTGCTGATCACCGTGACATCGACAAACACGCCGTATGCGTGGTGACCTTGTATTGGACCTACAAGCTGACTACTTGGGGAATGCACTTCGCTGAGGTCCATCAAGGTCAGGGCTCCGATGCGGCGGTCTTGATTGCCGCGGTCCTAGCACCTTTCATGGCTCTTCAGGGTGCGGTTATCCGTTTCTATTTTTCGTCTCGCCCTACTGATCCGCCAATATACGGATCGCAAGGGCAGGGCCAAAACAACGCCAACGGCTAGACACAATTTCATATGAAGGCCCGCACCAAGCGCCTATTCAACGGCACGGCAAGGATCCAGCGTGACAACTATTCAAACTCAAGTACGGGAACCAGCTGGTGGTCAATCCGAAAGGAAGTGTTTGACCGTGATGGCGGTCGTTGCCGTGCTATTGTTGGCGGTCGCGTCTGCGGTCGTCCTGGTGCAGATGTGCACCACGTCTTGGCCTTGAGCCGGGGCGGTACTTCAACTAAGGCCAATCTGATCACGGTATGCAAAGACTGCCATGAGGCACGGCATTCGCATATGAGGCACGGTGATCATGAACGTCCGAAGCCGAAGAACCCTTGGGGCCGCAAGCCTGCGCTTAAGCCCTACAAGCCATAGGAAAACGGAAATGAAGATCGAAGCCAAAGCCCGTCTTGAGGCCACCACGCAGGTGGAAGCCCGAGAGCCCATGCATCTGGATCTTAAGAAGGGTGGGTTCCACAAGTGGCTCGGAAAATCTGAGGACGAGCCGATCACGGACGCGGATATCGCGAAGGGCAAGAAGGCGGGCGGTCACGCCGCCAAGATGGCGCAGTTCGCAGAGAACGCGCGGAAGTGGAAGCACAAGTGAGAGTCCAGAACTCGACCATTCGCGGTTACTTGGATGTACTGGCTGCGATGATCGACGGCACACGTCCTATCGGCAAGGACTGCCGTTCGACAGTGGCCCGCTTCCTCCGTAACAATCCAAATACCACAGGCTACATCTGCCTGGTAGGCGATGAGGGCATACCTACACATTGCCTACTGGTTGACCCTCAAGGTCACAAATTAGCAGACGCCTACAACGGTACGGTGTCTAAAGGAATGTACCACTGTGTGATCAACGGTCACCCGGAGGTCCTGGAATTCCTTGCCACCATACCAACTGACAGAATCGTACCTGCCGAGATAAGGAGTTCTATGAAAATCCAAGCTGCTCAACGCCTGATGGCTAACTCGACCGTTGACGAGGGCCCCCTCGATGCACCCAACGGTATGGCGGCCGATGTTGACGACACCACAGAGGGTCTGGAAGATCCGCTGTCGACGGGTGAGCAATTCGAAACCCTAGTCGATGGTGAGCCTGATGGCGAGGATACCCCTGAGGTTCAGGAGCTGACGCACGACGATGGTGGCGTGGAAGAACCTAGTGAACAGGAACTCCTAAGGGATGACCTGGTGCCCAGCACCTACTGATTATCAAGCGTATGAATGCCGCTCCACATCCTCTGGAGTTTCCGAAGGACTTCAATCCGCATGCTGTGGACATATGGTTTGCGGCATGCGCTAACCTTCCGACCGACAGACGGCTAGCATGGTCCACAGCCCTCCACAACTACACCGAGGGATGTGAACGTGCTGGCCTTTTGCCGCTACTAAAGGATGTGGACATCAATCTCGCGATTAGGAACTACCTCTATAAGAAGAGGCATACCTTCGTAAGGTTCCTGAACGTTACGAAGCTCATGCAGGGTCGGAAGATTCTGAGAGCCATAACGCGGGAAGTTCACGTTGAGCCTTATGGGTTCTCGATCACGATTGAGGCCCGTATCCGCGAAGATGACCCAACTTGGTACCGAAAGCTTTGGCGGCTCCCCCTTGGCTATCGCTTCCAAATCCAAAAGGAGCTAGGTCGTACGGTACTACATCTTGACCCAGGTCTAACTGTCTACGTTCGGAACCCAATGATTTCCATACCACACAGGTGGATCATTGGCTACACAATTCGGTGCCCTCTGTTTCCGAACTATGATGGTCCCCTATCTGAGGATGAGTTTATCCTGCACCAGTTGTGGGAACCGTTGATGAACTCCTACCGACCTTTCAAGACCCAGCCGCTGAGGTGGCTATGAACTGCATCTGGAAATACGGAGGTCGGGAAGGCAAGGCTCTAAACGTTGGTTCGTTTGCTGCCGCAGAACAGAAGGCCAAACTCTCCTTCCTAGCTCAAGATTTAATAAGGCACACGGACCCCCGCTTTAAAGATTGCATGCGTCGCTTAAGCGGCAAAGACATGGGCGTTGACCTTGATGATCTCGATGGCCAACGCTATACCGAACTAAAACGACTTGAAGCCCAGGATCTTCTCGATGCGGAAGAAAAGGGTGAACTCAAGTGCTACGAACTCTTCTTTTTGGATAGGACAGAAAAACATGGACATGCTCGTACCTTCCCCGGTTAAGCAGGCACTGCTGGCTTTCGAGGTCAAGCGCCCGACCACGAACCTCATCCCGGACCCTAAGTATCAACTCCCTAAGCCGGAGCTTAAGGCTGGTTTCCTGGGCGTCTTTGGTTGGGAGTACTCCGGTGATCCTATCAAGACCTTGCTCAAGCTCGCCATCTCGCCTCTAACCGACACGTCTATCGTTTCTGTCGGTAAGCTCCCTCGTGCTAAAACTCCTGAGGAGAGGGTGGCTCGTAAGGCAGCTATGGCTGACCTTAAGACCTGGTACAACCGTAGGTACGAACAACACCTTGAGCAGTTCGTGTCCTTGAAGAAGGTCAACGGCACGGACGCCCATTTCCAGCTCTCACTTCCGGTTCTCCAGCTCCGAGATTCGTCAGGCATTGACCGTGTTCTATCCCTGTTCTCTGGTACGAGCGTCACGCTAACCGACGACGCTCGTCAGGAATATGAGGCGCTGGTTGCCCGAGGTGACGGGGATGAACTCTACCCGGCTAAGAACTACCTAGGTCGCACTGGTCTTCCAGAAGCCACAAAGGCCCTGTTTAGTCAGTGCCTAACAGGTATCCGTTATGCTTGGAATACCAAGTCTGGTATGACGGTGTTCCTCGAATTCAAGATCATGGCCAAGGAAGCGGTGCACATGCTGTCCACCGATTGGCTGGAGATCCGAGCCGTTGACCTTTATCCGCTGTTCTCAGCTTGGGTTGACGCGAACTTTGTCTCCCGTGACTACGGCAAGACGGCAATGAGCTTGTCCAAGATTGCGGCCACCTTGCCTCCGCATGATCCGGATGACACTCGCGTTGACCAATATGGGTTGACCATCAACTCCGTTGGGGAGCCTATTTGGCTGCCTAAGGACTGCAACCAAACAGCCAAGTACGAGTCCCAGCTCACGGCCGCAGGTAACAAGGAAGGCGGTGTCTTCGCTCTCCGCACGCCAGCAACTCCTGAAGAACCTATTCTGCCTCGCAACATTCCGATCCTCGTTGACTGGGTGAATCTCAAGTTCACCTACTCCTCGTCGGTTGGTAAGCCTGTGGTCGTGGGTCTGGAGCACATGCGCAAGTGCAGTGCTTCGGCGGCCATGAATCTGCTGAGACGTGACCTGCCTGAGGGCTGGGTTAACAACATGGCAGTCTACGCGGCGCTGTCTAAGGTCCCTCTCCAAGCTTCTGATTACGGTGTTATGGGATCAGGTCAAGACATTGGCCAATACTTCGATTCCATAATTCAGACCGAAGTGGCTCATAACGAAGCCTTTGTTGCCCGATACCTTGATATCGCTGAAGGCGGCACTGAGCCTGAGCTGTGGGCTCCTATCATGCGCTTCCTGAAAGCCCTGTACCAAGGCGCGTTGGCTAATCAGGAAGTTCTGTTCGAGCGCTACGCGGTCAAGACCGTTACCGAATCTATGGGTATGCTCGGCGTGGTTGTCGAGTATGGCTCACGTGTATCTGAGGTTCGTGCCGAAGCTAATGAGAAGAATAAGTCGGCAATTAACCAAGGGCTGGACCCAAACTGGGCTCCGCCCGCCGCACCGCTTATAACCTCGAAGTTCCAGTCTCCTGAGGGCGGTATGCTCCCCCATCAGGCTAAGGTTCGGAATCTCCTGCGTGAAAGCCCTGACAACGCGGTTCTGTCGGTCGATGCCGGTGGCGGCAAGTCTATGCTTGCCATCACGGACGTGCTGTACGAGATTAAAGCCCATCGCAGCGCCCCGTACCTGATCATGTGCCCATCGCACTTGGTTGCCAACTACGTGTCGGAACTTGTTGAGTTCACTGATGGTCTGGTGAACGTTATCCCTGTAACGTCCTACTGCGTGCGGGTCACCGGTCTGGCTCGATATATGGACATGCTGGCCACGGCGCCCATCAACACTGTCCTGGTTGTTGACTACGATGTCCTGAAATTCCGAGCCAAGGCTACGGTCTATGGTACGGCAACAACCTACGTGTACCCTGTCATCGAGGCTCTTCGTAAGTTCAAGCCCGGGTATGCCTTCATGGACGAAAGCCACTACCTTAGGAATGCCAAGTCCTCACGTGCTCTCAGTGTTCTGTCCCTTATTGCCGACATCCCCAAGAAGCGCATTGCCTCAGGTACACTGAATCCTGACTCACCGTCGGACCTTCCGGGCCAAGTTGGTCTACTGGATCCCACCATTCTGGGTTCCCGTTCGGACTTCAACAACACCTACGGTGAGGACGTCCGGGGTGACCGTGTTATGAAGTGGCGTCAGAAGGGTCGCAATAACGTTGGCGATATCATGCGCCAGATCAAGGGCTCCGTCGTCTGGACTTCAGCCAAACGTAAGGAGTGGGCGTGCGCTTTGCCTCCACGTAAGGATCTGTTTGTCTCCGTCGAACTCACAGAAGCCCAACGCGAGTGCTATAACGCCATCTTTGACGACATGGTCATGATGATTCGTAAGGATGCGGAGCGTAGCGGTGCGGCCAAGAAGCTGCTGGAAAAGCTGGAGGGCAAGAAGGCCACGGAGAAGGACGAAGAGGATTTTGGTGATCTTGGCCAAACTGAGGGCGAAGAGGAAGGTGAGGGCGATATTCTGGACGAAGAGGGCGACGTGGGCATGAGCCTGCAGCCGTACCTTGCGGATATCGAGCGCTTCGTTACCGATCCTGCCAGTCACCCCTACGCTCGTGATGGATTTGTTGATGCTAACGGTCGCCGCCATCCACCCCTCACCGGAGAAGACCTGAAGGCTCCGAAGGCTGTAGAGTTGGCCAACCGACTCAAGAGCTTCCTAGACACCCACAAGTCCAAGGCTCTGGTGTTCGTTAACTACAATGCATCCGCTGAATCGCTGTTCAAGGCCATGCCACCTGAGCTTCAGGAGTGCGGCCTTCTGTACTCAGCTTCAGAAAAGACAGAGCACGTCAACCGCTTCAAGACCGATCCCAAGATCCGGTGGATGATTGGTATTCGCAAATCCCTTGAAGTGGGGCTTAACCTTCAAGTTGCGGGTTTGCTATGCCGTCTCGAAGGCACGTGGACTCCAGGCGAACAGGAGCAAGGTGACTCACGTATTGAACGTCCGTACTTCGGCCCTGGCGGTGACAAGCGGGACGAACTGCTCTTCATTACCTTGGTCGCCAACCAGACCATTGACATCACTAAGGCTGCACGACTGAGAGCCAAGATCGTTGCCCTAGCCAAGTTTGAAAACTCTGGCAATCCTGCCTATGACGCCATCGAGGATATCCCAATTATCCCCATGACGTTGAACACAATCCAGACCCAAAACGACTTCCAGTCCAACCTGCTTCAGTACGCGCAGTCGATGGCGCAATTGAACCAGGTGACTAAGGATGAGAACGCGGAGTATAAGGCCAAGATCACGGCCGAGGGTGGCTTCCACTTCACGCAGGTTCCGAAAGCAGCTAACCCTGCATCGGCGGCCATTCTGGCTCGTGTTCCTTACGCCCAAGGTACGGAGCTCTACAAGGCATCCGAACTTGGTCTGGTCCGCGTCGATAACTTCCTTGGCACTGAAGTTGTCGAGGGTGCAGAAGATGAGGTGATGGAGGAAGAGGAAGAAGGCACAGAGTCTGAAGCTGTCAAGGAGGCGAAAGCCAAGATCATGGGTCTCCGATGTCATACTGAATTCGGGGATGGCGTGATCGTCAGTGCAGCTCAGAAGAACGGCGAGATCCGAAGCCTTCGTGTCAAGCTTGACGACGGCACAACGGTACGCGCCCTTCGGGTTACCAACGTATTCATCATCACCCGTACGGAAACCAATTCGACGGACATGAGGAACAAGTTGGCTCAGGCTGCAGGTTTGACGGTGACTGCCCCGATCACGGCACCAAGCCCTATGGCCAAGAAAACCACGATCACCCAAAAGGAACTGCGTGAACAGGAGCGTCAGGCAGAAGAGGAAAAGCGGAACGCCCTGCGTCAATCGCAGAAGCTGGGCAAGAAGTTGTCCATTGGTCTTGAGCTGTCCATGCTTAATGGTTACATGCGGCTCTCCTATGTGGTTGGTAAGGACACTCGTGCCGTGAAGGCCTTGGAAGCCCTAGGCTTCTCTATGGACCCTGCCTACTACTACACGAGGATCAAGAACTACCGTGTCTTGATCAAGCAGGCTCAAGCATGGGCTCAAGGAGGTTTTGAAACCTCATCGCAGGTCGACAACGATACGTTCCAGATCCTGGTCGATGAGTTGTCGAAGTCGAATATCAGTGGTCACCGTCACTACGACCGCATGATGTCCAAGGCTGGCTTCAAGAACTACCTGCGTACGGCTTGGAAGGCTACAGCGGACAAGAAGATGCTGAATATGTTCGCCATCGTTACCGACGGCGGTGATACGGATGCAGCCGCTGTTCGTGAGGCTGAACGCAATGGTGTGGCCCCGAACTATGGTGTTGCGTATCTGTGCCTACCCGCCGCTGCTGGTCAACCGGCTTCAAAGTTGGCTATCTCAACCAAGTACAAGGTGCCCGGTGTGCGGTGGATGCACAGTGATTCAACCCTGTCTGTGTTCGTTAACAACATTCAAGGTGCTCACAAGGTCATCAACTCGTTGCTGGAGGCCGGCATTCAGATCACCAACAAGGACGAACTGAATAAGGCAGCCCGTTCGGTGAAGAAGGTCTCGTCCAAGGACGATGAGACCATTGACGTTCACGCTTAATTTCATCACGTAACGACCTAACAAGGAAACTGATAATGAGTATTTCTGCACTGAAGAACGCCATGCGCGCAGCCGGCCACGTCATCTCCGAAGGTGACGAACTTCTCATCACCGACCTCCAAAAGGCTAGGGACTTTATGTTCCACATCGGCTGCAACATCGGCGAGGAGTTCCATCGCTTTGGTGAGTGGCTAAAGTCCCAAGGCAAGGAAGTTGAGACCGCCACGGATCAGGTGGCCAAGGATGCGGAGACTAAGGCTGCTCAAGAAGCCGCAGACGCTGAAGCCAAGGCTAAAGCTGCTGCTGAAGAGGAAGCTGCAAAGGCAGAGGCTGAAGCTAAGGCTACCGCCGAACAAGAGGCCGCCCAGCTGGCTGCCGAGGCCGCAGCCAAGGTTGAAGCCGATGCCAAGGCTGCTCAAGAAGCTGCTGATGCCAAGGCCGCCGCTGACGCTGCCCAAAAGACTGAAGCCCAGTAAGGAGTAGGGAATGAAGATCATCGGAAACCACGGCCCAGGCACTTCCCCGACTCGGACGGGTTCCGGGATCGACACACAGAAGGTGCCCTTCGGGTGGGTGCAGATTACCTTGGAGGCCAATGAGGAGGCGTTCCTACCAACTGTTGACCTCTTCGGGCACGAGCACGTCATGTTCCAGGGCATCTTCTGTCAGGCTCTTAGTGGTTCGTTCACTGTCGATGCCACACTGGCTCCCGCTGACCTGGCCATCAATCCCGAGCAGGCCGCCGGTGCAAGTTGGGTCTCTGATATCGCAGGCCTCGTTCCGGGGACGATCACGAAGATGAAGAACCCGGCAACGGCCCTCCGAATCACCAATGGTGGTACGAAGGGTATCCTCGTTATCGCAGGAGTTTGATATGCTGTTCCCCAAGGCCTATTCAGAGGCCGGCAACCGTCCTAAGCGATCTATCGTCGGGACAATGATTGCCGACGATCCTGCAGTTGAGATTGAAAAGAGCCCTGAGACCACGAATGCACTGGACCTGTCGTGGCTCCCTTTTGCAGCCAAAACCTACTGCATCAGTCCTCGCATTGAGGACTA